AAGGCTTTTGATTTGATTAATAAAGCCGGTGTTTTTAAAAAGGAAAAGATATTGGGGTTTGGTGATGATTGGTTATGTCTAGCTAGTGTGGATAGGATGGTTGAGCTTGGCGAATTACGTGAATTATACGATGATTGTGTACAACATGACCGTGTTTTTACTAGAAGGTGATTTAAATAAATGAATCAGAAAACAAAATACAAAATTGGTAATTGATTATCGGACTTGTTAATTTTGAATAAATTATATTTATTTGGGATTTTGGAGTTGGTTGAACGTATAATAAGATAGCAGCGTACCGCTGCTCTCGGGAGCTTCGCACATGGGACATGTTATTACTGTTGTATTAATATCTATAGTATTTCTTTGGATATCAGTTATGGCATGGGCTATTTATAGGACACATAATCCGAAGGAGTAATTTGGAATGACTCAAACAACAAAATGCATAAGATGTGGCAAAGAGGCTAAGTTTTGGACCGGACATGTACGGAAACGTAATGGCGATGTAGTATTGGCGGGATGGTGTTCAGAACGATGTAAGAAATCGTGGATAGGATTATGTGGACCTTTTAAGAAAAAATATGGTGAAGAATCGGCATAAAGGGATTTTGAAATGCCAACTAGTAAATTTGATTTACATGTTAATCATTGGATTTTAAATTGCTTCAGACAGATAGTTAGTAAAAAGCAATATCAAGAAATTTTGGACCGACATGGTTCGTGGGTATTTCGTAACGGAAGGCGCGCCAACATTAAGGGGAAACGGATAGGGCCTGGACGATATGAGATATGGTTGGAGGATAATTAATATGATGAATTTTGAAACTTGTCCATATTGTTGTCATCGCCGTAAATTGTTGGTAGACCAATTTAAGCCAATGATATTATCGGGTGATAATGAATGGATGCAATGTGGCACATGTCTTAACACTTTTAAATTACCGGATTGCGATGAAATTAGGGAAATAGCCAGACAACAAAGGAAAAACAGATATGATCAGAGAAGTGGTAATACAAAGAGATAAACAAAGTGGATTATGCGGGGTTAATATTACTACAGAAAAATTTGAGGAAGTTTTAATTTATTTTGCCGATTCTAACGATGCTCAAGTTCTATCAGATTTATTACAAAGAGCTACTAATATGGTTGTATATGGAGTAAACTAATGGGTGAATGTGGATGTATATCTTGTGGTATGACATACAAGCTACCAGCACCAAATGGTTGGTATGTTTTCCAAATGAATCCTGGATGTGATTATTGTTGTGTTGGATCAACTATCCACATTAGTATGCCGGAAACTTCCAATTTATATTTCGGCGAAATCATCGATGACATACCATTGATGCCAACCATAGGGCAGAACAAAGAAGTTATCTCTGTGATTAAATGTGGTATTCCTAAAGATCAGGCCGAACAAGCTGCTATTAAAGTAATGGTTGGTTCTGGAACAGAAGATAATAAAATAGATGAATATTTAGCTGAGATTTTAGGTGCAGATTTTTGGGATGAAGCAATGCAACAATCGCCAAGTGTTGTTGTCGCAACAAATATGGAGAATAAAGATGGATCAAGATAGGTTTGATGCAAAAGTTGCTGCTATGGTTGATGGGTTTTTCGATTTATTTAATGATCTAATGAGCCCAGGTGCTTTGTCTAGTGTAGAAAAAGAATTAGTTGCTCTTGGTATTGCGACTACGAAAAATTGTGATCCCTGCATAAATTTGCATATTGATAAATGTCTTGAACTGGGCGCAACTCCAGAAGAAATAATGGAAGCTGCTGGTGTTGGAATAGTTATGGCTGGTGGTCCAGCTTGTATAAATGTTAAAAAAATAGCCAACATACTAAAGAGAAAAATTAAATCATGATGGAGAAAATATATGTTGCGAATAAGTGATATACCGGTTATTTCTTTAGACCTTGAAACAGGTGGCCTTGTACCTGGTAAACATACTCCTCTTTCAATTGGTGCTGTCATGGTTCCAGGAAGTGGACCATTGGATAAGGTCGACGGGTATAAGATTACGAAAGAAAATTCTTTTTACGTTCAGCTTGAATGGGATACTGTAGTTATTGATCCATCAGCTATGAGAATTAATCGTTTGAATATTGTTGATCCTCCAGGCCCAGAAATGTATGGACAAGAAGTTGCTAGTCGTAGTTTGCCAGCGAAAGAAGGTGTACTGGAGTTTTTTAATTGGTTAGCATCAGCACAGACAACAAGTAGATATGTTCACGCACTTGGTATGAATGTGGGCTCATTTGATCTTCCGATGCTTAGGTCTATCTGGAATGGGCCATGGCCCTTTCATTATCGATCAATCGATTTAAATAGTTTATTTTTTGCATTATCCCAAATACAAAATAAACCGTTTGATGCCATTAAACAAGAGATTACGCAGATAGCTTGGGATAATAATGAATTTTCTCAGGAAATGGAACACTATGCGTTGGCCGATGCGTGGTTTAATGTTTATGCTTGGAAAGAGTGTTTGCGTAGGTTCGGAGATGGTTACGAAGAATTATTATAATCGACGTTTCGGATTTAGTTCGCTGCAGTCTGAGAGCAACGTATCGGATGTTGGTATGCTAGCGTCGATTTTTATTTCAATAGAACGAAAATAATGGTTGTTGATTATCTTATTTTTATCGCTATGGCAATCAAGGCTTTGAGGGAATGGTAAAGTGATGGAAGTAGATGGTTACATTCCAAGAACACTTACAACTGTTATTGTCTATAATAATGATGGTATCGAGAGAGGAGAAAGAATTTTTTCATCACTTCGACACGCCAGAGAATATGCACAACAAATTGTTAATCAGTTTGGCGACCAAGATAATTGGATATTTAATAGACCGGTTGAAAATAATTCGTTTTGGATAAATGAAAAACTAAATATTGAAATTTCTATAAAATCGCATAGAGTTTTATGGCCAGAGGTATGAATTGTAATGAATTATGATACTTGGTACAAAATCTGGTGTGATGACTGTCAGACGGTGAATTGGGTTTGTGATGGTGATATATCCGATATGACTCAGCTAGACATAGATGGGTTTGTTTGTCGTAAATGTAGGAAGCTACATATTTTCGATTTGGAATGGGCACCGTCTCTGGATGCAGAAAATTATGAAATTGGATTGGAGCAATCGCGATGAGACGATTTTTGTTTAAACACTTCCGGGAGAATGACAAGGGTTTTGCTTGCTGTTTGCGTATTGGGTCGTGGACATATGCTATATATTTTGGATATGGGCTTCCAGTGTGGTGGATTCCCAAGTTGATTGGTCGCGGCAATGCCCGGTGGGGATTTGGATTCGGATGGCTTCTTTTTTGTATCCGGTTTCAGATTTGTACATGGAGATAAATTATGAGTATACCAGTTAAATTACATCATCCATTACAAGAATTATTGGCGCAATTATTATTTGGTATAGAATCTGTTCCACAACAGGAACAAAAACGAATGGTAAATTTTGCTTGCAAAAAAGCTGTTGAATGGCACGATAAAGAAATGAATAAAATATCTGATTTGGCCGCTAGGCGTATTGCACATTTTGTTTGGAATTATTCCATGTCAGAATCAGATGAAACTATCAACGGTATGAATTGTGATGAATATGCAGAAAGTATGCAACGTATAATTGATGGAATTGGTCCATCATGGGTTTTGGAAGATATTTCTGAATAGTCGGAGAAAGTGAGGATTATGATGAAGATTGGTGATAAGGTGCGAATTGTTAAGTGTGATGCTTGTTCAAAGATAGTTGGTAAGATGGTTAGTGTCACTGAGGTTACAACTATTGATGGGTGTAAGGGCGTTAAAGTTAATTTTGGGCGAGGTAGACCGCAATTGGGTCGTCCGGATGTGTTTGGTATGGATGAGGTTTCTTCGATGGAGGATGAACCTAATGAAGATAGTTGCTCTTGAAGCAGAAAATGTTAAGTATCTTAAAGTAGTTCGGATAGAACCAGATGGTTCACTTGTGGTTGTCGGCGGAAATAATGCTCAGGGTAAAACATGTGTACTTGATTCTATCGAATATGCCCTAAATGGTGCAGGAGGTATTCCGTCACAACCCATTAGAGCTGGACAGAAAAAGGCACGTATCGTTCTTGATATGGGTGACATTGTGGTTACTCGTACATTTACATCCAAGGGAACGAATCTTACTGTTAAGAATAAAGATGGTTCAACGTTTGCTTCTCCGCAAGATATGCTCAATAAGTTGAAGGGAAAGTTGACTTTTGATCCATTAGAATTTTCAAGGATGGATGCTAAAAAGCAATCTGAAGTTCTTAAACAGTTGGTTGGATTGAATTTCGATAAAGTGAACGCTCAGTATAAAAAATTATTTGACGAAAGAACTATCATCAATCGTAAGGGTAAAGAGACCAAGGCCATATTAGATTCTATGACTAGGCATGAAAATGTACCAGGTAATGAGGTGTCTATTCAACAACTAGGAACTGATTATAATAAGGCAATAGAACACAATCAACAAATTAAACAGGATGCCAACACATTGTCACAGGAAATGGCAGAACTTAAACAGTTGGAAAAACGTGTTGCCGAATTGAAGAAGAGCATCAAACAAAAACAAAAGGCTCTTAATGGAATTGAGAAAATAGATATAGAAGTTATTAGGAAGAAGATTGCTGAAGTAGAAGATACTAATCTGAAGGTTAGAGAAAATAAAGCATATGACTCCACAAATAAAAGTATCATTGAGCTACGGAAACAATCAAAATTTCTTAGTGATCAGATGGTCAAGATAGAAAATGACAAAGCTAAAATTTTGGCTAAGGCTAAATTCCCAATTGATGGTTTAGCTATTGATGACGATGGGGTTACTTTCGAAGGTGTTCCGCTTACACAGTGCTCTATGGCCCAAAAAATTAGGATATCTGTGGCGATAGGTTTGGCTATGAATCCAAAGTTACGAATTTTACTCATAAGAGAAGGATCATTATTGGATGAGAATAATTTGGCCATGGTAGCTAAGATGGCCGACGATGCTGATGCTCAAGTTTGGCTTGAAAGAGTTGGCAAGGGTGACGAATGTCAGGTTATAATAGAAGACGGTGAAATTGTTGCGTAGAATGTTATGTGAATAGTAATAAAATTATTATATATACGTGTTGTCATGAGGTATTTCTATGAAACCTAATTGGTTGATTCAAACGAACATGGAAGGCGTAGATACGGGTTCATTAATAGCCGAAGTTACATCACAAGGGATGTTTGTTTTACCAATAGAACATCGTTTAGGAAAACATATTGATTTTGATTGTTATAGTAGACATGATTGTACTATTTGCTATGGCGACATTGATTTTGTGCGACAGGTCTATCATAGATCGCCATTTATTCCAGGGGCATGGTGTAATTTTGATAACATGAAATGTAGCACTTATTATGCGCATTTTGGTGGGCACTTACTTAATAATCAATATGTTATTATGCCTTTGGGCGACCTACAAAGACGATTGGATGAATTTATTTATTATCACACCCCTCTGTCTCCGTCGCCAAAAGCAGTATTTATTAGACCAGATAGTGGTGCCAAACCTTTTACTGGATATGTTGTTAAACCAGATGAAGAGTACAAAATCCAACAACTAATTGAAGATGTTGGCCCAGAAACTTTGGTAATTGTTGCTCCAGAGAAGCCAATAACAGCAGAGTGGCGTTTTGTCATCTGTGACAGAAAGGTTGTAACCGGATGTCAATATTTACCAACTGAATCTAAATGGATTGACCCAGAATCTTTTCGTCTGGCCTATAAAATATCCCAGAATTCTTGGCAACCAGACACATGCTATACGGTAGATATGGCAGAATCGGATGGCAGGATGCATTTATTAGAAATTAATAGTTTTAGCTGTGCTGGTTTTTATGATTGTGACATAGCCAAAATAGTTGAGCACGCAAGTAGAGCAGCGATAGCAGAATGGAATGAATATCATGTCTCGTAAAATACAGACGCTTGATTTGGAATTTGACGAATGGGTTAACGAACTATTTCGCGATGGGAAGATTGATACTACAGATTTTTTACGTATGTTAAATCAGGGTCGTTTTGTGTGGGATGCATGTCGCCGTAGATGTGCTGATTTATGTAAACAGCATGGTCTTATAGGTATATCATTGGCTATAGTAAAAAATGAAGATGGTGAGATAATTAATGGATAACGAGGAGTGGAGAGATATTTTTGGATGGGAAGGTTTTTATCAAATATCCAATTTTGGCCGCTTGAAAAGCTTAAAAAGACCATTTGTTCCTAAAGACCGTGTTCTGAAGGCATGTGTTGATGTGTATGGATATTCATTTGCTTGTTTATTCAAGAACCAAAAAAGATTAGCTTGTCCAAAAATACATAGATTAGTCTTGGAGGCTTTTGTAGGTCAAAAGCCAGAAGGAACCGAATGCCGCCATATAGATGGAAATAAATCTAACAATAGGCTTGAGAATCTTGAATGGGCTACTCATGCAATTAATGAATTAGATAAATATAAACATGGTACAATTATGTATGGGTCAAAAAATGGATATGCTAAATTGATTGAAAAAGATGTTCGCAAAATTAGAAAATTGTGGAGTACTGGTAAATATACTCAGTGTGAATTGGCCGATAAGTTTGGTGTTCGTCAATTTTGTATCTGGTCTATAATACACAGGAAATCGTGGAAACATGTAGATGGGTGATACATATGCAAGAAGTTGAATATAAATATGATTTGTATCTTAGTGGAAAAATGCGTGGATGTCCACAGTTGAATTATCCTATTTTCAATGCTATTGCTAGACGTTTAAGACAATTAGGTTATTCAGTTTTTAATCCAGCAGAATACGAAGGTGGGTTGACAAGCGGTGTTGACCGGAATGCTTTTGCCATATTTATAGCCAGAGATTTGCATACGATTATTAATGAATGTCGTGGTATTATATTTATCCCGGAATGGGAAGATTCTTTGGGTGCTAATGTTGAGGCGTTTGTGGCATTTGTTTGTAATAAAGGGGCTATGATAATTAATAATTTGAGTTTAACAGCGTCAGAAAATACGGAACTAGAAGCCAATTTCGATATTGTGTCTATTAATCTTGCTAATTATCGACTACCATACGGCGAAGGGAAGATTCGTCGATTTGATCCACATAAATGTGATCTTCATTCTTTTGAACAAGAATAATCAGTGGCTAAATTTTCCCATTTATCAATTGAATTATCAGCCCTGTGATGACAATCTTTACAAAGATATAATAATAAAAATGGTCTAGAATGATCTGGATGGTGAGCTTCAATGTGGTTTTCAGACCCACATATTTCGCACTCAGTTAATGGAATTAGTTTCCCAGTTTTTATAGCCTGACGCACAAGATAGCGGGCATAAACCTTTTCTGGATATTTTTCTTTATCTCGGCGAGTTTGAGCTGCGTTGATCGTTGTTGGTTCACATCTTCTAGATTCATTAGTTATTGCCGATGCGCACTTCCTGGAACAAGCATGTTGTTTTCCAAGTTTTTCTGTCTGGTGTATGCGTTTTATTTCCTTTTCAAATTTTTTGCCACACCACGCACATTGTATTATTTTGCTATTTTTCAATTTATTTCTGTTTTCATTTCGTCTACACAGTCCGTCGCAAAACCCCATATATCGAAAGCACGATTTTTGATTATATCGAGGCCGAAATTGCGATATATTTTTTGGTGTATTTCTTCATCGTATGTCATTACTATCATAGAAATGAATAGTGTATCCTGGAAATAGGTACTTTTGAGTATCCAATTTTTGGGAGAATGAGCCCAAAGTAAATTCTCAAATAATTGTATTAATTCTGGTTTGAACGATTTAGTCATTTTCATCACGTTTATCCGTTCAAATTATAAACTCTCACAATTATTATACACAAAAATATTGATATAATTATCTATCGTCACCTTCCCCATTTAGAGTCCCCCTCTGTTTGCGTCCAGCAAGTTTTTCTATATTGGCGATATAAATATCTTTTAATGTAAAACCACATCTACAAGCAATTTCTTCGATACAAACAATTATATGGGATAAATGCAATGGCAGACCAATAAATCTACTACTTTCATTTATACGACTATCATAATTATAATACCATGTCTCTAGTAACTCGGCGACAGCGGTGGCATGTTTGTTCATATGAAAGACAAGTTGTGGAAGCATGAGTTTACGAATCGTGTGTGTTATGTGGGCTCCCCTCATTTTATGCATCATATCCAAATCTAAATTTGTATCACAGCAGATATTTGCTAAATACCAACAACAATCTCCTAGTTCATTGGCGATAGAGATTATTCGATTTTGAGACATATTTCCGCTGTCATCACGAATTAGTTTTTTTATTTTTTCGGCAACTTCGCCGCATTCTCCTATGAGACCAAGAGCTGGATATATCATTTGAGTGTTTTCTATATTTAGATAAATTGCTGTACTGCGTGCCTTTTTTTGGTATTTAGTCAAATTCATTATTCAGCTTCGCCTTCTTTTTCTTCATCTACTTCATGTTTTCCCAATTTCATTTTGGGTTGCCATTTGGCATTTTGTGTATCGGTGGCATAATAGCGATATGGATCATCAATAGTTTCTAAAACCCAATCAGCTAATCCATGATTGACAGCTTCTTCTGATGTAAAAATAGTATCATGTGAACATAATTCTTCTATTCTCTGAAGTGTTATGCGCGGCTTAGCTGATTTCATTCTGCTAAGATAAATTTCATACATTCGTTTGCGAGTTTTGGTGGTTTCTTTTGCCCATGCTTCAACGGCTTTGCAGGTACCACTGAGACCTTCAAATCCATCATGTATCATAAAGGTACAATGTGGAGCAACAATACGAGAATCGCATCCTTGAATGATAATTGATCCCATACTCATTGCATGGCCCCAACATATACCATAGATATGTGATCTAGACGCCCTTATAGCATCATACATTGCCATTCCGTGGTACCAGTCTCCACCAAGATTATTCATATGTACAATTATTGGATGAGAAGATATTAAATTTAAATGGATTATTGCTTTGATAAAAAATTCAGACATTTGACAATCTGTGCCAGACTCACCCATTCCACTTGCAGTTTCCGCATCATGTGACCCCACATATATGATTCTTTTTGGTGATAAATATGAATAATCGAACCATCTGTCTATATCCTCTTTTATATAATTTGCCATTATTTATGCGCCATTTGTTATATATTAGTTTTTTTTAAGATAAATTGTCTGATCTTTTTAATAATTATTCTGTAATGTTCATAATAGAGTTCGATAAAGTCTCCACGAATCCATGGATATCCGTCCATTATTTCTGGCTGACTACGAATGAGATTGGTTAAATGTGGTAATTCTTTACATAATTTATTTTGAATTTCTTTTTGATCATTATATATGTCAAAATCAAAAATTACTGGTTGCCCAGTGGTTCTTTTTATTCGACCAAGAAGACCATCTTTACTTTTGGTAGCTTTTACTCTGGATTTTTGTTCTCCAATGTTGATCAAATCTTTCCATTGTTCAAGTAATTCGAAAATTTTAGTTTTATTCATTAGAATTTTCCATTCCTGTTTTATATATTGCTGGAATTATCCACGACGGATGGTTTATTGTTGTTTCGATTTTACAATTACATTGTTCCAACATAGCGTTGGCACTAGCCATCATAGCGATTGCTATTATAATTTTATTTTCTGGAACAGATGCCAATTTATCGTTTAACATAGCGGCAATACCAACGGTATTAACTAGTTCAAGCATAACTTCTGGAGATAATTCCAGAATCATTTTAAATGTATTTGGTTCAACCGACAGTGGTATTGTTGTCATTTTTTTATCGCGATCTTTTTTAGTCATAAATTAAGATTTTCACTGAGTTTTTGGATACACGTAGTACTAATATCTATGCCTATAAAATTTCGGTTAGTGGCTATGGCGGCAAAAGCAGATGTCCCACTTCCGAAACATATATCTAAAACCGTTCCATTTTCAGGGCAGTGTCCGAGGATAATACGTTCTATTAATTTTTGATTGATTTGATTTGGGAACCATTTTCTTTTTTCTTTAAAGTTTCCACAGATACGAGGGAATTCCCAAACGTTTTGCGGAATTTTACCATCACTTGCTGCCCTAGAATCGTTGTATTTGATCTGTCTGTCTGATGCAATCTTAATATTTTCTGGTATTATAAATGGCGAATTTAACCACATAATGGGGCGATAACATAAACTATATTTTTCGTGGATTGATTGATCCATTCCAAAATTATAATGCCATAACAACCGTTGGATTAGTTTTATTCCAGTATTATGGACGGCATTTTCTACTTCTCGTGTCCATCGCTCATTGAATAGAAGAAATACTGGACCATTTGTCAATGTTGACATTTTTTCTAACCAAATATTTATATTAGTTTCATACTCAAAATCTGGTATATTATCTTTGTAATCTGGATATTTTTGATTAAGGTTGTCCGGAATATCGGCTATAATTAAATCAATTTTTCCAATTTTTGATTTTGGTATATCTTCAAATTTGCCGTGTATTAATTTAATTTTTATTGAATTTTTATCCATCGTTACAACAACCATTCCAATATTCATAATACATATTAAAATTTTCTATCCAAGTTTCGTCGCAGAATGTCTCACAGATATAATCCCATGTACATTCATCAAAACAATCACAATTATTATCATTCGGAGAACTATTAATTAACATTTTGTATATTTCTAGTCTAGTTTGACTATTCGTTTATTAGAGTGTCTTTTGGGTTTGGGTTGTGGATCGCCGTTTGGACGTTTCATCCGTATATTTATAGCATTCCATGCATTTTCGAAATCGGGTGGAGTACCGTGTGTGTCTTTTGGTATTCCATATTTTCTGAAATTGTCACAAGCTTTTTTGGCGAGTATCTCTGTTTTATATTCTCCGATTTTATCACCAGTATTAATATCAATCACAGCCCATTGATGGACATATGGTAAAGTATTTTTTCTGACCACAAACCTTTCCACACTCTATTATACGTACGATCCATCGTTTTGTTCGAAAAAAAATAAAAAAGTTTGAGCGCTTTTGTTCAAAATGTACTCTCTATATATATGGAGGGGGATTTTTATCGGACGTTAGTTGTGTATAATTTTGAGGGTGGTAAAAATGAGTGACAAGAAAACTAAGGTAGAATGTCGATTATTGACTCGCGGGACAAACAAAGTGAATGAAAAGGTAATTGATGATCTCAAAGTTCCCGATCCAGAATCTACAGAAGGTATGCGAGTACTCCAAGAGGAAATGGAAAAGGAATTAGAGAATGGATATAAGCGAAAAGATTCTTAACGATGCATATCCGATAATAGAAAGACTTGCAAAATCGCGAAGTGCTAATGGCGCGTTTGCATATTATGAAAATAATGATGTTTATCAGGAAGTATGGGCAATGTGTCTTGATGCACTCGAAAGATATGATTCTGCCGTAGGTCCGATTGAAAATTATTTAGTTAGACATGTTACCAATCGTCTTAAAAATCTAAAGCGTGATAATTATTTTAGACCTGGATTTGACATCCCTAGTTCTGGTCTGGCGAAAACAAGGATGAATTTGGTCAATGCTCTGCCACTTAGTGTAGGAGACATAGCAGAACGAGGTATTCTTATCGGGTCGACTACAATGAACATTAATCCAATTGATCATATTTTATGCGAAGAAACACTGGATTATATCAGAGAATATTTGCCAGAACATTTGAGTGATTCATTTGAGGATTTAATTAGTAATAATCGTATTCGCAATACAATTGTAGAAGAAATACGTCAGAGTGTTGCCGAAATTCTAAATGAGAGATCAGATAATGCCTAAAATAAAAGGTAAGAGATTATCTTCTAATCCAAAAGCTTTGAAAATTCTTGCCGATTGTGTGAGGCAGGGTCTTTCTGATAAGAAAATTCAACAACGATTGGCCCAGGAATGTGGATATAAATGGACTTTAGATACCATTGGTAGGCGCAGAAGGGCTATGGGTGTTGTTAAGCAGTATGGCAAACAAATTGAAACAGATGTACTAGATGGTCCAATTTTAACAGTTCCACCACCAGGATTGTCAGATGTAGAAAAGGGACATTGGTTTCGAGATCAATTTAAGAAAACACATTTATATAAAACAATCAAGCGACAATTTGACCCAGAAGAAGTAGATATGTATATAGAAGATTTCGGTTTGTTATGTTGTCAATTTGAGGATATTGTTATAAGTGAATTTATGCAAATTGATGATTTTCTTAAGCATCGAATTTTAGTTGATAGACAATTAATTCTATGTCGTTCGTTGCAGAGAGAAATAGCTGACCTACAAATGTGGTTTGTTTCTCATCCGAAACCAGAAGACGAGGACAAAGAAGCAACGCGATTTCGGATATCTCAACAAAGACAACTTGAAGATAAATATAGACATTTAAAAGCTATTAACGATCGCTACGATGCGTTAGTTAAAGAAAGACAAAAAATTTACAATAGTTTGGCTGCAACCAGGAAGGACAGACTTGATGAATTGCGCGGCGGAAAAGAAACATTTATGGAGTTGGTTAGTAGATTGCAGTATTCGCAAGACGAGAGAGAAAAGCAAGGACGTTTTGCTGAATTAACCAAGCTATCCGCCGAAGACATAAAAAATGAATTTCGACATCCAGTAGAATTTCCAGATGGTAGCATTGATCCGATTATTATAGATTCAGAAACAGACTTTGCGGAGAACAATGATGAATAAATGTGCTTTGTATATACCACGTCCAGGTGGAACATCTAAAATGATACAAAGTGGTTATGTTGATGCACTACGACATTTAGGATGGAAAGTATATATTGGTGATCCCAAAACAAAGCTGGGTTGCCGTAAGTTTATTGAGGAATATGGTGTACGACTAATTATGACTCATTCTAGATATGGGATGAGACAATTGCCTATTGACGTAATTAACGCTAATCGGGTAGTTGTTTTTATAGAGGCTCTTCCTTTAAATGCGAACAATTTAACCATTGATGGTCCATACGAAATGGCGCACAGCGATGAACCAGATATTGTTAAGAATATTGAATCCGTTACGATGCACACCAGAATAGAGCCTCATCTGTGGACGAATTATATGTCTATTTGGGGTGAGAATAATGTCAATATTTTACATCTCCCTGTCGCGGGGAACTTAGTTCGGGCTATTCCACCAACCTGCACCACCATGACTGACGTTGCTATGGTGGCCAATTTTTCACACAGACAAGGAATTATGCAACAAATGATAGAACCGCTATTTAAGAGACTTGATTTGTTGGGGCATTCATATCAGGCTTTTGGCGATGATATATGGGCTAGAGCAGGTTTACGCTATAATGGTCCACTTGATAGTGATGAAAACAGATTGGCCTATGTTTATGCGACGGCTCGCGTGTGTCCAAATGTACATACCGAACAACAAGTTGGTCTTCAAGCCTGTGTTAATGAAAGATCATTTATGATTCCCCTGTGCGGTGGTGTGCAAGTATCTGACAATCCACTTGTATCAAAATATTTGGGCAAGCATTGTGTCGTTGCTACTAGTGTAACAGATTTTATAAATAAAGTTATTAGCTTAGTCGAGGATCAGCCACAGCGTTTTGAAAAAATCCGGGCGAACGTTGAATATGTTGCTAATAACCATACATATTTTAATCGATTGGCGGACTTATTTAGGGCAGCCGGGCTACACGACCAGGCAGATTATGTAGTTGACGAAGGACAGCGAGCAGCAGTTAGGCATTGCTGGGAAATCGATGCTAGATTAAGTGCTGAAGAAAGAGGGGTACCATATGAGTCGAACGTCATCGGAACAACGTAGTTTAGGTAGACGAATCAATGGTATAACCATGCCGATTACATGCAAACGTACTAGATGGTGTCGGAACTGGCCATGTATGTGTGGAAGTGGGTTAAAGTATAAGAATTGTTGTCTGAAGGAAATACAGTCCTTAACAGAATCGGATGGTAATGCCAATGTTACTAAATTACCAGAAGATATTCAAAAAATGATTGATACTCATCGCGAGGCAGAAAAAACTGGAGGCAAGAAAGAAAATGGATAAAATAGCGTTGATCACAGGAGTAACTGGCCAAGATGGTAGTTACCTTTCAGAATTGTTATTGGAAAAAAAATATAAAGTTTATGGAATGATCAGAAGATCATCAGTAGATACTACCGAACGAATTAAACATATTTTAAATCATGAAAATTTTGAATTGATTGAGGGTGACGTTACTGATGCGTCATGTATGCACCGCTTGATATCTGGTATTAGACCTAATGAGGTTTATAATCTTGCAGCTCAAAGTCATGTACAGACATCATTTGATCAGCCTATTCTTACTTATAATGTCAACGCAATTGGGTCGCTTAACATCCTGGAAGCCATTCGTCAAACATCTCCAACTACCAAATACTATCAAGCTTCAACCTCAGAGTTATTTGGTGATACCACCATATTTCCACAAAATGAAGATACTCCATTTAATCCAGCTTCTCCATATGGTATAGCGAAATTATCCGCCCATCATTTGACTAGTCTTTACCGTCGTGCCTATGGACTTTTTGCTTGTGCGGGGATTTTGTTTAACCACGAGTCAATTTTGAAAAATGCACCAGTTATAATTAAAGATGGAAATGATTTGATAAATATTGTCCCTATTGAGGATATGTTTAGAACTGATAGTCATAAACATGAAGGATTATTAGACAAATATTGTGGTTTATCGGTTTGGGATGGAGAAAAATGGACAAAAATTTTGGGGGGTCATTGTTATCAGGATTGTAACAAAAGTGTTAAATTGGTTCAAACCGTTGGTTCTTGCTATGAAGCAACAGATGATCATGTGACTTTTGATCAGAATAATAAAGAAATAAAGACGAAAGATTTAACGATTGGTCAGTCATTGAAAAAAATAGAATATCCCGAAACTGAAGATTTTTTAACAGGGAATTTAGATTTAATGCGATTTCTTGGTTTTGTCGTAGCAGAAGGCAGTATTGATAATCGTGGTCATATTAAGCTGACTGGCTGCGATAAGGAATTATTAGTACGAATGGCCGAATGTGTTTGTGGGCAATTTGGTTGGACATATCGACTAGAAACTCATGGACCAGGTGGTTTCGTTACTAGCAAAAAAGATGTTTGGCAACTAAATATTCATAATGATTCAGCTTTTGGACAATGGATATATCAACATATTTACACTATTCGCTCTAAGGAGAAAAGGGTGCCGACATTCGTTCTTAATGCCAACAAAATGGTTTGTCAAGCATTTTTCGAAGGATATTACGAAGGAGATGGTCGAAAAGTAGGAAATGAACAATATAAATATAAAGGATGGACCACATCGTCGGCCACTCTTTGTCTTGGATTAATTTTAATCTTACAAAAAATTTCACCAAATCAAATACCTAAAGTAAAATGTGAATATAGGCAGAATAATGGAAAATCTGGAGGTAGATATTATTATTGTAGTTTGACAACCGATGATAAATTTAATACGAAAGGAAATTGTCACATTAAAAATAAGGCAGAAGTTATAAAGATTTTGAAAACCAAGTCTGATGATGGCTGGTTTTATGATCTTACTACTGAATCTAAAACTTTTGCGGTTGGTCCCAATTTGATTAAAATTCATAATAGCCCACGTCGTGGAGAAAATTTTGTTACCCGTAAAATTACAAAATATGTTGCTATGTTGAAAAAGTGGACAGAAGATTATGACAATGGAGGTAGATCGTATCTGCGACCAATTAAAGATGTTGATGTGCCACCATTGAGATTAGGCAATCTTGACGCAAAACGAGATTGGAGTCATGCCAGGGATATGGTTAGGGGTATGTGGTTAATGTTGCAACAGTCTGAACCAGACGACTATGTTTTAGGTTCGGGAGAAACACATACAATAAGAGAATTTTTAGAAATTGCTTTTAATTTAATTAATTTGAATTATAATGATTATGTTGTAGTTGATCCAAAATTTTATCGTCCACTGGATGTAAATTTGTTGCATTCTAATCCGAGTAAAGCTAGACAAATTTTAGGGTGGAACAGAATCATTAGCTTCAATGAGTTGATAGAGGAAATGGTACAAAGCGATTATGAATTACCGAAAAAGGATGTTTCATATGCCAAGACTAGTTCTTCCTAGTTATACAGTTGTTCGAGATACTAGAGAACAAAAGGGACATGGATGGTTTTTTGATGCCCATACTCCAGATCGTCGTCCTCCACGATGCGAAGGGACTATTGTTGAGACGATGCAGGTGGGTGATTATAGCCTGGTAGGATATACGGATATATTGGCTATTGAAAGAAAGTTTGCATTTTCTGAATTATGGGGTAACTACAGCGCGAAGAAACGATCGGCATTTGAAAAAGAAATGGAAAAGATGTCACAGATGAAACATGCTTATATCATTATTGAATCTTCTTTAACGCCGGATATTATGGAGTTATCTCCACCACAATTTGCCAAGGGAGTTCCTGGTAAGTCTTTAGTTAGATGGCTGATGTATTTAACCGCTAAATATGATGTTAAAATTATTCCCGCTGGTCAGTGTGGGTACAGAATAGCACAGATGATTTTTGAAGAAGTGGTTCGTGTTGAGAAGGACCGATGGATTTTCCAAGAATCTAAAAAGAAAGCAGGAGAAGATTGTCTTGGGTTCTAAAGTAACATTAGACGAATTATTACATGGAGTACAGGGTAAATATGGATACCTTTTTCCGTATAGGGATCGTGTACCAACGGTTCGCAAACATATTTTTACAGATTTAAAACAATCGAAAGACCCACTCGATCAAGTTGTTATTAGGAATATGCTAAATATTGATTATATTGGATGGACAGCGAAAGTAATTTTAGGTTTAGATTTATTTCCTATTCAAATAGCAATTTTGCAAATGTTGTGGAATACACCATTTCCAATGTTGGTTGCGTGTCGCGGAGGCTCAAAGAGTTATATACTAGCCATTTATGCTGTTCTTAGGGCACTACTTGACCCAGGAACTAAAATTGTTATTATAGGTGCTGGTTTGCGACAGGCTAAGTTGGTATTCAATTACATCGATACTATTTGGAATAACGCACCTGTTCTTAGGAACATAATAGGTGGAGGTAAACATGCTGGTCCAAGGCAAAGTGTAGATTTGTGTTATTTTAAAGTTGGGGATAGTATTATTTACGCTCTGCCTCTTGGTGATGGACAAAAAATTCGCGGATTCAGGGCGAACGTAGTTTTGTGTGATGAGTTTGCTAGCGTACCCGAAGATATATTCGATATTGTTGTTAGGGGTTTTGCTGCTACAGCCAAGACGCCAGTCGAGGAAGCTAAAAAAATAGATTTTGAAAAACAACTAGCCAAACTTAACCTGCCAATCGACATAAAACAAAAAATAGTTACTGATGATGGCAAAATGCGTGGAAACCAAATCGTTTATTCTGGTACTGCATATTATGCATTTAATCATTTTGCTAAAAAATATGAAATGTGGAAAAAAATTATCCAAAGCAAGGGAGACCCAGATCAAGTGGCACAAATTTTTGGTGGAGATAATTTAATTCCGAACGAATTTGATTATAGAGATTATTCTATCGTCAGAATTCCACACACACATCTTCCAGAAGGTTTGTTAGATAAAAGACAACTAGCTCATGCAAAAGCGACATTACCTCGTAATATTTATCTTATGGAGTATTGTGGAATTTTCGTTGCGGATTCGGACGGTTTTTTTCCTCGAAGTTTAATTGAAGGATGTACTGTCGGACCAAACAAACCAATAGATACTCCAGATGGTCCGGTTACATTTACACCGTTAATGAGGGCTCGACCCAAATCGAAATATGTTATGGGTATTGACCCTGCTGCCGAAAGAGATAATCTTGCTATAACCATGACGGAAGTGTGGCCAAATCATTATCGTGTTGTGTATTGTTGGGCTGTAAATAAAAAGGAGTTTACACAAAGAAAGAAAAAAGGGCTAATTACGGATGATGATTATTATGCATATTGTTGTACTAAGATTCGCGACATAGTTAGGTTATTTAATCCAGTTCGTATTGAGATGGATAGTCAGGGTGGTGGCTATGCTGTAGCGGAGATGCTTCGAAATAAAAAATTAATGAATATTGATGATGGAGATTTTCCAATTTATGAAGTTATAGATTTTAATGATCCTAAAGACACAGACGGTGAGACGGATGGTCGCCACATATTACATTTGGTGAAACAAAGTACCGAATACAATCAGGAAGCGAATATAGCCCTGCACAAGAGTCTTGAAACTAGAACTTTATTATTTCCAGCATTTGATAGTGTTAAAATGTATGCTGCTATTGAAGCTGAAAAAGCTGCTGGTGTTATTTTTGATACGTATGAAGAAAATGTATTCAATTTGGAAGAATTAAAGAATGAGCTTTGTACAATTCAAATGAGCGAAACTGCAACGGGCAAGGAAAAGTTTGATACACCGCAAGTGATGAAACCTGGCGCTGTAGAAGGCAGGACACGAAAGGGGAGATTACGTAAGGACCGCTATACAGCCCTTTTGCTATCACATAAGTATATCTACGATACCGATGTCGCTACACCAGATGGTATCGATTATAATGATGTTCCTGGCAATATTGCAAAACGTGAGAAAGCGCCGAAAAACGAGGCTTTATATAGGGGCGCTGGGGTAGGACGTTTACGTAATAGTCAATATTCTAGGTCTGGTAGTATTTATAAAGCCGTTAAAGGTGGCAAGATAATCTAGGTCTTGTGGTGTATAATCAATAGAATTGTGGTTGAATAGTGATGCGATTGAGAGGTAGAAATGGCAACTAAAAAATCTGGTAATAGAAAACCAAAAACTCCAACCGACGGGCATTTATATACTCACGGTGTAAAAAACATCATTGAACATGTACTTCCAGAAGTTTGTCATGTGACTCATGGATGTGTTGACAGGACTATTGCGTCGGACATTAATCTTCGCACAGGGTACAATCGCCACGATTACGATACTCATCGTCCTAATGACCAATTGCCAACTAAACATGCTGAAATTATTATGGCATGTCAGGCTATTTACAAAAAGGTTGGTATGGTTCGTAATATTATTGATTTAATGACCGATTTTGCAGCAGAAGGACTTGAACTACAACATGCGACCAAAACGCAAGAACGATTTTATCGCGAATGGGCAAGGAGAGTAAATCTACAAGGTAGAGCCCATGATTTTATGAAGCTTCTCATGAGAGATGCGAATGTAATTGTTCGTCGCAAAAATGCATTTATTACTAAACCTGCTGTTAAAGAAATGACAAAGGGAGCCACCACAAGTCTTACTTTGTTAGATGAAACTAAAGTAGCAGAATCTCCAGAAAAAATCAATACTACCAAGAAGAAAACTAATCGTAGGGAAATTCCGTGGAGATACACATTTTTATCACCAGTAGTTATTGAAAAAATTGGTGGAGAAGTTGGCCGTTTCTTCGGTTCCGATGCACTTGGGATGCGTATTCCACGCAATTTAGCAAATGCCATCAAGAGTCCCAAAAGTGGTGCAGAAGAGGAGTTTATAGCGAAATTACCTAAAGAAGTAGTAAAAGCTGCAAAAAAAAGTGGAATGCTTGTTGCACTAAATATGGATAAAATTTTTGTAGATTATTACAAAAAGGATGATTGGGAGGATTGGGGCACTCCATTTTTATATGGTGTTTTAGAAGATGTCATGTTTAAGGAGAAGATGCGATTAGCAGATATGGCCGCATTAGATGGTGTAATTAATGTTATTCGTTTATGGAAACTAGGCAAATCAGATCAGCAGATTCTTCCTACTCCAGCGGCAGTGGATAAGCTTATCGATATGCTTCAACATAATCCTGGTGGCGGTGTTATGGACCTTGTGTGGGATGATATGATTGATCTAACGGTTGAATATCCTCCCACTGACAAAATTCTTGGTCCAGACAAATACAAGGGTGTAAATGGAGATATTGTTCGCGGTCTTGGTATACCAGATTCTTTAGTTGGAGGCTCAGACCTTGGTACACGTAATGCCCAGTCGGCTTTTGTGCAATTAAAAACATTAGTCGAACGTTTGGAATACGTACGTAGTCGTGCTATTCGTTGGATGGAAAATGAATTGCAATTGGTCGCAGATGCGATGGGATTTAAGAAAATTCCATCTATAAGTTTTGGTATTATGTCGTTGCGAGATGAAGCAGCAGAGAAGCAACTTATGATCCAGTTGTTAGATCGTGGTATAATTTCATCCGAGAAAGCTACTGAAGTATTTGGTGTTAATTATATGATTGAGCTTGAGAGACTAAAATCAGAACAGAGTATTAGAAAAGAAAATCCCGGAGTGCTTGAGAAGTCTAATCCATATAACCGTCCATTTTCGGTTATGGAGAAACAAACTGATTTGGCAATTCAAATAGAAAAGGTTAAGCAAGGTTTAAATAGAAATAGTCAATTGCCAAATACCAAAGACGATAATGGTGGTGGAGACAATCCTAGTGGCGATCAACCAAGTGATGATGGAATTAATTCACCAGGAAGACCACCTTCTACTAAAGATACTGCTCCTCGCGACGAACGAACTTCAAAAACTTTGTCAGTATTAAGTGTAGTGGCTGAAAGATTGATAGATCGTATCGACAATCTGGTTGATGATACCTATCTAGAACAACATGGTGCTAAGAATATGCGGTCTCTGACTAAGGCTCAGCGTACTGAGCTAGAGCGTACCAAGCGTGGCATTTTGTCGGTCTTGCGTCCAGGAGACACAGTGACGAAGGAACTGATTGCCGCAAGGCTTGGTGGGGCAGGGAAGGGTGCCCGTCATATGGAAGCTCGTTTCTGCGATTTTGTCGCCGATTTTACTCTGTCAACCCAGAAGGCACCTACAGCTAAAGAACGCAGAATGCTGGCGTCATTGGCTTGGGCAACTGTGGTGGATACAAGATAATAATATGAATAGATGGTCAAAGAAGGCAGTAATATGCCAAAGGAGTAGTTATGGATTTTAAGTGTTTTTTTGATTCACTTGCGGTTTTTGGTGATCGTTCTTGGCCCGATGCGGCCTTTGTGGTTGAAAAGGGGGCAGAAAAAGATAGTGATGGTCGTACTTTGCAAAAATTTAGACATTTAGTTCATCACACTAAAAATGCTACTGATCCAATGGCTCATGGTACTGTTGATCTTCCTCATCTAAGAAATGCTTTGGCTAGGGTCAATCAGGTTAAACCAATTAAGGAATCTGCTGCGAATTTTCGCAAGAGAGCTAAGTCCCACTTACAGAGGCACGCAAAAGCCGTATTAGAATCCTACAAATCCAAAAGTTCTCTTACATCTGAAGAACGAGGTTTCGTTGAATTTTGTCGGCAATTAGGAGATTAGATTATGGTGAAAGCACCGTCTTTTGAATTTGATCGCTGTGACACGTATATGTATTTTACACCAGATACGTTGCCTGATAGACCAAACATTGTAGAAGTCGGTTCAATACATGGTGCTCATGGTATTAAATTATGTAAAAAATTCAATAATAATTTAACCATGATAGCGTATGAAGCTGGACAGGAAAATTACAAGAGTCTATGTCGTGGTCTGTCTCCTTTCTCTATTTCACATTCTGGCGGCTGTTGTCAACCTCGCATTGTTGCTCATAACGCTGCGGTTACGGGGCGCGACGGAGAGGTAGAATTTTTTGAGTTTAAAGAAATATCTTCCAATAGTATATTTCCACGACACGTAAACGAAGGTAGAAATTTAAAATGTGTGAATTTGATTAAATCAGTTAGTCTAGAAACAGTTTTAAAAGATAATCATTTAGATAGATTAGATTTGCTTTTTCTTAATTGTGAAGGTGCCGAACTTGGAATATTAAATGAAGTGTTACTTAAACCATTATTGCGAAATAGATTAGGTCAATTATGTGTTTCTTTTCATGGTAACCGCATTTATCCACAAGAAAAAACTGATGAAATGGTACAAATGATGTCAGAATTTTTCTGGGTGGTCGAGGAGCAAAATGATTGGCCTTGTCACCTGTTTGTAAACAAAGGTCTTGAATTAGTTAGGGGGTAGTTATGGCTATTGTAAATGTTTCACTGGATACGTCGAGTAGGCAGGCGGTCCTTACTGTTAACGGCGTTCTTGTTCCGGCGAATGATATTTTCGTTGAGAAATGTATCTACGATGGTGAGGAATTTGTAAGATTCGGTTATACCATTGAAAACACCAATCCCGATGGCATGAAGGAAAAACGACAATTTTATCTTCCTTCTCCGGAAGAAATTGCAACAGAAGCTCATGCCGGATTAAATAAGGAAGGATTTGCATCCAAGATTGTTTATGATGATAAAAAGGCTAAAGCCGATATTATTGATTTTTTCAAGCGTAACAATAAATCTTAGCAATATGCTTATGAATGGTCTTTTATATTCATTTATTTCAAGTAATAATTGTGTATAAATTAATGATTGGAGGCGTTTGTGCGCGTTTATCAAGCTGAAAAAAATGCCGGTATCGATTTCCAAATAAATAAAGCAGGAAGTTCTTATGCATACGTAACTGCACAGGTGCGAGTTTGTGATATTGAAAAATATTTTGATGGTATGCCTATTGCAGATATTGTGAAAGCAACTTCTACTGTTAATACTGTAGAAGAGCTTTTAGGCCAAGATCAACCAGATTTGGCACTTGTTGTTGCAATATTAGTTAGTACTGGTTGGAATTTGAATGACGATGTTTTTACGCCAGACGAAGTGTGGAGAGCACGAAACACGCCACTTCACAAGCCAATGAACGATAATCATCAGGCCGCTAAAATATTGGGTCATATTGTTCAGACTAGAGCACTTAATAAAGATGGTGTTGAAATTGAAGTGGTAGGAAATGAACCTCCATCAACGGAATTTGATATTGAAGTTGCTGGTGTTTTATACCGTGCGTTTCCAGAATTATCAGAGCGAATTAATGAGATTATTACCAAAGCAAAAGCTGGTGAAATATTTGTATCCATGGAAGCTTGGTTTCCAGATTTTGGATATGGATTAATTGATCCCGCTACTGGTGATACAAAATTAATTGAGCGAAATGAAAATACTGCATTTCTCACTAAGCACTTGAGAATTTATGGGGGCAGTGGAGAATATCAGGGATATAAAATTGGTCGTGTATTAAAAAATATTATTTTTGGTGCGCAGGGATTTGTTGATGAACCTGCAAATCCAGAATCCGTAATTAAAGTAGCAGCTAATAGAGTAGCTGTTTCAAATGGTTTTGTAACTGCTGAATTGAGTGACTTATTGGAAGGGGGTGTAGAAGACGTGGATGAGAAAGAGATGCAAGAACTCCAGGTAAAATTTGATGAGGTTCAGACAAATCTAAAATGTAAGGAAGAGGAAGTTGCTGAGTTGAAGAAGGCGGCAAGTGGTTATGACGAACAGATTGCTGTTCTGAAAGCTAAAGTCGACGAATTGACTACTAACATAACTGAGGTGTCTGAGAAAATGGAAGTTGTTGAAGCTGCTAAAGCCGAGCTTCAAAAGCAACTTGATGAAATGACAGTGCGTGCCGAAAAGAGTGATGCAGAATTGGATGAAATTCGTAAGAATGAAGCAGCTCGCGAACGATTGGCAAAACTATCTGAGGTTAAGAAGGTTGATGACGAAGAGGCAACTTTGGCTGAACTTCGTGATATGACTGAAGATACGTTTGAAAAGGTGATGAAATATGCTGGGGAGGCTAAATCCGAAAAGGTTATTGATGAAAAGTCGGAAAAGAAGACTGACGCAACAGAAACCGAAACGGATGACGAACAAGCTAAGGCAATTTTGGATACCGCAGATGAAAGTGATGATGCCGAACTTAATGTTACGGATGATACGGTACAATCCGAGTCCGATCAATGGCTGTCGGTAGCAGGTGCGCTATGTGGACGAAAAGAAGAAAAAGATGAAGGGGGTGAATAGGGATGGCTTTGAAACCAGATCGTGAATACAATGAAGTTACTGACATTACCAACTTTTGGACTACAGTTGCGGCTGAGAAAGGTGGTTGTGCCGGTGTCGTTACGCAGGGTTCGGGTGCAGCTATCGGGCAAAATATTACCGATGAACCGAACGTTGTTGGTTATGTAGCAAACCCGTCAGGAGTAATTGCTAAGGGTATTCTGCTTCAAACGGTTAGTGCGGCTATGAGTGCTACTAGAGATTTTGTTAATTATGAAAATCAGGAAATTCGTCCTGGTGATAAGTGTACTCTAGTCAAAAAGGGTTTTGTGGTTACAGATATGATTCCAGCAGGTATTACACCAACTGCTGGAGCTGCTGCATATTTGGCTGCAAGTGGTTACATTAGTTCAACGCAGGCCACTGGTGCTCCGCAAATTGGTCGTTTTGAAACGACTAAAGATGCGGCTGGCTTTGCAAGGGTTTCTATTGACATAACTTAAGGGGGTGAAGAAGAATGAAGCGTAATATTGTAAAACCAACTCCAGAGCAAATTGAACTTTTACGGCGCACTGGTTCCACCAATCAGGCTGAATCTTTAGCCGCCATGCATTCTCTTGCTCAGGCTCTACAAGTTCCTCTGCGATCTGCACTACTCAATGGTGATATTCTTGGCGGAATCTTCACACCTGAAGTTCTAGACCCAAGCGCAACTGCTGAGTATCCACTGGATTTTTATCAGACGGCACAAGAAAACGATTATGTTGCCTATGTAATTCCGAGTGAAGGTGCTTTGCCGCAGCGTACCATCTGTGGTGATGCAATAACCATCAGCACATATGATGTTGGTAATGCCATTGACTGGCCAATCAAATACGCAAGAACGGCACGATGGAATATTGTTGCACGTGCCATGGAGGTATTAGAGGCTGGTTTTGTGAAGAAGATGAATACGGATGGTTGGCGTGTTATTATCGCGGCAGGTGCAGGACGTACTGATTATGCCGGTGGGGCACCACTGGTATACGATAGTGCGGCTACTGCCGGTCAATTTACTAAGCGACTTGTTTCTCTGATGAAGACAACCATGACTCGTCTTGCTGGTGGCAATAGCACATCAACAAATCATGGTCGCCTGACTGATTTATTTATCAGTCCAGAAGCACTAGAGGATATTCGCGAATGGGATAATGATGAAGTTGACGATTTTACTCGCCGGGAAATCTTTACTGCTGGAGACGGCGGTGGTCCTATGGCAAGTATTTATGGTGTCAATCTTCATACGCTAGACGAACTAGGTGTGGGTCAGGAATTCCAGACTTATTTTGCAACACTGGGTGTCAGTATGGGTACGGGCGATGAGGAAATCGCTATCGGCCTAGACTTGTCTCACGGTGATTCGTTCGTGATGCCAGTTAAGCAAGAATTAATGATCTACGAAGATGATGCACTATTCCGTAGACGTAGGGCTGGGTTCTGGGGAACCCAAGAGCATGGATTTGCGGCTTTAGACGGACGTAGAGTTTTGTTATCGAGCTTTTAGGATCATTTTAATGCAAAATCAGGGTTGGCAGTTTGTCAACCCTGTTTTTATTGGATGATAAAAATTATTTTTTCCATGAAACAAAACACCCTTTTTAACGTATAATCATATTGAAGGGAGCTGATCAATGGCGAAGAAGAAAATTGATATAGATAAGGCAATTCGACTTTACCGAGACGAAAGGAAGTCAACACCCGAAATATCAAAAATAATCGGATGTGCTGTACAAACATTGATTACTCGTCTTAGAGAAGCTGGAGTCAAAATGCGATCATCGGGTGAATCACATGCAAAAATAGATTTTGATATCATACGACACGAATATGAAGACTTAAAAATGTCTACCGAACAAATAGCAAAAAAACATAAAATGAAGTCTTCATCTATATGGCAACGTCTTACCAGAAATGGTGTTGCAACAAGAAATTATCAAGAGGCTGCTAATATTAACATTATAATTCCAACCGAAGAATGTCAGATTATTTGTGAACGTTATAAGGCGAATCAACACGAAAGTTGCGCCGATATTGCTGCGGACTACGATGTCAATAAAAGTACAATTGCAAATATTTTAAAGAAAAACGGTATTATTCCAGAACGCAGCGGTGCTCGCATTAAATCATACAAGGGTGGTATTACCAAACTCCATACCAGAATTCGTAATTGCGAAAGAGCTAAGTTTTGGCAACGAGCGTGTATGGAAAGAGATGATTATAAGTGTAGAGTTACTGGCGAAAATGGACAATTACAAATTCATCATTATCCGAAAAGTTTTTCAAAAGTATTTAATGAGTTTTTAGCCCAATATCCCGATTTAAATCCGATTAAAGATTGTGATAAACTTTTTCAATTATCTCAAAGCTATGAACCATTTTGGGATACTGATAATGGTATGACCGTAACAGTAGAAACGCATAAAAAACTGCATATGCATAATGGTATCAAAGATAGCGAACTGATAGCTTTATACGACCAGGGCTGGTCGTGCCAACGTATTGCGAAACATTTTGGAAAGTCTCCATCATTTGTTCAGACCAGATTTGCGGCAATCGGGCAAACCCGCAGAAATGCTGGATTTTATAATAAATTGCGCTCTGAAATTAGTAGCGAAATCCAGGCTGGTGTTCTTGAAGCCTATGTCCGTGGTGAGACAACAAGGGAAATATGCAATAGATATGGTATAGCGACAAGCACACTGTACAAGATTTTGCGGAATAATAATGTTGTACCTGGTAATAGAAAAAAGTCTGTAGAAAGTAAAGCCAGACAAGATAGTGATCGCGTAAAACAATTATATTCTATCGGTGTTACCGTACTTGAACTTTCAAGGATGTATTGTGTCAGCGATACTACAATTAGAAATATTCTAAAATAATAATTTAATAAAAATATACACATTTCTGGGGGTACCTCAAGCAATCTCATCCTTTCTGTTGAAGCCTATTCTAAGACCAACACTCCTAAAGTCTCTTTTCATTTTCCTTGGTGTATAATCCAATAACTGGTGAAAGGTCTTTTTCTTGGGAGATATTATGTTCCTATCTGATGCACAAATAACAGAATTATACTCTCTGGGGAAAAGTTGTGCCGATATAGCACATATTGGGGAATGTAGTGAAACGACAATATATAATAGACTCAAGTCTTTAGGAGTAACGATGCGAAATCGGTCGGAAGCTAATCAAATTTTTCCAGACTGTATTTTTATATTACTTTATAATTTGGGTCTTTCTGCGTCCCAAATTGGAACATTGTTGGGTTTAGATTCGTCAACAGTTATTAAACGATTACATAAACTGAACTTCCCTTTGCGGTCTGGCGCTTTAGCTCGTAATATTAGATACACAAATGATGAATTTAAGACGCACTTTATGACTCCTAAAATTTTAGACATATTGGGGGATATGTAGTGGCATTTTTAAAATCAGATCAAGTTATTTTTTATCATCCATTAGATAATTTTGATGAATATACTCAATCGCAGTCATGGGACGGATTGGGTAATTTTATGTCTGGATTATTGCCACATAGCTATCCGGCAGGGCTTGGAGTGGAATTAGGTGATACTTTTGTCGCATATAGCGCAGAAAGTTTTTGTAATACATCTGCCTATAGAAACGTCCCAATTAGACTTAGTAATACTAAACATATGGTTATCTATAATCAGGATGAAGGTGGATCAAAAAATTTATATGGTCAAATTATATCTTATGAGAACGATATTGTTACATCTGGAGAGCCGACCCTTTTAACTGCTGGAACATATAATACTACTTCATATCCAAATGCTTTTAATGGACACGCCTTAACGGAGGATCAATGCTTATTAGTATATGGATTTTCTTCCCCAAATCAGCTCAGGGGTATGGTTGTAGACATAAGTGGCTTAACGATCACACCTAACAATTATTCTATAATATACTCTAATTTCGGTCGCGAATTATCTTTGGCGGAAATGATTCCATATCAGTCTGGAGTTTCATCTGGTATTTTTATGCTTACCAGCAGAAGATTTAGTGATCAGAAATCTTATGCTACTCCAATACTGGTAAGTGGTACTACGATAGATAGTGGAAATTCTATTACTCCAAACGATGATGCTAATACTAACTATTTGGCAGTTGCATCATTTGATGCAGAAAATTTTGTGATGTTTTACAATGCATCTGGTCACGCCGACTATGTTACTCCGAATTTAGGAATTGGGATGGCCAGACACGGAAGTTTAAGTGGTGCAACATGTTCGTGGGAAGAAGATGCTGTTGAGATTAATACCTGGTCTGTTCCAGGAACAGATAATCAATATTATGCTAGGACAATAGCAAAACAATTATGTAGTGGACAAGCTGTTTCCATAGGACAATTTAAAACAGGAACAAGCACTCTGTCTACCAAGGGAATTTTGGCTACACTTGACAATGGCGTTATGACAATTACACCTTCTGGCGGCATAGAATTAGCCGATCCAGGTGAAGCAGACAGAATTGCCATGGACGTTCTGGATGATAATCATTTTGTTACAGCTTTGAGAGAAAATTTGGATGAAAATTTAATTGATATAGTTACAATTACTGTTAGTGGGACATCTGGAACTAAAAGTCCACATTATTATAGTGGAGAACTTGATGCAGAATATCTTTGGCTATCAAAATTCAGTTTTAATAATTTTGCATTATACTGGAATAATCCAGAGATATCTAATGGGCGATTACAAATTTTTGATGTTAGTGGAATTTCTAATATTTATGCATCTAATCCTGATGTATATCCAAGTGCTTCTGGATTTCCAAGATTAACTATCGCACTTTGGTGCAATCAACCGACATCATTTACTGGTGATGTACATATCGACGCTGGTTATGCCATAAGACTAACAAGTGGAAGTATTATCTTTGGCGACAATGGTTCTGTATGGAATGATTCAGAAATTGCAGATTTCATGTCGCAAATCAATGATGGCTCAAATCATTTTATGGTGTTAGATTTTGCTAATAGTGGTTCGAATAATTGGGGTTTATCCACTTCGACTGATGGAAGTGGTTGGATTGATCATGGAATACAAAATAGTGGTACTACACAGTTATTAATTGATGATGGAAATTCTCCACGTATCGGCATTAGTGGATTAAACAATGAGGAAACTTTTATAGATGAACTTATTGTTTGGGGTGGATCAAGCGGAGACATGCCCAAATTTACAGATGAACAACTATCTAATCTATATAATCTTGCATATATTAAACACAATACTATGCCGAACTATAGTAATTACTATACATTAGATGCTGACGATGAAATAAATCTTTTTATTGGCGGTAGTAATCCCACAATACAATTATCAGGGAATATGTTCATTAATGGGTGTTCAGAGAATACTGCGATTTGTAATTTATTTTTAAATGGATATGACGATCTTGATGCATCAGGAAATTTATATATACATAGTCATGAAAATGTTAATTCTGACGTAGACTTATTTATTCGTGGCATAAGTCAAAATACTATTTCTATAAATTTATTTGTCGATGGACATGTTAATAACTCTGGGTCTTGCGATTTATTTGTTGATGGATATTTGACAGTATCATTCTCTGGTAATCTATTTGTTGTTGGCGATATAAATTCGAGTGGACATTGTGATTTATCTGTTTATGGTCGCAACAACGTTAATGATTATTTAAACCTATATACACATGGACACGTTGATAGTATTAATTCATCCGATATGTTTATCGGTGGATATTTAATAGATAATGTTAGTGGTGATTTATTCACTTATGGAAAATCAAATCAAATTATTTCTGGTAGTTTATATATTGTTGGAGATATTGCTGAAAATTCTTCCATAGATTTGTTTGTGTATGGACAAAACAATATAGTAGAATCAGGAGACCTTTACATACATAGTTATGACTTGATGTCTGATGCAACCAGTTTATATACAGTTAGCATTGATGATAGGGCACTTTATTGGGCAGATGATGTTAATGGTAAAATTCAGAGATCATTATTGGATGGAACGAATATAAAAGATGTTTTAATAAATTTACCATTAATACAAAGTCTTGTGATTGATAGGCAAGACAATAGCATATATTTTGGTGATTCAATAATCGATAAAATAGAGAAATGTGACCCAAATGGTGCCAACAGGGAGAATGTAGTTACTGATGGATTGGCTGGTATTCGTGGTATCGCAATTAGTCAGAGTTTACGTAAAATATATTGGACAGACACAGAACTGAATGTACTCAAACGCTGTGATATAGATGGTTCAAATATTGAGACACTCGTGTCACTAGGTGTTAGTAGTATTGTCCAAAAAATAACAATTGATGATAATGGTGGCAAAATATACTGGACGGACGAGAATTTATCAGGTCCGACAATTAAGAGGGCTAACCTAGATGGCACAAATGTTCAAACAATAATTAATACAAATATCACACAGCCGAGAGAAATTAGCGTAGATACATTAAACAGTAAAATATATTGGGTAGATGCTATAAGGGATTCTGTTGATTGTGCTGATTTGGATGGTAGTAATAGAGAAAATATTGCAACAATTAATGGACCACAATCGATAGCCATTGATACATATGATCAGAAATTATATGTTGGAGATTTAATAGGCAAGATATATCGATTGAATACAGATGGGTCAGATAAAACAGAAATTGTTAACACAAGTGGTGTAATTAGGGCAATAGATTTTGGTATTGTTGTTCATACAGATGGTGTTCACGTCCCATCACCAAACGACTGTGATATTTTTATCTATGGATATCAACTTGATAATGATCAACATGATTTAATTTTAATTGGTCACGAAGATGTTGACACATCTTGTGATTTATGGATAAGTGGACCAGTTGCAGTAACTACATATGATAATTTATTTATTCAAGGCAACGAATATAGTGAAACCTCATGTGACCTACTTGTTAATGGATTCATGGATTATTCTATGTCTGGCGACTTATTTATCAATGGACATACTGAACATATTGACACGATAGATTTAGTTATACATGGACATACCGATACAGTTTTGTCTTGTGATCTATTAATAAGCGGCAAAACTACGCAGAACGAATCGTGTGATATTTTTGTTTCTGGATTTGACGAGATAGTAACTTCCGGTGATTTGTTCGTTGGTGGTGTTACTAGCTACAATAATAATACAGACTTATTTGTGCTCGGAGATAGCGATAGTTATAATTCTGTTAATTTATATGCCTATGGATATGTAAGTACTCATGATTTATCCAACATGTTTATCGGAGGACATTCGACAGATAATGATCAGATTTATTTATTTACTAATGGATATTCAACAATATCGTTTTCGGGCAATTTGTTTACAGCTAGCCATAGTAGTTATAATGATAATCTAAATCTATTTATACATGGAGATAATAATAAGAATAATTTTATTAATTTGTATATATGTGGACATATTGACGTTTATGATTCGTTGAATTTATTTATCAATGGCAACTCAACAGACAATAATCAAACAGATTTATTCATGCATGGATATTCTGGTGTGGCTGATTATTCAAATCTATTTATCCGTGGAGATGACGACCGAACTAAATCCATCGATCTTTTTATTGAAGGTTCTACTGCGTCAACATCAACAATAGATTTTAGTCTCGAAAGACTTCTTAGAACGTCCGATCATAGTCCGCAGTTAATAGGAAATTTTACAACCAGTCCGTCTGGTGTCAACATAGAAGTTTGGGATATAACGAATGGACAAAACCTAGCATTGGCACTAGAGTCTAGTGGGTGTTATCCTATTGGAAATACTGGAAGATGGGGTTGGTCTACGCAGTATTTGCCGACACTATCTGGTTTTAGAGAATTATTTTATTACAGAATGACTAGTAATCTTGGTGAAATTTTCGAAGGACAGTTGATTTTGGGTGTTCCAGAGAGTACCAAGTGGTTCCACCCGAAAGATAGTGGAAATTATTTAGTTTAGGAGGCATGTGATATGACAGTTATCGGAGCGACAATACCAGAGTATGATTTTTTTCCTAATGCAGCACCAGCTATTGTTGGGCAATTGCCATCTGGCCAAGTTGTTAATATACAGCTTTGGGAAAATGGTTCGCCAGTCTCTATTTCTTCTAGTGGTTGTAGTGAGATTGGCAATACTGGTAGATATACCTGGTCTACTAGTGGTATTCCAACATTATCCGCGAGTAGACAACAATTTCATTGGCAAATGTCTGATGGTTCAGATACCGACGATGGTGATTTTATTTTAATTTCTCACGAAAACTATGACGGAGGTATGCCATCCTTAAATGCCAAGGATACATACATAAAAAGAATTTAGGGAGACGATATGGCTTGGAATACTGATCTAGTTTTGATAACCAGAGTTTTGATTAGCGACGTTGCTACACCACAAACTTATGTGGACGAATATATTGAGAGAGTATTAATTACTGCTGGAATTATGGTTGATGCCGATTTTCCGTTTAGCTATGATTATACCTATGATATAAGCACTCTTACAATTTCTCCCGATCCAGTATTGAGCAGTGATTCTGCATTTATGGCTTTGATACCGCTCAAGGCTGCGTGTATTTTAACGCAAGGTGAATTTAAGCAGGCATTGGGCCAGGGAATCAAAGTACGAGACGGAGATAGTTCTATTGACACAAGCGTAAGCTTTCGGGGTTATCGAGATATTTTAGAAATGGGACCATGTGCCGCGTACGAGAAATTGAAATGGTCACTATTGGCATCTGGGGAAGCTGTGGGCGACGGTGTTGGAAAAGCCGTTCTTGGACCATATCGGTCACCAGGCAGCAATGCACTAGATACTATTTCGTGGTATTATGATCAATTTGCTATCGAAAGCAATGGCCGCAGAGATCGTATGTAATAATTTTTAGTTAATATTTGGAAGTTATTATGACATATGCCAATAATAATATTAGTTTTTTTATCAACGGGTTGGAGCCCCGTCCTACTCTTTCGTGTCCTGCGCTCGACACAACAGCATCTATACAAATCAAGGATTCATTGATTAGAATCTATCAATCCAGAATTGATGCTCTAATTAATCAGCTTGGAAAAAATGTTTACCTAGAATTTGATCCAATTCGTGATCCTTGTCCTAACTGTTCCTATGATGTTATTCGTGAACGATCAACCGGAATATATAAAATTGGTGGTCCAACACCATTTGCTCGTGGACGTAAATGTCCATATTGTAAAGGCCATGGTTTTACAGAAACATCAGTTAATAAATGTATTAAATGTTTGATTAAATGGAACCCCAACGATACTAGCAACTACGGACTAGCAATCGAACAAAGAAAAGGCGTAGTGCGACTTAAAACATATTTGACAGAGGCAGATGACTTAGCAAGAGCAAAGACTGTTATTGTTAATCACGATATTGTCAATCAGATGAAATTGAGGGTGAAACTTATTCAAGGTCCAATTCCAGTTGGATTACGTGAAGATAGATATTGTATTAGTTTTTGGGAGTTGATATAATTGGCCAATATTAGATTAAAAATTGAACCAACATCGCAAACTATTATTCAGCTTTCCAAAGGAGTGAAACGAGAAGGTTCAAAAATATGGGCTGGACGTATATTGTCTCACGCAACTGCAATCAGACAAGATATTGGCAATATGCTTGCAAAAACTTTTAATGGAACATCTGTAGCTAAAGCTATTCGCGGCCAAGGTGGAGAAGATTTGCCAGCACATTTTGGATTAAACGACAGTACAGCTAATGCTTTGGTTGACGGAATGGCGGAATTGATTCGATCATCAGTGAGACTTGTTAGCAAAAGTGCTAACGATAATACTGTATTGGTTCGCGTACAGGCGGTAGAAGATAATTGGAATGATTACTTAAGTCTGCCAGGCGCACAATATATATCTTATCCATCGAATATTACAATTCCAGTTGTTAAATGGCTATTAGTGGACCCTAGTATCGATATTGGTCAAGCTGCATACGATATAGTCTTCAAGGGGGAAGATCAGAAATTCGATGTAAGAATACAAAATGCATCTCGCAGTGGACGAGCAATCATGGTATCTCTACAGACATTGGGTGGTGGAGGAGGCTATGTATTGCCAGCTATTGTGTCTGGACAGGCTGGTAAAAATTTCATTGAAATGACTTTAGGCCAACAGAATGTGGCGATGGAAGCCGCAACTATTTTAATGAAGAAGGTTGGATAATATGAGAAAATGCTGGACGAAAAAAGAAGATGATATATTGAGAAAATACTATTTCAGTGATGGTGCTAAATATTGTTTTAATTTACTGGATAGGTCTATTGGTAGTGTTTATGAAAGAGTTAAAAAAATAAATTTGTCTAAAAAAATACCTAAATGGACGGAAGGAGAAATTAGCGATCTTAGAAAATACTATATTGATCATGGATCGGAATATTGCGCTCGATTGCTGAATAAACCTCGGCGATCTATTATTAAAAAAGCTTATCGTCTTAAAATTAAAACAAATATTAACAAAGGTTGGAATAGTAATGAAGACGATATTTTATTTAAATATTATGTTCAACATGGAGCTGACTATTGTTCTAATTTATTAAATAAATCCAAAAATAATGTTTGTGCAAGGGCTAACAAATTGGGTCTACTTTCCTGTATTACAAATGGTGGATTTCCTAAAAAACAAGTGATAGATAAAATATGTAACAATAAAGTTATGGCAATATGTAAAAAACATGGTGAAACACCACATTATTTTAGAAACGGCACAATTCAACACTGTATTAAATGTTCATCAATAAAAAATGTAGCTTATAAAAAAGCAGAAAGAAAAACACCGTTGGGTTTATATAAAAGTAGATTACGTAATTCCTTAAATAGTGCCTTTACACGTATTTCAAAAATAAACAATACTAAAAAACACAGAGGATGTTTTAGACATCTATCATATTCACCTAGACAATTATGTAATCACTTAGAAGCAATCAGGGGGCGACAGAATAATAAGTGTCCGATGTGTCAACAATCGTATGACTGCGTTAAGATAAGTATAGATCATACCATACCTGTCAAGATAGCCAACACAACGGAAGAAGTATTAGAGTTATTTAATCTCAGCAACTTATCTTTGTTATGTCTGTCATGCAATAGTTCTAAGGGGGCCAGCATATGTCCTTAACATTCAAAGGTATAGGTGGATACGGCTATTCCGGCTATTCTTTAACCGATCAACTTCTGTATAATTTGAAATTTTTTATCGACTGGAATCTATTAAATAATGGTGCCTATAGTATTTACGAATATAATTCAAGCAGTTGGTACGATGCAGATGAATCTAAACTACACGTTGTCCCCGACGAAAGATATGAACAAGGACGTGTATGGGAAGGTGCAGGACGCGAATGGGCATGGGAAAGTGGAGTTTCACTGGGTAGCGGTGCGGTTGATCCATTTCGTGTTTCTGGCGTATATATCGACGGAGATTTTTATCCGAAGGATTCTGCTGGCATTTATGCTCACCATGTGGATTATCTAAATGGTCGTATAATTTTTGATGAGCCAAAGAGCGTCGATGATGACATTCGTGCAGAATATACCCGCAGATCAGTTCATGTAGGATTTGCCGATGATCAAGATTTTAGAGTCATGATGTTGAATGCTGTTGAAGAATTTCTTACCGACTCTTCTACGTCTGGCACTCCGTCCAGAGAACATCAAATTTGGCTTCCAAGTATTTTTATCGAAGTTACCACTGGTGAACAACGCGGTTTACAACTGGGCGGTGGACAAATAAAAACTAGATACGTGACTTTTCACATATTTGCAGATAATCCGCAAGATCGCAATTTATTAATGGATTGGCTAGACTATCAAACCAGAACTGTATTTTGGATGGCTGATCTGAATAATATTACTTTTCCATTTGATGAATATGGTGACTTGGTATCTGGTGTAACAAATTGGCCAAATATGGTATCTGCTCATCCGTGGAAACGTTTAAGGGTGATCGAAGGGAATTCAGCGGTACTAAATTCATTAAATTCTCAATTGTTTAGGGCTCGTGTGACGTGGACTGTTGAAATTGATTTTAATTTGATATAATTTGAATTGCATATTGTGTATAAGACAATGGTGGATAGATTTGGATAGATTAGATTTACTGAGAGGTAAGGTGAGTGTAAATGAGTTCTAACAATCGCATATTTTACGCCATACAGGCATTGGGTTTTGCGGAGCACGACGTAGTATGTCCAACTGGTTCTGGTGGGTGTGGTGTTGCTGGTTCTGGAACACATCCGTCTGGATTTAGGACAGCACATGGTGTACAGAGTGTTGGCATGAATACTACATTTAATCTTGAACAAGTTTTCGAACTTGGTCAACTAGAGCTTTACGAAAATGTCGAGGGTATTCCAGACATCGAATTGACAGCCCAAAAAGTACTAGATGGTTATCCATTGCTGTATCATCTTGCTACGCCAGGTGCAACATCGGCAACGTTGGTCGGACGATCGAACGAGCGATGTTTTGCTGCTCTGAATATTTATCCGGATACTTTTGATAATGCTTCTGGAACTCCACTGCAATCAGTTGGTCTGTCGGGTATGTATGTTTCAGCACTTACCTATACTCTGAATGTAGAGGGTAGTTCAACGGAGGATGTTACGCTTGTCGGAAACAACAGAGAATGGGTGGCCAGTGGTCTTACTCACTTTGCCCCATCTGCATTTGATGGTTCTGATGAACCATTATCTTTGACTGCTTCTGGTGGTGTGGCACAAAGAGAAAACATTCTTATGGGCTCTGGATGTTCTATGAGTGACGCTGGTGTTATTTCTGGTGCTAGCGGTAGTATTTGGCCTACGGAAATTGATGGTATTGATGCTAACGGGCACAATTTAGTTTCCGGAGGTGCTTATAGTGCCCACATTCAAACCGTTACAATTTCAACAGACCTTGGTCGCGAAGAACTATTTGAGCTTGGTCGTCGTGGTCCGTATCACCGTTTCGTATCATTTCCAACAGAGGTGACCTGTGTAATTGATACTACATCGTCCGAAGGTGATCTGATTGATGCCCTGGCCGATCCTGTTGGCGGAAGTAACCTCACTGATCAAAAGATTTTCATCTGGGTTGAGGAAGGTACGCGGCTCAATCTTGGTGCTAAGAACAAATTGGCATCGGTTAGCTACGGAGGGGGCGACAGCGGTGGCGGAAATGTTACAGTATCACTTAACTATTCGAATTTCAATTCCTTAAAGGTTACGCATCCACAAGACCCGGCGGGCCTTTCAACCTAATCTTTATAAATTGGCATACGATTAAATAGATCGAGGTGGTTTTCGGACCATCTCGATTTTTTTTATTTTAATGAAACAAATCTATTTGTTATACGTATAATAAGATAGCAGCGTTGTGCTGCTATCGTGAGCCAAGCTCTGTATCGGATGCATCTTTATTGGATTATATAATTCTTCTTCAATCGTGCAGTCATGAATAAGACAATAGAATATTTTCGTAACAGAATAGAGAGTGAATATAAAGATGTTCTGCTTGGAAGTGGTTCCGTAGGAGGATGTTTTGGGTCCATATTGTGTCACGAATTGCACCACAGCGAAGAAGGTAATGGATTACATTTCAAGAAATTAGCTAAGAAATGGAATATTTCCGTATCGTTTTTGGGACAAATTATAGCCGATCATTGCGATAGACTGGATCAATGATATGATTTACTTTGTTGTAGCTCAAAAAGAAGAAGATGCAGAATGGGAGCTTTTCGGTCCTTGGGATTATATAGAAGGGGCTGACGAAAAGATAGACGAATTGAGTCATAGTCCTATATATTCTCAAGTCGAATTAGCTAGAGTGTTAACGGACGAAGACGGCCGAGAGTGGTTACGGGATGTTGAATGATGAAGGTAGATCAACTTGAAAAAGCAAGTGCTGCTTATTACGCTGGCAACCCGATAATGACAGATGCCGAATTTGATGCGGCTGTTGTTGAATTGCGTGAAAACAATCCAGATCACCCATTTCTCAAACGTATTGGGGCACCTGTCCCCGGTAAAGAGAAGGTAGCTCATAAGATTGCGATGGGAAGTTTAGCTAATGCAAACAATAAAGAAGAATTTGAGACATGGATACCAGACGATAATCCGACGATATTTCTTTCCCATAAAATGGATGGTTCTTCACTGGAACTAGTTTATGAGAACGGTTCTTTTGTGCAGGCCATTACTCGCGGCAATGGTGAATTGGGAGAAGATGTAACAAAAAATGTAGTCAAATCAGGGAATGTCCCCCTCACTATTGATCCAAGCATAGTTTCTGTTAGGTGCGAATGCTTAATTCATGTTGCTGACTGGACTGCTCACTTTGGTGGAGACGCTAATCCACGCAATTCTGCTGCTGGAACACTACGTCGTCACGATGGCCACAATGCAAAATATCTTCAATTTTATGCTTTTGATGCTTTGTTCACTACCGATAAGATAGATGATGGAATTTTTGCATTTTCGAAATCTGAATGCGGTATCCTTACTCTGCTCAAACGATGGTTCTCTACACCATTTTATGCATTAGCAAATGATTTGGAAAGTCTAGTGTCGTGGTGTCGAGAGGTAGAATACGTTAGAGAAACACATCCGTATGAAATAGATGGAGTTGTAGCAAAAATAGACGATCGCACTAGGTCTCAAAATATGGGTAGTAGAAATGGAAGACCAAGGGGCCAGATTGCCATAAAGTTCAAACCCCGTGGTGGAGAAACAATTTTAAATAAGGTGATATGGCAAGTTGGTCATACGGGATCGTTAACTCCCGTCGGTGAAGTATCTCCCGTGGGTGTTGGTGGAACTATCGTTAAACGTGTTACTCTATGCAATATGGATGAGATTGATAGATTAGACATCGCAATTGGAGATACTGTCGAAATTATTAGGGCTGGTGATGTTATTCCTAAATTATCTAAATGTGTCAAAAAAGGTAAGCAAAGATTAATTATTTGTCCTCCGAAGCAGTGTCCTGAATGTGGAAGCAAGACAGCAAAAGATGGGGCTAGACTTTTTTGCACCAATGATTTGTGTGGGGGTCAATCTTTAGGGCGTGTAATGACATGGATCAAAAAGAGGGATATTCTCAATCTGGGAATTGGTGTTATTAAGGCCGCTAATATAAAATCAATCCGCCACTTATATGAGATGAGTCTTGATGAGTGGGCGAAGGTTCAGGTTGGAAATGGTGTTTTGGGTGAAAAACGTGCGAAGAAAATACTGGTATCTCTATATCATTCTAAATATGTTTCTTTATCAGAATTTTTAGGCTCTATTGGAATCAAAGGCGTGGGACGATCTCTTTGTCGTGATATTTGTAATGGATTGGGGGTACGAACACTAGACAATATATTTGCAATTCGTCCGGAACACATAGAAAAACTGGAAGGATTTGGACAGATAAGAGCATATGATTTTTGCAATTGGTTACTAGAGTATCGTAAAGATATAATTGAACTTGCTGGTATTATGAATTTCGAAACCGAGTTTTCTAAAGGTAATCAAGTTTTTGACAATGAGACAATTTGTTTTACTGGTAAGTCACCAAAACCACGTCAAGAAATGAGCAAATTAGCGGAAGCTGCTGGTGCCTCTGTTAGTAGTTCGGTTAACAACAATACCACGATTTTGGTAATTGCCGATATAGACAGTACGTCTTCGAAAGCGGTTAAGGCCCGTAAAATTGGGATAAAGCTGATGTCGCCAGATGAATTTTTGGAACAAGTTGGAGAATTGTAATGGAGCGATTATTTATTATATTTCTCACCGTTATGTTTGTTTCTCCGGTTATGGCCGATCGTCCAAAACTGAAAGGCCCAAGTAGTCCAAAATCACAAAAGATAACAAAAATAGACACAAAGCATCATTGTGATCATTTTCGCAAACATTATATCAGACACAGAAAGCATACACATCGTTCTCGACAACCAATTGTGATTATAGTCCAACCAAAAATTACATTATCAATTGACAAAGAACAAAAACAACAGACCCACGTGGAGTCAAGACATAAGACGATTTATATCGAACAGAAATCTAAAGATACTGTTTATGTTCCAAAAACTCGCAATCAAATAATACAAGAATCTAAGAATAAAGTAAAACCACAGGTGTATAATACTAAGGAACGATAGCGATGAACAGGCGTCGTTCGTTACCTTAGTTACCGGGGGTCTTTAAAATGACTCCCGCTTTTTTCGTTGAAAATCAAATGGGCAAATGGTGGTATTTAATTCTTCCAATTATCGTATGTCTGATATCATGCTGCGATTTATTAGCTACTTTATATTTTGAAAAAACGAATTGCTATTTCCAGGAAGCGAATCCTATAGCAGTATATGTCTGGACGACCTATGGCGATTATGGATTGGTAGGATTTAAAATTACCATCACTTTGGTGTCTTGCGTCTGTATGGCAGCAGTACTTCATGGCAAGAATCGATGTTGGCGAATTGTTGTTTCAATATTCGGACTTTCAATTTGTATATTTTTGGTTGGCTGGTGGATTTTTTGGGAACAATTGTGTGTATTGAACGTATAATAAGATAACGGCACTAGTGCCGTTCTCAATAGCCGCGCTCTATATGGATACATTCTTAATTGCGTTTTAGGGTGTTTGAAACAAATGGGTATTCACTGTACTAGATGTGATGGAACTGGTTTTTTGAATATTCATCAGATACCATCTGATATATTTGATAATGGTTATGATGCTATTATAGAATGGATTGATAAACAAGATTCAGATAGCCATGATGTGCAAGAATGCGATTGTTGTGACGGAAGCGGTGAGCACGGATACGATGAGCGTACATTTGATTGTATGTAATAATGAAAATATTAATTGATGAAGATACTACTCAAACAAGAATAGCCGAAATGGCTTCGGAAATTGATTTCTATTATTATGGTAAGGATTGGTATCGACACATTCAAGAACCAATTATTGTTGTTGGTGTGCTTACAGGTGCAATATTTTTTGTGGCCGATTTAGTGAGACAATTATCTATTCGTACCGAATTAGATTTTATTAGGACATCAACATATCCAATTACGGAGCCGATTAATGATATTGGCCGAGAAGATATATCCGAGGAAATTACAGTAGGATTAAATTCGGATATTATCGCCGAACCAGTCTCTACAATAAATAATTCTCATGTATTAATAATTGATGATATACTAGATTCTGGTTCAACCTATCAAGCAATTAGAGCCTACTTATTTGAGCGTGGTGCAAAAGATATAAGATTGGTTACACTGTTGAAGAAGCCAGGAAAAGCACCAGACAACATAAAAGCTGATTTTGTAGGTTTTGATATCGAGGATAAATGGGTGGCTGGATATGGCATGGATGACCGACGCGGATTAGGGCGTGAGATTCCATATATTTTTGTAGACGAAGGAACTGGAGATTAATGTGGATATTAAACAAGCTAAAAATATACTCAATGATGCAATGAAATCTATCGATAGATACTGCGCGGATAATCAGGAAATATCAGTTATTAATAAATTGTGTGATGTTATAAAATTTTTACTAGATGAAATCGATTGTATTAAATCTCCGACGATGACTGTTTTACATTGCGGAACAGAACAAAAATCAACTGAATTATCTCCAATACTACCTCCATCTCAAATTGATATACCAATGCCACCAGTGAAACGTAATTATGATGCAAGGGATGCACAATAATGTCTGATAAATTTGATTTTATAAAAGTACAACCATCCAATGGCGTAATGAAGGATAAAAATGGAAATATAGTTGCTTTTGTTTGGATATTTAGACCGGATGTTGCTGTTGAAGATCGACACTATTTTAAAATGTCTGATACTGATGATGATTCAAATTTTTTGTGTATTGAAACTGGCTCAGATAAAATTCCAGTAAATTGTAAAAAAATATTTTCGCCCGACAATAGACCAAATGAGTGGGAATCAGTAGGTGACGAAGAAATTCTTAAATGTTTCGAATTTTGTTGTAGTTTGCTGGCTGAAAAATATAAAGACATCGAACTACAGCAGCTTGGTCACCAGATTCTTTTGGATACTTTGTCCGGAGATAAAAAATAATGCTTCAGACATCAGAACATACATGTGACGTAGTAAAAATTAAACTATTGCCACATCCAAATGCCGATAAATTGAGCTTAGTTATGGTCGGCGATTTTCAGTGTATCGTTCGTACTGAGGATTGGAAAGATGGCGATCTTGCCGTGTATGTTCCTCCAGATAATATTGTTCCGGAAACAAAGGAATTTGAATTTTTGGGTGGACACCGCAGAATTAAAGCTCGAAAACTTCGGGGTGAATGGTCTGCTGGCCTCTTAGTTCCCGCACCAGAAGGTGCCAAAATTGGTGATGATTGTATGGAGCGACTTGGCATAATTCATTACGAGCCGAAAGCTAGGGGCGATTTTAGTACTGATGGAGAGAATGTTAAACCACCAAGATCAAAAGAAACATCTAAAGCTGGTTTATTTACGCCTGTATATGATGTATTAAATTTTCGTAAGTATTCCGATTTGTTTGAAGATGGTGAAGAGGTAATAGTTACAGAGAAGCTTCATGGAGCAAATTCTCGCTTTACTTGTGCTGATGGTCAAATATACTGTGGTTCTCGTAGATTTTGGAAAAAAGAAGACTCAAATAATTTATGGTGGAAAGCTCTTTCGCAAAATAAAATTCTTGAAACCTGGCTGAGAAATCATCAAAACTATATTCTCTATGGAGAAGTTCTTGGGCAAGTTCAAAATCTAAAGTATGGAGCTAAAAACGGTGAAATTTTCTTTGCTGCATTTGATATACTAAAGGGTAATAAATGGCTTGATTTTGATGAAGCTTGCGAAATTGGTTATATATTGCCGTGGGTACCTTTGGTATATCGTGGGCCATTTGATAAATATAAAATTCTTGCATTTGCAGAAGAGGATAGTTTGTGGCCCTGTGCGCAACACTGTCGTGAGGGCGTTGTTGTGAAACCGGTACATGAACGTACTGATCATAGAATTGGAAGAGTACAACTCAAGGTGGTTGGTAATCGATATTTATCTAAATCATAGAAGGATATAGAAATGTCTAAAGTAAGAAATTGTCCATATTGTTACGGTACTGGAAAAATTGGTATGATTGGTCGATGCACATATTGTCATGGTAGAAAAAAGGTATTATCGGATTATGTAAAATGGTATAGCAATAAGGCTTATGCGGTAGCCAAGTTTGAGCGAACAAGGAAAGAGGAAGCTGCAAAACTAATAGACAAAGATATCAAAAAATGGGAAGAAAAACATCCTAAACCGAGAAAATTTCCCAAAAATACAAAATAAGAATTTTTGCTAGTTAATTGTACACAATTACGAATTGTTGACTATTAATATTTCAATAAAACAGAAAGGATATATTATGCCAGGAAAAGATGGAACTGGTCCTGATGGTCATGGACCTAAAAAGAACAATACAGGAGTTCCTACTCCGCGAAGAAGAAGGTCTACTAATCCAGGTGGTGGTCGCAGAAATAGGGGCAAAACTTGTCCGTATAACCCAAATAAGAATACATAATGATAAAATTTATATCAGGTGACATGTTTGATATTGACGCTGACATTCTCGTCAACACAATCAACTGCGTAGGCGTGATGGGCTGCGGTGTGGCATTGGCATTTAAGAAAAAATATCCGTATATGTTTAAAAGATATAGATATCTATGTAGGTCTAATCAAATGCATCCTGGAATTCTGTGGAACTATAAAACACCAGATGGTAAGCTTATTGTTAATTTTCCCACCAAAGACCACTGGAGAGAACCTTCTAGATATTCGTATATTGAGCACGGACTAGAAGAATTGAGATCATTATTGAAAGAAGCTGATAAAGACACATCCATTGCATTGCCCGCATTGGGATGTGGACATGGAGGATTGGATTGGGATATTGTTAAGGAAATGATTTCAGAACAATTAAGCGATCTAGATAATGTTAATGTTTATGTGTTTCAACCGGGTGACTCAAGAAAACTAGGAGAATAGTAATGCCATACATATCACAAGATTCTCGCGCAGAATACAATGATGAAATCAATAGTTTAGTGGAAAAATTAGAGGCTTGGGATAATGATACATTATCTGGGCATCTTAATTATATTTTTTTCCGTATAGTTGCCTTATTGGGTAAAAACGAATCATACGCTAGAATGGCAACAGTATCATCTGCTTTATCTGAAGCCCAGGCTGAATTTCGTCGCAGAATTATGGCTCCATATGAGGATGAAAAGATTCAACAAAATGGAGATATTCAGTTATAGAACATCATGTTTCGGCTTGAATACTTACATTAATGCATCGGAGAAAAATAATGAGAAAAAAATTATGCAATGGTTTGTTATTTAGTTTGATGATACTTTTTGCTAGTATTTTTAGTCTACAAAAAACTTTACTAGCATATGAATTACCATCTATTCAAATTACAGATAATATTGTAAATGATGTAAAACCACAGGTAGATGGTAATATTGTTGTGTGGGAAAGTTACGTTGGACCATATAATACAGAAATTTTTATGTACAATACCGATACTGGAAATATACATCAAATTACAAATAATACTATTTATGATTTTGATGCTAAAATTAATGGTAATTTTATTGTTTGGACCAGTAGTGTCAGTCTTGGTGGCTATGACGATGCTGAGATTTTTATATACAATATTGATTTGGGCACAATAACACAATTGACAAATGATAATACTATGGATATTGAACCAAGTATTGATGCAGATTATTTAATATGGCAAGGACGTGCAGATAATTTGCCTGATGGGCCGTGTGCGTGGAATATTTTTGAATTATCAACTGAGATTTGGTATGAGCTACCAGCAAATTCATGTTCTTTTCATAATACCGCAAATCTTGAGAATCCATTTTTTGTATTTTTTGTTGACATTCAACCATGGAAATTATATAATATTTCAACTGACACCACAATTGATGCATTTTTTGGTTCAAATACGTCCAAAGTAAATAACGGTAGAATAGTTTACAATTCTTCACAATTTCCTCCATCAAATTATGATCTTTTTATGTTGGATTTGGTTTCTATGAATACGACGCAATTAACCAATACCCAAGAAATCGAACATGATGTTTGTTTGTACGATAATTACGTTGTATTCACTAGACAAATTGACCCAGAATTGCCTGAAAAATCAATCTTTATTCTTGATATATCAACTACTACATTGTTTCGTATAATGAATGGGATAGATATTGACAACATTGTTATGGATAACAATAAAGTTGCCTGGTTAATGACTGATCCGGCTTACATTCATTGTACCATATTGTGCAATCACAGGACTGAGTGTATAGCATGTGAGGCGTGTGGTGGCGAATGCCAAGAATGTGATGAATGTTATTTATGTCACGAATTGTGTGATAATTTTGATAAAACCATATTAATACAATATGATATAGCTACCCATACCTGGTATAAAATTGATTCTGGTGAATATAACGTAACTGATGTAACGATTAATAACGGCAATACTGTTTGGACAGGATGTGATGATATTGATCATGAAATTTTCTTGGTTATTGACTGCCCAGATATTGATGGTGATGGAATTTGTGATATTGACGATAATTGTCCATATACTCCAAACAACGACCAAGGAGATATGGACGGAGATGGAATTGGTGATGTTTGTGATCCATGTCCAAAAGTTTTTGGCAATTGTAAACATCCGACAGGCACTATACAATAGATTGATGGCACAATAGCATAATTACTAGTGTCTAATCAGAAAGGAGGTGAAATTGTGATTAAGAAAATGATGGCGTGTTTACTGGTGGTTTTTTGTTCGTTTATCGCTGGATGTCCTGCTGCTGATTTTATAGCTGAAAGATTTGGTTACGTACCAGAACCCGAAGCTAGCTGGGTTGATGATGTTGATGATGTATTAGATCAAATTAGTGATTTAATTAATGATTAATCGCATTCTAAGTGCGGGGTGGAGCAGTTGGTAGCTTAACGGCCTCATAAGCCGAAGGTCGCCGGTTCGAGTCCGGCCCCCGCAAATTCTTTATGAAAGGAAAAATATGTTGAAAGTTTACATTGCAGGCCCATATGCCAAAGGTGATGTTGCAGTTAATGTTAAAAATGCCATAGATGCTGCTGATAGATTAATTGAAATTCGATGTGTCCCATTTGTACCACATTTATTTCATTTTTGGCACATTTTATCTCCACACGAATATGATGTTTGGATGAATCTGGATATGGAATGGCTGAGACAGTGCGATGTTGTTCTTAGACTTTCTGGTGATTCAGAAGGTGCTGATAAAGAAGTTCAATTGGCTAAACAATTAGGTAAACACGTATATACATCGGTTGAAAGTCTTATAAAAGTAATTTCAGGAGATAATAAATGTTACAAGTAACATATGATCTTGATAAAATAAAAGTCAGATTTGATCACAAATTTTGTGGTCCGCATGAAATAATGGGCTGTACTGGTGTTCATGTTAATGAAAGTCGCAGATGTTCTTTGGCGACAGTATATATTAATGATGTATTTGCTGGTAAAGGCATGGCGGTATGCCATCCTACGGATAATTTTTGTCGTTCTATCGGAAGAAAGAAAGCCTTAGCCAATGCGCTTATTCCATTTAATAAATCATTTCGTAGGGCTATTTGGATAGAATATAATATTAAGTGTGGTTTTAAAATACATAAATAATAAAGTTATTCATGATTGGGAAAATATATGAAAATTTTTATTCTAGAAGATAATGAATCGCGTATGATAAAATTCAGACGAGAACTTATTGGACACGAGATAGATCATGCAGAAACAGTTCAAGATGGCACTAGTTTGGTAGTGGCCAACAAGTATGATTTGCTTTTTCTCGATCATGATTTGGGTGGAAAAGAAATGGTTGATTCTTTTGTCGAAGATACTGGCTATAAATTAGCCGAATTCATAGCTTCGTTTACTCCGAATAAAGAAACGCCATGTGTAATACATTCATGCAATCCAGTTGGCGCCGACAATATGACCAAAGTACTCCCTCACGCCATTAAGATACCATTTCCATCTTTAAATATATCACTAGTTATAAAATATGTGGAAAAATATCAAAAACTACTAGAAAACTGAAGGTGTATAATTCATGGGTAAAAAAAATAAAAAAGAGAAGCAACGAGAATTAACTAAAATAGAACCAATAAATAAAGATATACTTGATTCAATTGGAAGCCCGAACATATGGACTCCTAAAACCGAAGATGCCTGGCTAAAGGAACTTCGCAAGATGTCAACTGGAGAAATCTATCGAAGGTTCCCGCCGCTCAAGAAACCTATGAATGTTAGAAAAAGAGGCAAGGGGTCTGGTTGGGGTAAAAATGCTTGATGAAAGAAACGCACCAATGGACGTTTTAGATACTGAGTTAGAATTTTTCAATATTTAGTACGCAGGATATCGATGAGTATTAGGCTCTCTAGAAAACAAAGACGCGGTGGACATATCGCCAGACGGAAAAAGGGCATTACACCATATAAATATTATCTTACTAAAAAAGAAATTATTCGCAGAAAGGAGGAAGGTGACGTGACTGACTGGAACGAAGAACTTCAAAGAGCAGCAGAACGCGCTATGGAAGTAGCAACGGCTGTGATTCGAGAGGATGGCCCTAAGAGTAAACCATATTGCGTTTATTCTGAAAAGACTGGACGAAAATTTGGATGTTATCCTACTAGAAAAGCTGCGGAAAAAAGATTGGCTCAGATTGAGATGCATAAACATATTAAGAAAAACAAGTGAGTAACCACAAAGAGGATTAGCTTGCTTGCCATGCGTAGGTGGAGTAACGGTGTCGTCGTTCTAAGGCGACACCAGCTTTTGGTTTTTATTTAAGAGATAAAATTTTATGAACATACAAAATAAAATACAGCTTATTTCCACAAATAATGAATTTTTGCAGCGATTTAAGGATACATGGGGAGTTGGTAAAAAAAGAAGTGATCAGGCCCGTAGATTGGTTGATGGTGATATTCATTTACCAGAAGACAAAGATGCTATTATCGGTATGGCAATAATTGTAAATATACAATTAGCATTAAGTCATTTAGAATCACAAGAACTAGAAGTAAGTATCGGTGACGAATAAAACAACAGTAGTAAATATTCGAACACACGAATATGACGCATACATAGGCAGGGAGGGGCATGGCCATGATGGCTATTTTGGTAATCCCTTTTCTGTCATGCGAGATGGTGGTCAAGAATTTGCCTCACGAGTTGAAGAATTAAGAGGAACTAAACATACAGTTACAGAAGCTCGAAAACGTGGTATTAAAGTTGAAATTATTGGAGTAAATAATGTTAAATGAAACAGTAGATTTTTTGAATTATATTTTGCAACAAGATAGGGTAGGAGTCAGTAATATTTTTCTTGATTGCTATATGCCAGCATCTCAGGAATGGATAGATCATCCAACTATTCAAGTAACAACGGATGATAGGGTTCGTTTGATCGGGATATTAAATGGTTTTGTTCTAGATTGTCAGAAAACTGAATGTTTAAGAATGGTTATTGATGATAAAACCGGTTTAATTAATCGCTTTGAACTTGGACCATATAAATAATATCAGAAGGTGATAAATAATAATGCAAGCTTGTTATAGAGGATTACGTAATTACAAATATCAATTAGTTGAAGATTATGAATTAATAATTCCCATTAAAGAAAAATCAATAGTTGAAAAATTTATTGAACTGAACGAAGCTGGTCGTCTTTTGATTAAAAAAGGATATTGTTGGGATGGCCCAAGTGGACCTACAATTGATACTTTAACTTTCATGAGAGGATCACTCGTTCACGACGCCCTTTATCAACTTATAAGGATGGAACGTCTGGATTTGTCGTACCGAGACAAAGCTGATCGAATTATTCGTCAAATATGCTTAGAAGATGGAATGAATAGAATTAGAGCATGGTATGTTTATTGGTCGTTAAGGTTTTTTGCTAAAGGGGCTGCTATTCCTGGAACGCAAGAATCAGATGTAATTGTTTGTGTTCCCGTAAATAAATAAGCAAGGAATAACTATGGCTCTAATAATTGAAGATATCCGTCGTGAAATTAATCATACAATAAGGATGGGCTATCATGTTAACAATATAGAAGCCTTTTTAATTCATTGTGATGATGCATATACACTATTAAAAGATGACCATGATTATTGCCAAAAATATGGTTTTCCATGCAGTATATTTCATACGGAAAATAATGAAATGAAAATTTGTGGCATTAAAATAATTACTAGTGAATACGTCGAACGAGGAACGATCCACAAAATTTTTAAGAATAATTTACCATATATTCCTCCGCAATTTCAAACATATTTACCCGAAAATGAGCCAATAAATTTTCCAGAATATTTACGACTTCCAACCATTGTTGATAAAAAGAAGAAAAAAAAGAAACATAGCACGACACGAAAGATAGAGTTGGGTGATTAATATGGAATTTGGAGACAATCGATTAAAGCGAATAACTAGGTTTCTTTACAAATGGTTACTGTGTTCTTGGTTCCACAGACGACACAGATGTTATCCAAGAGTTGATTTGCTAGATGATAACTCGTGGCATTGTAAAAAATGTCATGAGTGTGGAGAAGTGTTTGATATTATTTTTGATGGACAAAATATGAAGTGGTTTTAAAGGCCCCGTGGCGGAATGGCATACGCGACAGTTTCAAGAACTGTTGTCCGAAAGGGCGTGCTGGTTCGAATCCAGTCGTGGCCATTAAAAAATATGCTGAGTAAACTAGAACTGGAAGAAAAAGTAAATTGCAGTGGGTGGGTTGAGCAATTTATTGGAGATAAATAGTATGAAAAGTGATTATTGGTTTGATTCCGTAAAATCTTCTCTTTCAGAGGCCGGTATTTTGGCAACACAAAAACAGATTGAACAAATAGCTGGAGATATGGAGGTAAGTCATGATCAGTACGATATGGCTTTCGGATATGATGTGGCTAGTCAGAATCTTCAGGCCAGTAAAAACAATGAAATAGTAAAACTTAAGAAAAAACTTAGGGAAGAACAAGAAAAGCAAACATGCAAAGAATGTAATGGGAGAGGGTATGTGAGAGAACAAGGCCCAGTCCATGGTTCCGAATTTACGTGCTATAAGTGCAAGGGGGCAGGAAGGATATAACATGGTAAAACATGGTTGTGCGCCGTTTCTGGAGTGTAGCACAAAAGGTGATCGAAGATTCTCGGCTTTTTGTGCTCGTGTTAATGGGCGTGATGGAAAGAATATCGAAGAAATCTATCAGGCGGCTAAGATTTTCGAAGATGGATCAACTGGTTTGACGTGGAAAGAGGCTAAGGGGCGAATTCCGATTAACAGCGATGAAGTATCACTGTTATATTCTCAGTTATGGGATGAATATATCGCCGAAAATCCACATTTATTAAAAATATTAAAAATGGTTAGCGGCATTAGTGATATATTTGGTCAACGTGGTCACGCTTGTCAAGCCACAGAGCTTTGGAGGATTAAGTGTAAAATGCAATAATATATTTTTCCTGTATGTATAAATAGATCATATTATATTAGACTATACATCGAGCAATCTTATGATTGCTCATTTTTTATGCGCATTTGTGTATAATAAATATGTGATGAATCTATTGAGCCTTCGTTTCTATGGTGATTCGGAATCTCAGTAGCCTTATCGTTTTAGGGAGGTAAAATTATGACATTAGTAGCTGATACATGGGGAGCAAATCGAAATCCAACTCCAAAATCTTTCAAAATGTACAAGACTCTTACAGCTACGGCTGTATCTGGGTCTGCCGTGACCGACACAGAAACAATTTTTAATAAAAACTGTCCTTTTCCAGTGAAGGTTGTTGGATTTGAGGTTCAGGCAGTGACATTAACTGCTAGTGATTTCAGTGGTAGCGGATCGGCCATGACTGTTGCGCTGCAAACCTCTGATGAAGTTGATACATCTCCTGGTGCGCCAACGGCCATAAGCTGGGATACTGCGGTAACTGTCGATTGTTCTGGCATTGCATCTGATACAGACAAGAGACTATTTGCAGCTCCATCTAATGCTGGTGATCGAGTGGATGTCGGTTTGGATCAGACATATGTTGCAGTTCCGAAGGGTGGTTCAATGAGGGCAACCCTATCAGCTCAGGCCAAAGATGCCGTTTCTGTATCTAGTGCTGTAGAATTGCTGGCAATTGTAGAATGTATACCGACAGAAGCCAACGATCAACTTAGATTTTAGTTAACAATAATTAAAAACACTTCTAAGACCGAAAGCGAAAGTTTTCGGTCTTTTTTTATCAAAGGTGTATAAGTTATTGGATAGGATAGGGCGTAGGTATGGATAGACAGTGCCACTGTATTTTTTGGGACTGGGAAGGTGTCAAATGGATATAGCTGAAAAAGAGCGGCTAATTGCAAGAATTAGTTGGAAATATATTCCTGCCACCGTCAGAGTCAATAATGGCGATATTGTTTCATTTCTTCTTCATTCCCCAACGCCACAAGAACAATCGCAAGCTGCTATGATTTATTCCACTGAAAAACAACGCGCCACTATTATTGGCTTACCATCTGAATCAGAATTATTGGCAAATATGATTAATCTTGACAGATGGAGTCTTCAAAAAGAAGATGAAATAGAAGGATTACAAAAAGATATTCATACAATTCGTAGAGGATTGTTGGATTTAAGGTTTAATAAAACAAAACTAGAATTCACTCGCTCTCTTTTGCGTCGTGCAGAAAAAGCTCTAATCGAACGACTGACAAACCGCCACGATCTTTTACAAGGAAGCGCAGAAGCTCATGCGGAAATTGCTCGTCAACGTTATTTAGTGGGTCGTATTGCCGAAACAGAAAATCATAAACAAATATGGCCGATACCAGAAGATTTTGATAATTGCGAAGACAACGAACTTATATCACAACTGTGTGAATTTTTTTTTCAAAAATCTCGTATTTCGTCCAAGCTAATAAGAGAACTAGCCCGTTCATCTCAATGGAGAGCCTATTGGGAAATAGCTAAGAATACTAATGAATTATTTTGTGGTGATGTATTATCGTGGTCAGTCAATCAAAGAGAATTAGCTTATTGGTCTACTATTTATGATTCAGTATATGGTTCATATGATCGTCCATCAAAGGAAATTATTGAAGACGATGATCTTTTAGATTCTTGGTTTATACGTCAGGGAGAAAAAATAGAGCATAGAACACAATCTGGACTTATACCGAAATCAAATAAGTCTGGTCGTAATGAAGAATTTATTATGGCAGACGCCGAAGGCGCTAAACAAGTATATAAAATGAATGATCCTGTTGTTCGTGCTCGTATTAAGGCAAAACAAAAAATGATAGCCAAAAAAGGAATAGTACGTGAGCAAGATATGCCAGACAGTCAAAATGAAATGAGACAACAGTTTATGGAAAAACAAAGTAAACATGTTAAGGATATTATGCGAAAATAGGGAGATGAAAATGTCTCGCAAAGAAGAAGAATTGGCAGAATTACGGCATAGACAAAAAAGGGCTCAACAAGGACGTATTGCTCAAGATTCTAAGAATCGTTTGAAAAAAATAGCAGATAAGAAATTCCGCACCTGTTTTATTGCTGCGTTGGCTGAATTTGAAAATACATTTGGCCTTGAACTTTGGGGACATAATTTACCAGAAGAAGAATTAACTACAAAGCAAATGGCTAACAGGATACGTTGGGAACAAGTTCGTAAGAATATTCTCGATAAAGGAAATACTCAGGCACGTGCCCTGGGGATGGAAATTGATTTACATAAAATAGAATTTGAAGGATATCATGTCCAATTTGGAGGAATTACAAATGGAGAGTAAAAGGACAGTAATCGACACTGTGGACGAAAATAATCAGCCAATTAAGCTAGCTGTTGTTCGTCCGAACAATAAGGTTAATCAGGAAGCTAATATGGGTTATAATTTACGAATGGCAGAACTTATTCGTAATGGGTCTAAAAATGGGTCGAATAGATTACTGCTTCGCGCCGAACTAGAAGATTATTTGGCCGAAATGGGCATTTGGACTATGAAGGATCAGCTTGAAGTAGAGAAATTGGCTTTGGAAATTCGCGCCAATGAATTATTGCTAAAAAGGGGTGGCATTAAAATCTCAGAAGGTAGGGCCATGGCACTGCAAATGGCCGAAAAACGACAATTAATTCTTGAGAAACATGCGAAAAGATTGCAATTTGATTCTGCTACAATAGAATCTCACGCAGAAAATTTTCGCTTTGAATATCTTTTGGTTAAATGTTTGGTACTTGCTGATACTGGTAAACAATTTTTAAAGGATCATGATGAATATATTGAAAAACAAGATACAGAAGCGGTAATGGAAGGTGCTCGAATACTTGCCAATATGATTTATGGCATTGAAGACAATGTTCAAAAGAAGATGTTTGAAATGAAGTGGCTTAAAGATGCTGGTATGATCAACGATGAAGGACGTTATATTAAATCTGACGGTACGATTATTGATAGGGATGGTCGTTTAATTGACAAAAATGGTCGCTATATCAATAAGGATGGTCAATTAATTGATACTTTTGGACGATTTGTTGACGAACATGGTAATTTACTAGTGGATGAATCAAAACCATTTATAGATGATGAAACTGGTAAGGCAGTGATTATCGGAGAAATAGGTAAAAAAAGTAAAACAAAGAAAATTGCTTCCAAAAGAAAAAGAAAAAAGAAGGTAGCAACAAAATAGAATGATTGAGGATGTGATGTAAGTGGCATTTGTACTTGACGTTAATCTTAGAATTCAAGATATCCTTGGTCTGCAAAAGGTTGAGGCTGCTCTTGGCAAATTAACAAGTTCCACACAGGTGGGAGCTGTTGTTGGTGGTGCTGGAGCTACAACAAGTGCAATTAAAACACAGGCTGCTGCTGCAACTGCCCAGGCTACTGCTGTCAACAAAGTAACAACTGCCACTAATAAAATGAATGTTGCCCAGAATAAAGCTGCAACAAGTACGCGAAAAGCTACTTCTGGAATGCAACTTAGCGCTAAAGCTTCTGAAAATTTTGGCAATGCTGTGTATCTCGCCGGTCGTCGATATGCTGCATTTGTAACTGCTACCGCTGCTCCACTAGCAATTGTCGCAGGTTTGGGAAAAGCCACAGCTTCGGTAATCGAATTTGATAGTGCCATACTTAAATTGCGACAAATTATGGGCCAAACAGATCAGCAAATTAGTAGTACCAGAGACACTATTCTTGATTTAGCCGCCAGCACAGGTACGTCTGCTAGTGAGATTGCTCGTGTTGGTAAGGTTTTGGCTCAGGCAGGGCAAAGAGGTGATGTGCTTACCGAGTCACTAACAGCTCTTTCTAAAGTTCCATTAACGCCGTCTTTTGAAACTATTGATGCTGCTATTGAAGGTACCATCGCCGCTCTAAATCAGTTCAATTCCGAAGGTTTAACTACTACTAGGGTGCTGGATGTTATGACAGCCCTATCTAATAAATTTGCTGCATCTTCAGAAGATATTGCTAAAGGTATAGCTCGTGGTGGTGCTGCATTTGAAGCTATTGGTGGCACATTTGAGGAATTTGCTTCAGTATTTACAACTATTCGACAGGCAACGCGAGAAAGCGCCGAAACTGTTGGTACATTTATGAAGACCATTTCTTCTCGTCTGGCTGATCCTAAGATTGTAAATTTCCTTGAAGGTAAAGGAATTCGTATTTCCGAAGCCATTGAAGCTGGTAATCCAGTAGAAGCAATAAAGCGAATTGCCGCTGCATTAAGAGAAACTGCAAGTATTCAGGATAGAATTGAAATAGGTACTAAGCTTGGCGGACGACGCCAGATTTCTCGTTTACTTGCTTTGATTAGTAACATTGATGTGTTAGATGAAACTTTAAAAACTGCTGCCACATCAAGCGGAGAATTCGGGAAAATAGCCGAAGAAGGTTTAAAGGGATTGCAGGCACAATTAAATATTATGGTTCAAGAATGGAATAAATTAATACAATCATTAGCGGCTCCAGTATTTGTTCCATTTATTCAAATGGCTACTCAAGCAGGAAAAGCCTTGGCGTATATGGCCGATTTTGCCAAACCTATTATTCCAGCCTTAACATATATTGCAGGGTTTACTGCGGCATTCAAGTTATTAGCAGTATCTATTACCAATGCAGGAAAAGCACTTGCATTTATGGGAACCGTTGGAAGAACCGTTGGTGGTGGACTTGCTGCTACCGCAACTGCTGCCCAAGGTTTAGCTGCTGGTGGTTTAGCCGGAACTACAGCAAGAGAACGGGTTCAAAGACGTTTGGCTGGTGGAGTTGGCCTTTCTGCTGAACAAGCTGCTGCTGCTGGCGCTGCTGGTGGTAGATTCGCTGGTGGAGCGAAAGCTGCTGTTACTTCACAATTGGGCCAATTAGCTGTAGCTGCCGGTATTGCTTTAGCTGCCAGTAAGTTTTCTGAAGCTGCTGAGAAAGCTGGTAGTTCTGCTGGTATATTCGCTTCTGAAACAGCAAAAGCTGCCGCTGTTATTGGTATTGCTATCTCTGCTTTGTCTGGCAAAAGTATCACCGGGGCTTTAGCTTCACTCGGCCCATTCGGTGGTGCTGTTGCTGGAGTTACTTTGGCATTGGGTGCAATGACATATGCTGCCAATAAAGCTGCTGATATCGATATGCAAAAAGTTATTGATGAAATGGTTAATAAAATTAAAAACATTAAAACAGATGACCTAGAAATAAAAACACCAGAACAATTACAGCAACAAATTGGCGATCTTGGAACTGATGCTATAGAAGGAATTCAAGAAGCTGCAAATAAATGGGAGGATGACTGGTATGACGTTTTTGCCAATATTCCAAATAGATTAAAAAATCTATTTACTGGTCAGGGTAACTTAACAATTAATGATGCACAAGCTCAAGAAATAATTGAACGTATTGTTGGTGCTAATCCAGAACTACTTAATAAAATTTTGCAATCTGCGGTAGAACAATTTGGCGCTGGTGGACTAGAAACAGGTATCGATCAATTATTAGTAGAAGAATTAGGTGGCAATGCTGAAGTCATTGCCCGTGTTCGTCAGGCTATGATTAAACAGCTTGGTGGAATGGAAAAAATTGCTACTAATATTGAAAAAATTAAGCTAGACACAGAAGTGAGTAGGCTTGGAAATGCTATTGCTAAAGCGTCAAAAGATTTTGAAACCCTACATGTTCCATCGCAACTTAGTTTTGAACTTGGAATGTTGAGTGATGCAGTTGGTAATACAGCGAGGGCTATTGAAACTAATGTAACATTATTTGACAAATTAAGTCAAGTAATTGGTCAAGATATTGGTGTTTCTAAGCCGGGAACAGAATTTTCTAGGGCGGCAGTTGAAGAACTTGTTCGTACTGGAGGTATCGGTGACATATTAGATTTGAGCAATTTTGAAGGTTTAGATGAATTTACTACCGACATGGCAAGAGTCGGAGATGCACTAGATGATTTTATGAAATCTATTGTTAAAAGTAAGGCAAATGCTGATTCATTGCGATCGTTATTGAGTGATCCAAAGGTTGATCCATTTGATATTATGAGTGATTATATCGATAAATTTATGGATGAATATCCAGATAAAATTCCACCTGAAGCTGAAGCTGCCTTTAAAGCTGCTGCTACTGGTCTCGGACAACAATTAAAAAATATGATTACTGATTCTGCCGGTGTGTTGCCCAGTACAGAAGAAATACAAAAAGCTATGGATTCTGTTCTTGGAAAACAACGTCCATTTTATGACGCAGCTATAGATGTTTATCAAACATGGTTAAATGCTCAAATGCAACAATTAAATTTAAAATTATCTGGTGAAGAAATATCTGCACAAGTCGATGTTAGTACCGCAGAACTTAGTGATACTATTATAACAAGTCTACGAAATGCTTTAAAAAATGTTGGTATTGATCTTCGATTACCATTATTCGAAGAAGGTCTCCAGAATGCTAATGATGTCATGGTTGATTTAGCTCAAAATGGTGATTTGGTTGGACAAGTTTTATTAAAATATGAAAGTAGTTATCGTAAACATGCTGAATTGCAACGACAAATAGCTGAAGCTCAGCAAACCGGTGAAGGAGCAAGTATTGGTTTGTTGGAAGCTTCAAATAAGGCATCAATTGAAGTGCTTAATTTACAAGTAGTTTTAAGTCAATTGGCTAAAATAGCACAACGGGCTCCACAGGCATTAGCCGCACAGCAAGAAGAACAAAGAAAACTTCCGTATGTTTTTGATGAAAAAGCTGCAACAAAATTTACAGAACAACTTGGTAAAAGTAGTGAGAAAATGATTGAGCTTATTAATCGACAACGACAATTGATTGAAGCACAAACTGCAATTGATGTAGCTGAAGTATTCAAAAAACCTGCCGATATTTTTGCTGAAGCTCTAAGAGAAAGTGCCACTGCTGTTCGTGCATTTACCTCTGCCCTGACAACCCAAGACTTACAAAGGGGACTTGGTGTTCCTAGTGCTGGCACAACGCCGGAAGGGCGTGTATACACAGCACGCCAATATGTTCCAGAAGCAAGACTGCCAAAAAAGCAAGTGATGGACCAGAAATTTTTGCAATCTGCTTTATTCGGTGGTAATGTGGAGAATGTTATGGAAGCACTACTCCAGGGTGCTGCGACGACAGCCGAAAGTAAAGTTTTCAGTCAATTACTTCGAGGACAACAAGATGAAGCTGCGTCCAATAAAGTACTTGCTGAAAGTTTTAGAGAATTTAAGGGATTTATTTATGATATTCCAAAGGCTATTCAAGAAAGTGGACTAGACCCGGCAGAAGTGGCACATGCTGCGGCTAAAGTTTTGAGGGAGCAGGCTACTCAATCTGGAGCAATTGAAGTAGAACACATTGGCGCAATTCAAAGAACCATGGGTGATTTAGCTAATAGTTTAAAAACATTAATCGAACGTCCAGAAGTAGCCAGAGAACCACAGCAAATCATAGAGCAATTACCTAGCAATATTCAGGATTTATTACGGAATTTAAGTCAACCGACAGGTCGTGCGACAGAATTTGAAACGGCGCCAAGAACATTCGAAGATATTTCGTCATCGGCGGCAGACATTCAGCGAGCTGCATCTGAAACACATATGGCCTCAGAAGCTACCATACGATCAACTGAAGAAATGCGTACAGCTTCTACCGATATACGTACTGGCGGCACTGATTTACTCACTGCTAGTCAAGGTATTAGTGAGGCGATTGGACAACTACAAGCATTTGTTGATATACAGCGAGAAACATTAACAAGACAACAAGAAGTAGCTGGCGAAAGTACTGATACTGGTAGTAATACTGAAGCAATTATGGCTACAACGGAAGCGATAAATGCTCTTGGTGAACGTGTTGATTCGGTCGCGAAAGCTGTCGAAATTCAAACCCAACAAGCAGTTGAATTGGCTACTACAGAAACAATGAAACCACTCGAAGTGGAAGGCTTGGTTGAAAATACCAAGGCATTAGATGCTAGTAGTGATGCAAATTCAAAAACTCGGGAGGAAATGACTACTTTAAGTAAGGGGATGTCTGATATTGCAAATTCAATGAAAAATGGTATTGGAATTGACATTGAAACTATGAGCGAAGTCAAGGTTGATGTAGAAAGTATTGGTGCAGCAGCTAAAGAATTTACATCTGAATTTGAAGAGGTTGCGCATAAGGTCGCCAAGGAAGAAATTCGCATTATGTTGCAACAACTAGCTCGTGAAGCTGGTAATTCCGAAGCCGCATCAACATTTGAAAGTGCGATAACGTAAAAGGTAAATTATGGCCCAATGTTATTATACAGAAAATTATCAAACTTGGAGCCCATCCGGTAAGCAAGTATGGGAAGAAAAGGACTTATCTCCATGGCTTCCGAGTACTGGAGATATAACAGCAGAAATTGTTATATTAAATAGCAATACGATAGTGGGAGTTTTTTCCGGTGGGATAAGAGCCGCTGGTTCTTCGTTAGATAGAAAATTTAATATATACAGGGTTCCATTTTATGATGGATACAATCCATTAACATTGCACGTTCAAGTTTCTGGCGGTAAAATTGAGTGCTATGCCTCAAGTGGTATAGATTTCTGTTTGTTGGGATATTGGACTGGAACTCGATATGTAGAAAAAAATGATGATTTTGCGCCTGCATCTGGTGGTGCTTGGATCAATACAAATCTTAGTACCTTTGGTGTTCCAAGCGGTGCTATAGCAGAAATTGCTCTTGGAGATGCTAATGGTAATAATAACTTCGGCGTTCGATCTGTCGGAAATGATAATCTTCGTTACGTTAAAATGAATGCTGGAGATACCTTGCACGGTAAATATAATTACTGGACATCCCTGGTGCAAACCAGCGGCAACAATGCGACAATTCAATATTATTCACAAACCTATACGACTGGACGAAAATTATTTGTTTGTGGTTACTGGGATACTCCACCTGGGGATTATACTGATATATTTGATAGAGATGCAGCTAATCCAATAAATGATAGTACATGGGACGTTATCGATGTAGCTAATGTACAATCTGGATATGTAGCATCATTCGGCATCATGACCGAAGAACCACTTCATAGTCGTGTTTTAGGTATTCGTCAATCTGGAAGCATTATTGATAGAAAAAATAATATACGTTTTTCTACTGCCACAAAAATCAATATGGTATATTGTTCGCACGTAAATGTTAATCCATACATTGAAGCTTACTCAGAAGATGCTTCTGGAAGTAATGATGATTTTACTTTATTGGGTTATTGGAACAATTTTTCATCATATTTCGAATCGATAAATGCTAGCGGCAATTTATATATATGCGGACATGATATAGCTCCTGTTTTGAGTGGCAGTAAATTATATTACACAAATTTGGTTGAAAAGCAAATTGTCGCATATGATATTGATAATTTTGAAACAGACATTATTGTCGCAAGTGGATTAAATGCCCCATATGGAATAGTGTCTGACAGCATTAGGGATCATTTATACTGGGTTGATAAAAGTGACGGAACAGTTAATAGATGTACTACAAGTGGAGATAATATCTGTATAATTAGTTCTGGATTTTCACTTCCGTCACATATAGCTTTCGACTATTTAAATAGCAATTTATATATTGTTGGTAATAGTGATGATTATATATCTAGAATTAATATTGATGGCTCAAATAATGTTCTTATTCTTGATAGTTCTGACGGAATTTCAGCTCCTAGTAGAATTCAATTATTGCCATATTCTGGTATAATGTTTTGGACAGAAACAGATACCACTAATGGTAAAATCAAAAAAGCTAATTTGGATGGATCAGAAATACAAACTATAGTAAGTGGTTTATATAATCCAATAGGAATAGCGTTAGATAAAACTAACAATAAAATTTATTGGACACACACACCAACAACTGGAGACCCATTTAATGGACAAATACAAAGATCAAATTTTGATGGATCAAACATAGAAACAATTTCTGATGGATTTGGATTTTTACTTGGTCTTGTTATAGATCAATTCTCAGAATTTGCTTATGTTAATATTTATGCCGGTGCTGAAAATGATGTAATAGCAAAAGTTAATATGTCCGACGGAACAAAAGAATATATCATCATGGTCGATGGCCATATCAACGGAATGGCTATTTACAATCCGTCTCCAGGAATTAAAACATTTACACATGGACATGACACCATATTATCTTCTAGTGATTTATTCATATCAGGAAAAGATGATAACTTAAATAATTGCAATCTTTTTATACCTGGACACGATATAGTATCAATTTCCAGTGATTTATTTATTGATGGCGAATGTCCATGTAATGATAGTTGCGACCTATTTACATCCGCCATGCATATATGTTCAAATAATTTGAACCTTTTTGTAAAAACTTGGAATTTTGATGGAAATTGTCACTACACCGAAGATATTCATAGTTGGCATATTGAAAATAGTGGGTCGTGGGAAGTCCATGATTTAAATTCTCATATTGTTGTGCCATCTGGAGATACTCCCAGCATAGTAGCAGAAATTTTGATTTCTAATATTGGTGATATTCCATGGTCTGGTGGTGTCCGTACATTAAATTCTTCGCTAGACAGAAAAATAGGTATTTTTCAACAGGATAATATTGAATGGTCTGGTGCCAATTATGGTGCTACGATGCACGTACAACTTTCTAATGATCATAAGTTAGAATGTTACGCGCAAAACTGTGATGATATTAAATTTATTTTATTAGGATATTGGGTTGGTCCAGAATATGTCGAATTAGCCGAAAGATTCAATTTTGTTGGTGCTGCTGATTGGGCGCAAAAATCACTAGATACCTATGGAGTTGCTAGTGGTGCTATAGCCGAATTAGTTGCTGGATGTTATTATTCCTCTGAATATCGCATGGGTGCTAGACAAATAGGTTCTGATATAGACCGATTCATATATGCTGGCCGTGGACAATGGACTGGATTGCCAGGAAGTTCACGAGGTTATTGGTCAACGTTCGTTAATACAAGCGGCAATAATGCTGTTATAGAGATCAAATCTGATTTTCCGACTTTAGTTACCGGCGGTATATATTGGATGGAAAATTTCGTTGCTGGATATTGGTCTAATCCACCTGGTGAATATACTGAACAATATACTATTGATGATGCATCTATAGGAATAGATAGTACTTGGACAAATGTTAGTGGAACAGCACCATCAGATTCCGTAGCACAATATTATGTATCTAACAAAAAATTAACAAAACAAACACTTGGTATCAGATCATTAGCCAATGAGCTTGATCGTAAATTTAGTCTTCCAAGATCACCAACTAGTAAAACATCAAATTTTAGTTCGCATGTCAATGTATCGTCAGACGTAAAAGTATATGCTCAATATGGTGCCGACAATAATGAAAATATAAATTTATTAGGTTATTGGAATAATTTTAATTCATGGACACCTCTGACTTCAGATAGTATATCACTTTTTATGTCTGGGATTCCAGCTTTTATAAATACTAGTGGCGACAAAGGCGGGTTATATCCATCTGGTGTTTCATTATATATCTATGGTATTCAATCTGATAATATTGATTTGTTTACCAACGGTGCTGATAGCAGTGATGCTTCTGGAAGTTTGTTTATACATGGAATATTTAATTATGCTACTAGCCAAGAATATTCTTTGTCTTATCCATCTGGTCTTCAATGTTATACTGTCGGTAGTGGCATAATTTCAGAAAGTGGTCAATTTCCACTTGTTATTGACGGATTTAATATACCTGAAGTATCCGGTGATCTTTTCATTAACGGTTATGATCTCTCTTCTGTGTCTGGCGATTTATTCATAAAAGCTCCTGAGCCAGCAGCATCTTCATTAAGTCTTTTCATCTATAATCCAGTTGATCTAGGACCAGGTTTAATTAGAGAAGCTGATGCTGTATTTTATTTGAGATATTATCATGATGGCCCAGATTCAGCAGGTGATATACAGGAATTTGTAAATAACCAAACATGGTATATTCCAGAAACCTTATTTCAACACAGTCCGTTTATTGGCGTATCCGGTAAAGTGGTTGAAAATGTTGGATCATCAGAAATAATTGAACCATTTGCTCCGACTTTCGGAGATGGCACTTATCCGCAATTTAATGATCTTGGCGGACCTAATTATCGTGAAGCACTAGACACTGACTACCGCACCCCTGGAGGTGGATGGCAGTCCACTAAACTTGGTTATTCTGAAAGCACCAAATATCAACAAAATACTTGTGGCCCAATTGATGATTATCAATATCCCGGTTCTAGTAGTTTTACTACAGTTTTTTGGATGTCCGGTGCTCATACATCGGGGAATGTTGCTGAAGTAGGTTGGTTCAGAAAAGATAATGTTGAAGATTTAGATATTGCCCTAGCAGTTCACACTGTTGGTATTCGTATTGAAAGTGAAAGTGGTCTCACTGTCATAACTAATATGCGTGATGTGCCATATGAACAACCCAGCGGAGGTGGTTTATGGTGGGGCGGTACCACTCACTACGGAACTCCAACTGGAACAGACTGGACATGGCGCAGTGCAAATGAATACTGGACGTGGACAGAAGAATGGCCAACTGTACATATAGAACATAATCCAATTACTTTTGTAGCCTTACATGCGGATTTTATAGCTAGTGGTGTCGATGGTGGTCATCCCAATCACATGAAGGTATATCTGAGTCTGGATGGTCAACCATGGACGTATATTGGTTCTGGATTAACCGGTCCACCAGCAAGCTCTCTATATAGCTACAGTGATCCAAGAAATAGAAAAGCTGAAAATTGTGTTGGCGTTAGACAGCAAGGTATTAATGTCAGTGGCGGAATTATTCCTGCGGAGATTGGTGGCGTTAAACAGGGTAGTATTATTCTGTCAGAAAATGTTCTGTGGACTGATGCAGATAAATTTACCAACGGTGAATTAAGTGCTTTATACAGTGTTGTTGATCAATATTATCGGCCACTTAATGAGTATAGACCTACTATCGTTCCGCCGTCAACATATATTAAAAGAACGTTCAGTGATTTTATATATAGTCCAGCAGATATCAGTGTTGGATATAATCCAGGAGAAATTTGTTCTGGCATATTGGTAACGATTGAAGTTGGCCTTGGAGCCTACGGAGATGCTGCATCAGCTTATCTTATTGAAGAAAATATCCCATCTGGCGTATATGTCCGTAATATTAGTCGTTCTAGTGGTACATCTGCATATTACAATCAGGGATCGCGTCCTGCTGGTGGTCAAGCGGCTTTTAATGATCCACAAAGTGGTATAATATTACCTTATGATTTTGATGTCGGTAATATCTATGAATCACAAATTCGCTGGATAAATCATGATAATAATCCAGAACCAAATCAACGTCGATCGCCACAACCAATTAAAACATTTACATACGAATTATATCCACAACATTATTCAGCATTGCCATATGTTGATATATTCGAATTTAATGGTAGCGGTATTTTCTTCGGTGGATCAATTGGCAGTGGAACGTTTGATCTAGAAACTATTAACGATAAGATATTGATTACCAGTGGACTGACTGGTGGTATTATACAAAACGGATGTTCCTTGTATGTGTCTGGACCAATCGTATCCAGTGGAACAATCAATTTATATATTCGGACACAAGAAACATTTACAAGCGCCTACATTGGTACAGCCCAAAAAACACCGACAATCACAGATTTTATCTTTGCAGCAGATGGTGCAGCCGCTATTGAATCCATGCCAGGAATGGAATATGGTCCACCATTGTATACTAGGGGACCAATTCAGTATACAAATACATGTGATTTTGTTATATTTGGTCCAGAAGCCAACAATGTAGATTTCTTTATCCATGGATATGCGCACATTGACACTAGCGGAAACTATCCATCTGGTTTATCGCTGCATATTGGAAATGGCCATGAATCCTCTGTTGCGTCTGGCAATTTGTTCATTAACGGTCCTGTCCTATCATCGGGCAATATGTATATGCACACTAGAGCTGGTGCCTTTGAACCGCCAATTGACTTGTTGACTATCGGACATATACTATATTCTGGCGATATAAGTGGATATATTAAGGGGCCTGAATTTATTTGCTCAAGTGGTAATTTTTCATATCCAGGTAATCAGGATGATTTTATATATCCATATGGTAATCCCAGTCCAACGTTATACATCCTACCACATACGAATGCTAGCGGAACATGTCCGTTATACATTGGTCCGCAGCGATTACGAGAAAATTGGATTCTATATTTAAAAACAGATAGCAATAGTAAAAATAATACATTAAATTTATTTGTTCATGGTTTTACATCAGTTTCCGGAGTAAATCAGACATTCAATAATGCTTCTTTGTATATTGAAGCTATTGATGCTGATTATCCGTATACTGGAGGCGGGACAGAAAAGTGGACATTATTCCTCGATGCCCAAGAAGGTAATCCCACTAGTGACGAAGCGTGGTCACTATTTCTTAAGGCCGATTTAACGATACCAGCTAGTTATGATATGTATATTCGTGGCCATGCTTCTGGTCAGGCTCCAAATGGTATAGAAATTACTGATTTTATTGGTCTTGTATGTAGTGTTAATCCTGACGATCCAAGGCGAATTGGATTTATACCACATAATTCTGATAATGATCCATGGACACTATTTTTGAAATGTGTTCCTGGTCATTTTGGCATAACTACACTTTATATGTCTGGTGCAGCTCCCACACTACTTGCTTCGTCTGGCAATTTATTTGTAGAAGGACTATTTGAACAAGAAACAGCCGCATTACAGCTTTATCTGATGGGAATCTCAGGAATATTTAATAACGGTCCAAGTGGGCTTTATCTATTTATTGATGCTGGTAGGCAGGTGTATAATACCAGCGGGAACATGTACACACATGGATATTAAGAGGAGATAACATGGCTTCAGTTGTATATGATAATAAAGCAATTATTCCGGCACCATTAGTGTCAGTAAATAAAGTTTATCGCGCTGCCGGTGACGGCAGAAAACACGGAGTAGGATATGAAATTTCTTTAATAGGGACTATTTTACCATTTCGTGGTTCTCCAAGTGGTAATTATACGCTTGGTAATCCATCAGATGCTTTTTGGACTATCGGTGGATATCCGCCAGACGAAACTTATATTGGTGGAGACGAACCTTTCGTTCGCCTTGAACGAAAACAAGAAGCTTTACGGTGGCTATTTAGTGAAGACGGTCTACAATTGGAATGGTATGGTGGTGCAGGTTCTCCTGTCAAATGCCGTCCAAAAATTAAATCAATCATTTTTCCAGAGGGACAATGGGCTGATCGTTGCGAATATCGTATTGAATTAGAAGCCGAGTATCTTACCGGAATAATTGACGAAGATAGTTTTGATGGTTCTGGTATAAAAGATGTGTCAGAAGAATGGCAATTTAATGAAGTTCCCGGATATAGTGGTCAGGTTTATGAAATTAATCATATTGTAAGCGCTAAGGGAGAAATGACTTTTGATGAAGTTACTGGCAATCAGATTAACGCATGGAGTAATGCTAAATCTTGGTGTGATTCGCGTATTACGGGTTTGCCAGATACAACATTTGTGCAATATGCTACCAATTTTGCTAATTGGGTAAATGGTGGTTATACTAAAAGTACCAATATAGCCGAAAATGATGGTAGCTATGCGATAACAGAAACATGGACTATTAGGTCTGCCAGCTTGGGCGAGACAGCAACAACCTATATTGAAAAATCTTTTACAGTTATTCATAATGCGGATACGGATTCGGTTGATATCAGTTATAACGGTACCATTTATGGTCTTAAAAATCAGGGGCGTACCGGTGGTGTTTCTGCTATAGCAGCAGCGAAAGCTGCTGTTCCGACAAATTCCGTAGCCAGGACAGCAACAATTTCCGCACTTGGCACATTGCTTGGCGAATATGTTATTGCTACATCGCCGACACAGAAAAATGTTACAATAAATAATAAAGATGCTGTTGTAACCTTTAGTTTTAATTGGTCGGCTGGAGATGATGCTGATTATGGTCAGACCAATGAAGCTGTTATATCATACAACTCTGGAGATGGAGTTTATACCCTCGTTCTTAATGTTGATATTGATGGCAATGGTGATACAGCAGCTCAACGTTTAATAAATGCTCGCAATAATATTCCGTCTGATTCTACCGCATTAACACTAGCACAATCATTAGTCGGAGCACAAAAGCCTGTTGGTGTTGTTTTCTCATCAGAATATACATCTAAATCAAGTGCTATTAATGAAGCTCAGGGTTCTTCTAGAACATCATGGACATGGACAGATAAGGATGACAATAACGTAGAAATAGCTGTTGAAATTGCATATCCACAAATTGTTGCTGCTAAAATATCAATTCCTGGCCGTATAGCTGGACCAATTATACAAAGGATTAATACGGCAACAGCCAAGCAGATTACAGTAACATATCGTTCTGAAGGACATAGCGATAAACCAGATTCGGATATTATAGCTGATACAATGGATGATGCTGGTGGTGTTCCATATGGACCTATGATTAGTCCATGGTATCCTGGGTCGTATATTCTTGATAATGATAGAGAAAACTGGAGTCCTACTACTGGAAAATATTCTAGAACTCGTGTTCACACTGTTACGGAGAGTGGATCATAATGGCTACCGTTATTTACGATGATACATTTGGTGCTAGATCAACGAAGGTCTTTGGATGTTCATTTAAGAGTATTACTGCGCAAATGGGTTTTAATAGTCAGCCAATTGTTTTTACTGTTACGGTTGTAGAAGAAGAAGATCAGGATTTCACGCTCGATCAATATGATGTCCGTTCTGCCCAATACATATCATTTGGTGAACTGAGTATTCTTGGTATTGTACAAGGGTGGGAGGGTCCATCTGTCGATCCCAATGGTACTGGTGTCTATGCCGTACGCTTAACAGATTGTAGAACAGTTTTAGATTCCGCAAATATTGCTAATGTTTATGTTGATGAACCTGAATCAAATGTTGCTTTGATCAATAGCAATATTGTTTACGTAGGTACAACAGGAAATGCTTCTGAGAATGTTGGGTCAAATCGTGAAGAAAATACTGGTGTATTATTTAGTACAATTATGGAACGAGTAGAAGCTGCGACACTACATTATGGCGATGATGTATTTGAAGTAGATATGAGTGAATTAGCTACTCTTACAAATTGGAGAGGTGAAGGTGTCAATCAGTACTATATCGAAGGTGAAGTACGATCATTAGTATCAACAATTACAGAATTTTGCAATGCAGTTGGTGCTGAATGGTGGGTTGAATCTCGTAGAAAAAGTGTTATAGATAATACAGTTGTAATACAAATTAAAGTTATACGTAGGCTTGATGGTATTGGAAATCCATTAGCACTAGAAATGGATAATTTAGTTGCTCTTCATGATGGTCATGTGATTCGCAGAAAAGATGGCTATGAAAATCAGGATATTATTACACATAAAGTTATTTGGGGTGGAGTAAAACGTAAATTAAATCAAGTAAGCGATGTAGAAATTAAACAATTTTGGGGTTTTGATTCTGATGGTCAACCATTAACAACACCATCGTATACCATGCCAGATGAACCACAATCTCGCCGCATTCAAACAAGCGTTGCAGAGATGGAAAATGTTCTCAATGGAGACCTTGATGACATTATGGATGCAGATCAATTATCATCACTAAAAAGATATATTGATGATTTTTGGGGAAAAAGATTTTACTATACATTAAACAAAAATACCCTATCTGATTCCGGCAATGATTTACCTAATTATCCAGAGATTATACCTGCTGGATGGTGGGAGGGTACGACACCACCACATGGGGTACGTCAATTTGATCCTGATATTCTATTAAAAATGACTACAGAAGATGGTCGTTGGGGTCCATTTGTTCGTTTGTCTGAACTTTTTCTAACAGGATCAGGAACAGTTGAATATCCCCTTATTCCACATTATATTACTTGGGCGCCAATTATACAAAATTCAAATAATTTAATTACGCGAGAAAGTGAATCGTATATGAAATGTACTTTAGAGCAATATGGTAGATATGTAATTATGGTTTTACCTACTGCTCTTACTCGTTATTTTGTTAACACAGAAACCAACGAGATAGATAGTGATCGCGTAACTCGTCATAGCGCATTGTCATCTGCGTGGATACCTCTTATGGATCGTGGTATTCATTATGGACCATGGAGCAATACGTCTCTTGCTCGCAGTAGAGTTCCATCGCCAGGTGCTTCTGAGGTGTGTGTAGATAGAGATTTAGTTCCATGGACTTTTGGTGTTCGCGGTTTATCTCATACTATAGCTATGTCGCAATTAACAGATATGGCAGAACAAAAAATAGATACTTTACCAGGATTGTCTATTATTAACACAGGGCAGCTTGAGGTAGCAGATGTTCCAAAAGTTAACATAGGTCAAGCTGTCGGCCTTGGTGGAAGTATTACGGAAATATTTATACGTTTTGATACTAACGGCGTTTTAACTCGTTATGTTATGAATTTATACACACGAGAACTTGGTGAGTTTAAACGTAGAAAACAGAGAGAACGCGAAGAGCAACAAGAAGAAGACGAAAAACAATTAGAAGACAAATTTCCTGACAATAAAGATGATTTTGAAGAACCACCAGAGCCAGAACCCGCTCCAGAAGCGGAGGAAGCTCCAACCGGTCCAACGCCAGAAGTAATGGATTATGTTTATCAAAAACCAGAAGGTGGTTTGGGTGTTATTTCCGTAAAGGAAGGTGGTCCATTTTATTCGGTTAGACGACTTAGCTATGCAGATATTGATCCAGATACATTTGCGGGTGGTCTTGATATAACAGGTTCATATTTTTTAGCAGAATGGAACAATGTAAGAAATCTTGCTGAGGCTGAAAACAGTCCTGGTCTATTACCAGTTGGGACAAGAGTTACAGTTAGTATTTTTTCCGAATACGACGAACACGGCCCATACGTGGCATATATAGAACAAACTCCACAAGTATTTACTCCACCAGTGGTCGATGAGGATGGAGGATAATATATATGTCGTTAGGTAATTTGCCAGATAATAAATTATTCAGTTTAGCTCTTCACGGTTATAACGCTTATCAACCAGAATGTGGTATTTTCTGTGGTGGATATCAAGGATTAATTTATCCCAATCCAACGACACTATCTTATCCTGGTTTTGATCCATATCAGTATCTTGAATCGATAGCTTCGGAATATACACCAGATGTACAATATACTGGACTTGATATTGGTAATCCAGGTATCGACTATAAAAATCCAGGACACATTTTGGGTTTACTGGATACATTTGGCAGAATGTCGTATGGAATTAGTATATTACGAGCGGTTCATAACGGAAATAGCGGTGATGATGGAATTAATCCTATAGTTGCGATAAATATTCCAATGATTGGATTAGACGAAAATACAACACTGGGTTTAGACGACATCTATCCATCTATATCGGAAGCACCAGGTGACTGGGTAAATAGTTATTTGATTCTTGCAAATGGGACAGTTACCCCTGATCCGCGACCTTTCATATCTTTTTCTGCCGGTTCTGGTCATTCACCAATATTAAACCCATTAGACGCAGAAGCATTTAATAATCTTTTCTTGAATAAAACTATTTTGTCATATTACGGAATGCCTCAATATTTTAGATCAATAATCGAAGCACTATATTCTGCTGCTGAACCGTTAGTGAGTAAAGCAGAATTGGATTTTACACTCAATAGTCCTCACATGTTTAATAATTATGCTCATTTAACTAATTTTTTCCCGAATATCAGCTCTTTAGATAATCACGAATTGCTTCCCGGTGGATTAGCTGTTAACCAATGTAAGGTATTGACTCCATCGGAGGCTCTAAAGATTACTACAGGCTTCGACAACTATCATGATGGCGCAGATGGCATGAACGAATATAGGTCATTAACTGAGTTAAATTCTGTTATTAATCTTGTTCCGATACAAATGATAGGCGCCACCTATTGGTTGGATGATCATACTTCCCGTGTAGTTTATCCACCAGGTGGTGGCATTGTATATGAGGTTGATGAATGGACCGGACGAAGTTTTACAGTTGCTTCATACATGATAGTTGATTTAGTTATAAATATTAGTGATATACCCATTGATCTTGACAATCCCGATCCTGGAACAGTTACCATTGAGGGTATTGTAAAGGTAAAACCTATTATTACTAATCCAGAGGCTTATCGTTGGAATTTTACACATAGGCCCATTCCAGACCCCGATCCTGGATGGGAATATGATTCGCCATTATCTACGTTAATAGATGGTGCCGAAGAATCGATAAATAGACAAGTACACATAGCTATGTCAATGACCAATAAGTATACTTGGGACAGAAGTTGGCTTGGTAGTGATCAAATTTCCAGTGGAGAAACTTTCGGAGATCAGATTGAGGACTGGACACTTGGTGGCAATAGTAATATAGGTTTTTCGCCAGCAGATACAACAATACTTGAAGTTCCGTTTTCAAAAACTTTTACTCTTTGTGCTGGATGTACTAGTGTACGAATGCGTATTTTTTGCCGTAATCAACATAAAATCGGTTATGATGGTGACCTAATGGTTCATCCAGATTATTGGGTTCCATATTCCATGCTTTATCCAGACTGGGTTTTATTATTGCCTAATATTGGCGAATATATTACTGTATATCCACGCGGTACAATATCTACAGGCTGGGAAAATGATCCAACTGCTGTAAAAAATGCAATGGATATGTCAAATATAGAAGTATCATTTACTATGGCTGGCACTAAATTTGACCCAATTGTTTATGAGGTGTCATTGTAAGGTGTATAAAAAATAGGGAGGTAGAAAATCATGGCTACATTAGCAATATATGCTGGCGAAGACACCTTGGTCTCCGCGAGTTCTGGTTTGGGATTTTTTGGGGATAATGGTTTTGGAGATGCTATAGAAATAGGTGACTATAATGGCCATACATTCGTAACAAATGCAAGTGGTACTGTACAAGGATTTGAATGTAACAATAATAAATATGATGGTGCTTCTGGTGTTATTTATGGACAAGAAGGTTCTGGAATGGCTTTAAGGCAATTGCCAAATGAATTAGCTACCGTAAATGTACGATTCACTCACAATTCGGCAGTATATTGCCAGGAAGCCAGACTGTGGGTATTTGATGGAAGTTTTACGGGGGCATTAGCAAATAAAGAAACACCAGCAGAAAACCTTATTTTTTATGTCGCCGAGATACGCCATCCAAATAATTTACAAACAATAACCAGTCTTTATTCGGATGCATCTTGGTCAAATGTAATCGCATCTGGTTCTAATTATATAGCATTAGTTAATTCTCCAGGTCTAAATGGCATTCGCCAGGGAGGTTTTGAGCAATTAAGCACTCAACATGATTGGTATGTTGCTATGACATGTACTCCAACACAATTAGGAGATAAATCCTTCGGAATGACATTTGAAATCGAATACCTATAGGAGTTTAAATTATGCGCATGTATACATTACATTATCCACCAGGTCTCATCCATCGTAGTCAGGTGTGTAGTGATTTAGCTCAAGGTAATATGCCATATAAAATTGATGGATTTGATAATGGTAATGGTAGAATTGGTCTTAACTTTCTGGGTGCTGATAATGCTCGCATAGTATCTAACAAAGAAATTGCTGATAATTATGATGTGAAAGGCGGACATGGAGAGTATTGTCTGGAAATAAAATCTGTTGATTTGATTGATTCACCTCAATATGCATTTTATTTACCACTTGGTGGATATGGTGGTACTATTGATGATATTGATGGTTTCTATCTAAAGTTTGATTTTATGTATACCAATACTAGTTCGGGAATAGTTATACAGTTTAACCGAGCTTATGTTGACAATGTTTCAAGAGAATTTTCAATATATTTAGAAAATGGATATTTAACTGTCGCTGGATGCAAACATATCCATCCCAACCCAACAGATTCAGAACCTCCCACATACAGACGAGATTCATGGATTTCTAGAGAAGATGGAAAATTAGGAACCATTTATATTGCCCCAGACAAATGGCATGAAATTCAGATGTTCATACAACCACGAAAAGGGTGGGACGTAAGTGACGTTGGCCCAACACCAGGACCAATTGGTTACTATGCAGTTAATCCATTTGTTACATTTTTTGAGCGATATGAACAGGCTCCTGCTGCTATTCCTACCATAGCTAGTTCTGAAGCTTTGGGTAGTAGTGGTCTGTATGGTCTCAGGTTAAATTCATGGCCAGCCGATGGTCAACCAATGTATCCTAATACTATGTTGCCAGGACAAGATCAGTCTGCTTGGCCACCAGAAAATTATGCTAGTGGACAATACTTCTATGCAGAAGAATTAGGTATGGTTTACATATGGGTAAATGGTAAACTTGATATTCAACATACCACTAACATGGTTAATGAAAGAGATGGTGAATATTTCGATAGTCATTTGCGGATATATCCTGGCTACTCCATAACTGGTAATGATGGTCGTTTCTTTTTCAATAATATTATACTTAATGATTTTCGTGATCCCTCTGGTTCATATCCTTCTAAAATATTTGATCCATTATACTCAAACCATTCTGGTTTAGAATGGAATCCTGGATATAAATTAAAATTTACGGCCATTGAACTAGATACTGATTATTGGAGAGATGATTCTTTTGGTAGCTATTATGGCAGGAAACATAATACTTGGATGCCAGATTATCCCAGAGGTGCTTTGGTCCCAAGTGGAAATCCATATTTTGTTGACGCCCCAAATCGATTTGGTGCGCCTACAGATCGTATGATTCCACACGGAACTAAATTAACGTGTGTTCAAGTTGCCTTTGATGGTGAAATACAAGACTTTAAGTCAAACAAAGGAAATAGTGGATGGCATACAGATTATCCACATCAAAATTATCATTACCAATTAGTACAGCCACAAGATAGTCAGCCCCTATCTAGTGCCAGCGATAGACCTAGCTTAGAGGTACAAGCACAGGGCGATGTAGAACTATTTTATTTGAAACGCCCACTTTCTGTGTCTGGCGAACAACCATTGGCTGGTGGTTATTTCGGCATGAATGGACCAAAAGATTATGCGCCAATAATTTATCCAGAATTAGGCGATACTGAATTGCCAACTATTTATCGTGTATGGACGTGTATTTGGGATCACAATACCAGCCCACATACTCCAAAAGACCAAATGCATCATATGATTCGTGTACCGTCTGGTGTTAGTGGGCATGTTGATTATATATCTGACAATCCAACTGCTGGTACTAGGCTATGGTCTTCATATCCAAGCGGAAGTGCTGCTTTCACTGATGGCTTTTCAATGGCAGATTGGCCATACAATCCAATTACTGGTAATCCATGGACGTGGGATGATTTAGAAACACTTCAGATAGGTGCTTCTAGCGTCGTTCATAATATATTAAATAATCAATATCTTATAACTATCTATCTATTAATTGAACATGCTAGTCATATTGATCCAAATATTAGTATTCTTGGAGATAATCTTCTGGAAGATAATGTTGCCGATGATATTCCATTTTTTATGCAAACGAAAGAAATGTATCGTCCTGGGTGGAGATTATGGGAAGAGGGTATCAATCGTACATATTACAATAAATGGAATATTAGTCCAATATTCCAAATAAAAAGAACTGATCGTCAATCAACAGATGGTCAAGCAACTATTATTAATCCTGTATACAGCGGTGTTATAGAATATGATTACAAAATACGATATATCAACGGAGAAATTATACAGGGTGAAAATTATCGTCGTTTTGACGAACATTTTAACCAGGTTTGGGTCTATACCATTGATGGAATGACTCCATCAGAAACAATTCAACCTAGATTACCGATGAGACAAGAAGTTATTACAGATGCCAGTGGAAATTATTTTTCTTATCTTGGTCATCCTGTTCTAGAATGGAATACTAAGCGATATCCAACGGATAGCAATTTATCTCCACTGGATTATTTTCCATATATTGTGTACGACTATAATACTATTTATGTAATTCCTTTGTCTGCACATAATATCTCAGATACTATCGACCCCAACGATATTTATCGTACATGGACTGATGCAACATCAAGACCAAGTAATAGTGGCAATTGGACTATCAATAAACAACAAAATGTATTTAATTTTGCTATTAATCGAGATAGTTATTTTCATCCATTTAGCCCATCTGCTGTTGCTAATCATGCATTGACACATCCAAATGAAACTTTAGATTATACATTTCCAGAATCACGAAGCGGTCACGATTATTATTTTCAGGCGCCAAACTTGCCTTCTGGTTCAGTATCTCAATCCATATTGCTTACAGATAAGCTTGGTATTCCAGAAGAAGCTATTGATCATGGTTTATATAATTTCCACATGGGATTATATCAGACTACGGCGAATCAAGCCATCAACGATACGGGAGAGGGAAAATTTGATTTTTATAGTGGCGATCCAGGAATAGATACTCATATATCTGGATATACATTCGGGCAAGACGCAACAGTAGGGTGGCATCTTAATGAAACATCCGGTTCCTTACCGTCTGGAACACGACAAGTTGTATTTACATTTAATGCCATTAGGAATACTGATGATGGCAAAAAATCTCCTGGCGGGACACTTGGTGGTACTTCAAATTTTGCTTCTTTTGATGAACCATTTTTTGTACTTAATTTAGCTTCTGATGTTGCTACTTATTCACATCATCCAGCGGATGTAAATCAAGATAATAGAATAAATAACGTGGAATTAGCTAATTATATTTCTCAATGGCAAAACGGTGCATTATCCATTGGAGAAATGAAAAAATATCTCACAAAGGCTGAAGAAATTTGGCAACATGGTCCAACCACTTTATTTAATGAACCATCTGGTGGTCTATATATTGATGCCGATGATGGACCAAATCCAGAAAATTGGGAACCTTCTGGATATGTGTAAGAAATTAAGTATCACTTAAATATGATTTTGTGTGATATTGGTGTATAATATAGTGATAAAATATATGTTTTAGAAAGGAGGTGAAAGATATGGCAGCAGCGATTGATTTCTATGCAGGGCAAGGTGGTGGAACATGGGTAGACCTAAATTCGTCTGGTCTAGGCTTTTTCGGTGCATCATTTGGGACTTCGGTTCAAGTCGGGGAGTATCAAGATAGTACCTATATTAGCGCGAGTGATGGTAGTGCCCCAGCAGGTCCAGAAGCTACTAACTGCAAGTATGATACCGTGACTTCCGGTGTAATTATCGATGGTGCTGCGGCAATAGTGCCGTCAGCGGTAGTGATTAACTCCGGTACACTGAATATCCGTTTCACATTTGATTCAGCAGTTAAGACTCAAAACTGTGAACTTCGCATTTTTGATAGAGTTAGTATTACCAATGGGGCTGAAGGTGTAACGACTCAAGTGCTTCAGGTGTGCAATGGTGGTTCTGGTGTTAGTTCTAGCGGTACCGCACTCGCACCAGCCAGTCACCCAGGTTGGGTAGCTCCATCTGGTTCTGGTGTTACTGTTCCGCTTCTAAGCAGCGCTGGTAGTGGTGGTCTAAGTCCATCTGGAACGGATACTCAGGATACACGACACGACTGGTACGTTTGTCTTTCTGCTAGTCCGTTGAGTATTGGGTCTAAAGAGGCGTTCGGACTCTATGTGCAACTTGAGTATTTGTAAACTATTGTAACATAAGAACTTATGGGAGGATATTGGTTGACCCGACGATCATAGTCCTCCCTTTTCTTTTGGGGATATAATAGGACACGAAGACTAATATATCGATATTTTTGAAAGTATTTTATGTGGCAAAAAGAAATAGGATTGGATGGAGAGGTTTACGATTCAAAATCGGAAGCTAATGTAGCAGATTGGTTTTTTTTAAATGACATTACATATGAGCCTCACAAACGACTTCCGAAGCCAAGTCGTAGCATTTGTGATTTTTATTTACCGGATTATGATTTATGGGTTGAATATGATGGTTTGATGGAAGTTCGTTCAGATGACAAACTAAATAGAAAAAGTATATTCTATAAGAAACATGGCCTGAAATTTTTAATCATTACAAGGAACAATTGGCAGAGAGACTTGTTGGAACGGATAGAATTGGGATAATAAAATGACAAAGAAACAGCAGACCTTATATGCAGTAATTAGTTTGTTGGTAGGTATTTTCGGAGGCGTAATTGGGACAGCATTTTGCATGGGTGCAGAAAAACAACGTATTCAAGATTCTATTATGGCAACAAATGTCCGTATTACTAATGTGGAAGAAAAACAAAATATTTCTAAGACGAATGCCGAAAAAGAGATAAATCACTATGTAGAAGTAATAGCAGCCAACATGACTCAATTACAAGAAAATATAATCAGATTAAATATCATAGTCGGGAATTTACGAACAGATGTTCAAGTATTAAAGGCGTTAATGGAACGAATGGAAGATTATCTGAAAATTATAAAAGATTAATTTTAACGCCATTGATATATAATTTCTATAGCATGACGCAATAGTGTACCAAGCACACATGCCTCCCCATTACTAATAGTATGTTGTACTACCGTTTTCTCTTCTCCCCTTTTGACACTTAAATAGATACGAAGTCTTCCGTGTTCATCTTTTGCAAAATATAACACAGCGTTACCATTTTGATTTGAATGGAATAAACCCTTGTGTTTTTTCTTGCTATTATCGAATGGTCCTACTCCATTTTGCAATCCCACCAAAACTGCTAAGAGTTCGCCAATATCGGAATCTCCCAGTTTAAATCTGATTTTGTTTTCCCATGAAAATTTAGCATTGCCTTTAGTATCTTTCTCGGCCTGATTTGCCATCTCCAAGAAAACGCAATCTTTCTTTGAGCTTAGAGACCATTGGCTAGCCGCTCCATTTCCATCATTTTTAGCCTTATATAATATAAAATTTTCAGGAAATTCTTTTGCCATTATTTTTTCCTTTCTACTGGTGTTGTTAAAGACTTTTCTACTGACCACTTACGACGAATACGACCTTTTAGAACATTGATAGGAATTCCGGTTTCTTCACTCCATTCGACTAGAAGCTGTGTTCTATTATTATACGTTAAGTAATGATTATCTCTTCTATTCCTTGCTTGTTCTTTTTTTGTTGCCCATCGACAATTTTCTTTGCAATAATTGCCATTATTATTTATTCGATCAATTGAATGATTTTTAGTTGGACGCTCCCCAATATCATTGAGAAAATTTATAAATTTCGTCCAATGCTTACAAACCTTAATGCCTCGACCACCATATAGATAATAATTCCTAGCATTTGGATCATTGCATCGTTGAATCATTGCCTCCCAAGACTGATAAGTTTTGTTATTTTGACTTCTGCCATGTATTGTGAAACGTTTTGATGCTTCTTTTTTCTGTACACATCCACAACTTTTAGTATGTCCACTTTTAAGATTGGAATTAAGGACAATTATTTCACTTTTATCTATACAGTTACATCTGCATAACCAACGAGTATGTCCCCATTTATTCTTCCCAACCTGTTTTATTACTTCAAGCCTTCCAAATTTTTGTCCCACTAGATCAATCACTTTTTGAAGTTCCTTCTTTCATCTTCCGCATTTCAGTAGCAGTAGCAAGTGCATCTTCGTACGTTAATGATTGTAGGTTGACATCACCTGTTTTCTCATTTAGCTTGTAGTCAATTCCAAGTTTATTTAATACTTCTGCAATATCAAAACCATGGCGTTCTGATATCAGCCTAATCATACTGATTTGACTTGTGTGAATTGGACCGCCCTTTTGAATATCAGATGCCGTTGCTACCGTTTTATTAACTTCCTCGGCAGAAACAGTTTTCTTTAGACACAGGGCATTTCGAAATACCCGCCCCTTTGCCCGAGTATCCGCCATGGCCACCAAATATGTCGCATAATCTTCTAAACAATTTTCGCTATGTGCATCGGCCAATGCTTCAAATCTTTTTTCTCTTCCTTCTGGTGTTAGAAATACGCACCACGCTTTTGCACATGCGCGAAATCTATTTTCTTCGGTTGGAACAGCATCGAGATTACATCCTTCCTCTATTATTTCTCCCACCAATTTCCCAGCAACACGCCTAAGTCCTTCTACCCGTGGATTTTGACCGTCCATCTCGTCATCTAAAAATTTTCCGAGAACATATTGTGTCCATCCAGGATCATTTGGCGTTGGCGGATCAATCTCTTCTGGATTATTGTCGCTATAATGGTCGTTCTCCAAATTTAATTCTACTGCCACACCAACATCATCATCTTCTTTTGCTTCAGTAAGCACCTCCAATCCCAGTTCACCCTGTTTATGCGCTTGAAGTTTTTCTAATAATGCCGGTCTTTTGAGACTCTTGCCTTGTGCGTCTAGCAGTTGTTCCTCAGTATATCCAGCGCTAAGAAGTGCTTCTTTAAGTTCTAATTTACCCATCCTTGTCGGTGGTTTCAATTCTGTCTGCATTTTTCATCTCCGTTAATACGAATTTCGTAAGTTTTTCTGCGTTACAATCTGATATAACATCATCACATATTTTGATTTTAAATTCATTTTCAATTAATTCTTTGTGTGATTCATGTCTAGCAATGATTCTAACTCTCTGGTCGCAAAAAGCAGAAAGTAAATCACTTGATTCGATGTGCGGTTTATCAATAAATTCAGGATCAAAAGCATAATGATAAACTAAAGATGCATTACTTGCCAAAGCTTCAATTGTGGTACCAATACTAGTGGTTATCAGCGGATAATGATGCCACCTTATCAATTCAGACATACCAAAAATTGGACAAAGAGGTGGTAAACACGGTGGAATAAGATGTTGTGTAAAAATACATATATCCAAACCAGCATAAGTGCGACACAATAAATTTATACTGTTAAGTCCCAAATATGTTAAATGTGATACGGCTAAGTGATTAAACACAAAGCCTACGACTGCTCTATCATCATTCAATTTTAAACCAAATTTTGCCATTTCTTTCGATGCTTGTTTCTTGCGATTAACGGCTTCTTTGTGTTTTGTGTTTTTTTGTTTTTTAGCCACCTTGGTTGCCCCTACGTTGAGATGTAATTTGTTTTGCCATCATTTCGCATTGAGCAATAGACTGTGATGTGGCTTGGTCTACTTCTGTTACTATATTATGATGTAATGGTGCCGGAATGTGATAAATTAATCCGATTTCAGATATTCTGAGTAGCAATTCATAATCATATCGGAATTGCATTTGTTCATTAAAACCACTTTTAAGTTTTGGAAATATTTGCGGTCGCACAAAAAAATTCATATCATATGGAAAATTGGTTAACAATCTTTGCATATCAAATGAACATCTGAAAACTCTTTCTTCCCTTCCATCTGGATAGTGATTATCACAATCACTAACAACACAAGCGATAGCCGGTTGCTGGCTACAAACATAAATAGCCTGAGATATTTTGTCCGGTGTATACCAACTTGTTGGGTCCATAAAACCAAATAGTGTTATACCTTGCCACTTCATTTGTAGAGCAATATTTAATGTATGACCAATTGTGCTAAGTTGTTTCCTAAAAATTCTTATTGGTACTCCATCTAATTCGCCATCAAATTGTGGTGGTAAACCAGTTTTGTCGTCAATTGTGATTGGTTTGGCATCTAGCAGTTTACACAATACGTCGTATGTATTATCTGTGCTATCGTTGTCGCCCACAATAATTTGGTCGGCTGGACGGATACTTTTCGTTACCGATCTAATTGCTCTTTCTATCGTCGTTGCATTATTATGAGTAGCTATGATTATACAAACCTTTTCTTTATCTTTTATCATACCAGCCATGACTCCGCAAACAACCAGGAAAGACCCATACCAGTTTCTTCTTCTTCTATCCATAGTCTTTGTGTAAAAGATTCTTTTATTGGAGATTTCATCAATTCTTTGTATGGCATGGTAATGAATAATCCATAATTAAGTTCTTGTGGTATAGTAGCTGTTGAACCGATCGCAAACGGAAAAGTCCAGTGAATAACACGACTAGAAACATGTTGAACCTTCCTGGCCAGTGTATGAAGATTAAATAATGTATTTCCAGCAGAAATTGCCATAAAAAATGGAGACTTAACCTGTTTGGAAACTCTTCGCAAAGTATCTCCACGTTGATCAATAGTCTCGTGTTCACTACTGCTATCCACTACTGTTTGGATCGAATGCTTTTTGGCTTGTAAATATTGAAGTGCTAAATTTTTTCTTTCACCAAAACCAGTAGTATCCATAATAATAACTTTTTTGGCATATGGACGATACCAATTTGGACCCAATGTTTTCTCTAAGTCTCCTGCGGTGTTATGAGCTTCATCAAAAAATACCAATAAATCAAATCTCAACGCCATTTCGTCGATTACTTTCTCGTGTAATTGAGACATATCGGCAGTATTCTGTTTTTTAGCCCACTTGCGACTTCTGCACATTCGACAATAACCAGGAGCGAATACACGACCATTCTTAGAAACGCATAATTGTTTTATTGCACAGCCTTTTCCTGTATCGTCACTAACGAAAAAACAGCAACCTTCACAACCAGTTGTTATCATTTTATTGCCTCTACATAAATTGCCACACCTTCGTAACGTTTAAGAGTTATCGTTAATCCGATTTCTTGTAATAAATCCACTAATGTCATTGCGTCAATAACGGATATCCTAGAATCAACGCCCTCTTGTGTTCCGAAAATCATTTGTGAATATTCTGATAAATTGAATTGTCCTTGAGAAAAGGCTTTGGCTATAGCGTAACAATCCGGCACTAGTATTTTAAGTATACCACCTGCGACTAATTTCTGTGACCAATTTGTTAGGGTTCGTCTAATCGCTTTTATGGGCAAATATTCAAGACAATCTATAGCTAAAATTTCGTTAACAGTTTCATACTCAGTTAACCAATCTAGCGTCTGTATATCTCCTTGTCGATATATTTCCGGTGGTACCTGACCAGGAGGCAAACGGTCGATATTTATATATCCTGATCTAATGTCGTTGCCGCAGCCCAAGTTTAACTTCATTATTTATCTCCTATACCCAACGACCTGCTGGACATTTTGCCACTTTCCAAAATACCCTGTTCCACTCATCAAGAAACTTTTGTTGACCGAAATTTTTCAATATTGTTTTCCTACCGGCAGCACCAATTTCGCGAGCCATATCTTGATCTGCTATTAATTCTTGAAGTCTTTCTTTCATGGTTATTGGATCATTGGTTATAAAACCATTAATACCATCCTCGATAAATTCTGGCATTGCAGTAGTTGCTGTCGTAACAATAGGACATCCCACAGACATAGCTTCTAGTAAGCTGAATGGAGTTGTCGACCATAAAGTTGTATTCAGAAAAACCGAAGCATGACGATAAAGTTCCCTTAGATGATCAACGTTATCGGCATTTTTTGAAAATCCAGGACTATCTCCCCATGGATTTGTTGCCAAGCCATTTGTCACTTCCTGATATAGGTCAAATCCGCAAATTCTGTTTCTTTGTGGGTAATTCCACACAGCAGTCATGACTTTACCATCGCCACCAATCCATCCATTCCAGTAGTCAGTTTGCATACCGTGCTTTATAACCGTAATATTTGGATCATTTAAATCACGGAACCATGCTCCAACACTGAAATCGGCCATGAAAATGTCATGATCGCACGGTAAACTTCCTATTCGTTTTATGGTTTCATCATCCCAATCTGGCCACGGTAAAGTATGTTGAGCACATAATAGTGGACAATTAAGTTGCTGTGATAATTGAACCATTATTGGATAATGATCAATTGAATTCTGAGAAAGTACCAAATCAAAGGCGATATCAATTTTTAGTTGATCGCGGATATCTTGACCTTGCAAGACAAAGAAATTAGGTGGTAATTTTCGTTCGCTAGAATTCCATCGATGGAATTTGGGATGTTGTAAAACATAAAAATTATGGCCTGTTTCGGCTAATGTTGCACTGTACCCCTCGTGATTGTTGGCATATAGAATATTTAGGGGACGTTTGGGGTCGCGATTAATACTTCTCAAAGCTGTGGAAAGCGGTGCGGTCATTATTCGTTCTCCCTTGGTCGTCCATGACATATAGCACGATCTGCATTGCATTGAGCACAAACATCACGACCAGCTTTTGTTTCTGAATAAATTAATGGACCAGCTATTTCTGGTGGAAGTGTACATGTTTCGGGCACATATCCTTGTTGTATCATCAATTTTTTACCTAATTTTCCCCTAAACATTATGATGTTCCTGTAATTTCTTTTAATTCTATATCATTTAAAGCCAATTGTAAATCAATTACCATCGCCATTAAAGATACAATCTCTTTATCTTTATCTGAATTAATACCACCATGAATCAGTCTTTTGGCTTGATTAGTTTTGACGCCATTAATATGCCAATAATCTCTAAGTGTTTGCAAAGCTTCATCTTGAAGTCTAGTCATTCTCACTTTTTTCTCTAATTCTGTCATCATACTCTCCACAAATTATATCAAGTATTTTTTGGCTATTTGTCCAACCTTGTCATAGCTAAATTCTGCTACACGTTTTTTAGCAGCTTCTCCCTTAATATGCAATTTTCCGTCTTGCCATTCAGAATACGCCTGCTTCATACAATAAATTAAATGTTCTATATCTGGATCGTACCAATATTCATCCCCAGTATATAAATCTGGGAACGAATCAGTCATGCCGAAACAGGGCGTCAATTGGCCCCTTATCAGCCATCCACAGTTAACCTCTCCGGGATATTTGAACATATGTTTTTTGGGTTCCCAATATCTAAATGCTTGTGGATAAGTAAGTTCTGGAAAATAACCCCAGTTGCTCAAAATTACCGGATTTCCAAATCCAAGACTATCAAATGCCCCTAATCCAATTGCCTCACCATGGCTGGCCGAAACAAAAACATCACACGCACGATGAAGCTGATCAAGCTTTTGATCTGGTAGAAAATCCGTGATACACACTACTGGAGGATAATGTGGATGCTTAGCATATATATGTAGTGATTTTTTCACATCTTCAATTGTTGTTTTTAATATGTTAGTCACTTCGTCTGACGTTTTGCTTGGAATATGTACCTTTAGCACAAGGGCAACATCATCTCTAATACTGAATGCTGAATAGAATGCTCTTAAAATTGCTACAACATTTTTCCTACGATTCATTTCTCCAATAGTATAAAATACGCACTTATTTTTGAGTTGTGGTATAGATAATGGTTCTGGAGCATTATCAAACCTGGCGGTGTCACATGAACATGGAAATATTTTAACGGGTACATTTACATCACTGTCCTTGACAGCTTGCGCATTTTGTATCGATGGTACCCATATCTCATCCATAAGATTGCAACAATGGCTCCAGTTTGATCTTTTAAAATTTGTAGTTTCGCAACAAAACAAACCTATATTTCTTACTCCGAATTTATATTCAAACATATGTGGAAGCACATGCTGTATAACTACATCAACATTATCAGTATCTTTGTTTTCAAGATGTTCTACTTTCCGTGCTAATTCGTTATTTCTGGATTGAGATAATCTAACAGCACGCGATACAACATTAATATCACCCGCCTCAAGTGCCAACATATTATGTACGGCTTGATTAGAATATCCAGTACCGTCGCGAAGTGGTGAAATATAGCATATTTTCATTTAAATCACCGTCACATTTACTTGGTCTAGGACTTCACGCTTTAGTGATGCGAGTCGTTTTTCTTCCATTATATTCGCTTGGTGAACCATCTCCATAAAATGTTCAACAAATGCTTTTCGATCAAATGGTACACGACGATCACCAACAGTTTTCGATCCGCTATTAAGTGATTTTAACCATTCACCGGCAAAATGCGTTTGTAACATATCGGGTCGATTCCAAACTTTACCAATAACCCAGTTTACAAATTCGCTATTGTTCATATTGTTATTTGGCGGAACTAAATTCGGACGATGAATACGAGGTGTCGGACATAACCAAGTAGTTTTCTGATCTTTAATGGGTGTTTCACGTATTACTTGACCCCAAATTGCTGCTGTTCTTTCCCACCCACGACGACGCATTGGTTGGTCTTGTCCGTATGTCGGCACTAATTCTTCAGCGTATGCTCTTGTTCGTTTAGATTTTTCCCCCCTAACAGTTTCATTTTGTTTAAGAAATTTATCTAATTTATTAGCAAAATCAATATTGCTAGGGAGAGCACGTTTTTGTTCTGTTTCTATGATTGCCTCCCAGAAAAAACGTTCTACATCAATTGGGATACTTGTGGGACATTGAAAATAATCTTCCATAGCCGAATATTTTGGTGCAGCGACAGGAACACCACAAGCCATTGCTTCCCAAGCTGGCATACCTGCTCCTTCGCAATTGTGCTGTAATCCTTCAAGTGTTACGTAATGATGATCATCCTCTACGTCTATATTAACAACTTCACCACTAAAATCACTTTTTTCGCATGATTCAATTTTTACAAAAACAAATCCATCTTTATACAGGGTTTCGTGTGATTTCCGTTGTCCATCTATTCTTATTTCAAAACGATACATTGGTAATCTATTATCTCGATACGTTATAGAACAATTATAGTACCAACCAATTTTTTCTAATATTGGACCCAATAATTTAGCAATATGCAAAGATGTTGTACTATATGTGTTGGTCCATGGTCGCTTTTTATTTTTTTGGGAACCATCTCCAGCTATCAATCCCCTTATAAGTGCTTCTTGTAATCCAGTGGGCCACAAATGGCATCCATACGGTAATTGCTTTGTATTATCCTTGTGATATAGCAGTGGTCTAAGCTGTTTCGTAAAGTCGACACTATTAATATCAACATCCTTAGCATTTCTACCATGTTTAGTACAATCCCTAATACATCTCCGCTTTCCCATTTTATTTGCAATTTTTTGTATTTTTTCTAAATTGATATTATCACTACCATGTAGAGTAATACGATTGTTGCCATTGCTAATATTAGCCTTGCCGTCAGCCGCAAATAATCCCAAATAGTACGCCATATCTTCATCTAAAAATGGTAGATCATAATTTGGTATAATTTCTTCTGTTGGTATGCGATTGACTAATAAATCACCTGGCTGCAATTCATCTGTTCTTTTGTATATAAATGTGAGTTCAGGACAAGTAAATTCAGTACCGACCTGCACAGATGGAATATTTTCGAAACCAAACTCATTGGCTATTGGAACAACGATTTGTTGCTCAATGCGGTCGGAGATACGATTGTGAAAATTTTGCATTTCTGCACTAACCATATTTTTGTTTTGATGATAATGTTCTCTGTTAACAATACTTTCTATTCCTTTGGATAGTCCAGTTCTATCTACAACCAGCCATGGATGATTATCCGTTGCCGTAATTGACCACGGTCTTCCCTTAATTTTTACATCGAAACATTTGTCGGATGGATTTCTCATAGTCTTATAAACACGATGTAATTTACCATCCTTGCCGACAACCATATTGCCCACTTGAATATCGCCAATCGCTTCCCATCCATCCGAAGTCATAATGGGTGTGTCAGGATGCAAACAGATAGAATATTGAACGTATAGATCAAACGTTTTCATAATATCTGCTAACACATTACGTGGACATGAATGATTTGCATTCGGTGGATGAGCAGCCAATTTTCCACATTTACGACAAACCATCATTTCACCATTGAAAAATGATGGATAGGCAGTTTGACAATTGCTACACAAATAAGTCATAATGACCTTATTGCCAATTTTGAAATCGCGAATAGCTTTTCCTATGTCGTATCCGACATCTGGATAGCTAGTGTGAAGATAAAGGAATGTTCGTTTTGCTAATTCTAAGTGCCCCTTGGTTTTGGATTGATGGAGCCACATCGAAAATGCTTCTATTAAATCATAATACAGCTTGCGCTTTTGGTTTCGCATGACCGTACCGACAATTAAAGAATTTGGATCAATTCCCAATCTGGCTTTATGATCCCTTTTATTTTCTGGCGGTTTAAACATTTCAAGATCAACACCAGGAGATGCTATCGTAACAAGATTTGTTCCTCGTCTGCCAGTTCTCTTTAGTAAATCCATACCATATTCAGAATATGTGAGAACACGATCGCATCGTTTATATGTATCTAACCACAATTCTCTTTCGGGTTCTCCATCAATTGTCGGCATCCAAATAAATTTAAAATTATTGCGCAATGGCGAACGTTCAATAAATTCATCCATCCACCAATCTCGGATCGAACAAACAATATCAGGCTTGAAATCCAAACATACATCATCAAATTTTGCTTCACCAAACTGATTTGTTGGGCTAGACATATATTGCTGCATAGCCGCTTGATTGCTTCGAGCAGGTGCTACTGGATAAAATTTCCACGGAACTTGTTGGCAACGTGGATCATCATCGTGCGCGTAAGACCCCATCTCAGCGCATAAAAATTCTCCAGTCGCATGTAATCGGCTAATTACTTCATTTAAATACGTGCTGAAACCAGTAGCAAGAAAACTCGCCTCACCGGTGAATAAAACTCTACGCTTGCGATTAGACTCCATAATCACTCCGCATTAATTTAGGTCGTAAATTTTTAATCCTAGAATACCGTTGATTACGACTAAGTTCCAAATGTTCTAAATTTTCATCAAATTGTGCCTGTAAAAATTCTTTGTCTTCTGACGTAAGATCATCACATAACAAAAGATCATCAAAGACAAAAAATGGCTCAGATTCGTACGTAGGTTCTTGAAATAACATATGCCAAGGTTCGGTAAAAATAAGTCGGCGTAAATTAGCTAATTTCTCACTGGTGATATTCAATTCTTGACATATCTCCTGTTCTGTCTTGCCTTCAGCCAATAATATTTCCAATTGATGAACTTTCTTTTTGATTCTACGTGGCGCAGATATAGTATACATAGCATCTAATGCTGCATTTCTCATTGTATTTGCTATTGCTATAATTGCATATGCCTTTAAATTACGATGTTTTTGTTTCTTGCCACGAATCGTTGCTAATGTTAAATGCCCTATCTGTATGTAATCTTCTTCATTAGCGCAATTACTGGAATAAATAGCAGCAATTCTTTTTGCTAAGCAAACTATGAATTTATCTAAAGACTGCCATCTTCCCATTAATGTTCATTTCTTAAAACGGAATATCATCATTATCGACAGGAGGCGGCGCTGACATAGTATTAGTAGTTGACGATTTTGATTCGCCAGATTTCTTCTTTCCATTCTTTTCGCACAATTGAAAATCTCGAATAGTTACGGAATATGCTACTCGCTTCTGACCATCCTTTTCCCATGAATCCTGCTTCATATATCCGCATACATAAATCGGCTGACCCTTCTTAACCAACTCCATCATTTTTTCAGCACGAGTACCCCAAACTTGAGCGCGTAAAAAACATGCCTCCTGTTGCCATTTTTGATCCCTATCCTGATAACTCCGATTGAATGCCAAATTAACGGTACACACAGATGTCCCATTCTGTCCAACACTTCTTAGTTCTGGGTCTGCCGTTGCGACACCCACACCAAATACACCTAATTCTGCCATTTTATTATCCTTTACACAAGTAGACTGACCAATTCTTCTTATTATACGTTAAAGTCTAATATTTGTTTCATAAAATTACATTAATTTTTGCATGTCGCGAATTATAAAGCTACCATTTTTTTTCTCTCCGTAGATTAAACATATCAGATCATCCTTACAAAATGCTTTTAGTCGCCCAAACGCATCGGGAAATACCACAGCATGATCAATCGAATATGTAGAATCGGATATAGTCAAAAAACACATGGGTTGCCCTGGATTACTACCTCTCTTTGTTTTCGTATGTTTTACTCTATCTATAATGGCACAAACCACAATAGATTCGTTATTCGGAGCTTTAGCTATTTCTAAACAAGTATGAGTTGCTAGACTATCATCCGCATCATCTGCTGGTGAACATGATAAAGCTATTCCTAAGAAATGTTTCTCTGCTGTTGCATTCGCGGCATTACTATCTTCTATTGGATTTTCCAGCATAGCCGCTTTCGCTGCTATTATTTTTCGCCTGTTATCGCTTGCGCATGGAGGTTTAACAACATCGTCTCGGTAGCCATTTTCAAGCATTAATTCTTCTATTTTTTTCTTAGTCCTACTACCTATTCCGTCTAGCCATGTCTTCTTCTCAGCTAAAGATGTGCATACAAATTTACTATCTCCATCCCTAATGCCGTCAAATGCCGAATCAGCTTGATCTAAGTAATTAACTGCGGCGGTTACAAGTTCTTTTTTTGTCATTTGGCTCAAAGTTTTTGTTTTACTTCCTGGCGGTTGGGCCATTTGATTTAAGATTTCTTGTGTTGACATTTCGCCCTGTTTTAATTGCTCAAAAAAATAAATTTTCTCTTTATTTGTTAGGCCCTTAATTTCTATTTTTTTACCAGTTGAATCGTGTCCGGTGGTGCCAAGAATAACTTCTAATTCTCGAACCATTTCACTACGACCCATATTATAACAATCGCAAGCGCCAGCTTTAATTAGTGCTATACCAACATTGCGATGAAAGTCTGGAACTGCTGACAAAAAATTGGCCCAAGTATCTAGAGAGTCCTTTCCTGACGTTTCTGAGGCCGCTGTGACAATCTTTTGAATAGCAGATGTCCCAACACCCCTAATATGCGCTAGGCCGAAAGCAACGCCATTTTGTGGTTTTGGAGTCATCTGAAAATGAATGTTTCCACGTCGAATATCAGGTGGAAGAATTTCCACTCCAAATAATCTTGCGTCCTGTACTAATTTATAAATTTCTTCTTTTGGATCACCCTTGTATTGTGAATAGGTAAGATAGCTGGTGAAAAATTCTTGTGGAAAGTGACATTTAATCCAAGCCGTTTGATAAGCTATAAATGCATAAGATACAGCATGACTTTTATTGAATGAATATCGTTGACACTTTTCTATCCATCCAAAAATTTCTTCTGCAATACCACGAGCAATTTTACTATGCTTTTGAGCCCCATTGACAAATCTATTTTTAAGTTTCGCCATAAGTTCCGGCTTCTTTTTGCCTATGGCTTTTCTTAATTCGTCAGCAACTTCAAGACTAAATCCAGCAATATCTGTAGCAATTTTGATCGCCTGTTCTTGATAAACGAGACAACCATATGTAGACTCAAGAATCGGCTTTAAGGATTGATGTAGATATACGTGTTTTTTCCTTCCAAATTTAATGTCTACATAATCTTGAGTCATCGAACTTTCAAGGGGTCCAGGTCTTAAGAGAGCAGTTAATGCGGCAAGTTCTTCTATATTTTGTGGTTTTACTTTCTTAGCCCAATCTTGACCTAGATTTTTTTCAAGTTGAAAAACTCCAACGGTATGGCCACCACCAATTAACCGCCATACAGCGGGGCAATCCAGGGGAATATCGTTTACACTAAATTTACCTTTCTCGACCTTGCATTTGCAATTTGTAAATTCGATCATACCATATTATACCTCTAAATTCACCTGCTGTTCCATAAAGTTAAAAATTTTCGTATGCCAGAGCAATAGTCTTTAATATGCCTCCAATCTTTGGCGATAGGACCGATAACTGATAAAACAACGGTGTTTGCACAGCAGCTAAGATTTCTGGCTTATGAATTCGATAACCTCTGGCACCTTGAAGTCCTTTGATTCCACCACATTCAGCTAAACGAATATGTGTACCGTGATGGTTTGACGTTGCGAGAGATGGCCAATATGTATCGGATAGATTGCCTGGTGGTTCTCCAAGGTCAGATTCTATAATTATTCGTAATAGTAGCTGTTCGTTAAAACCCTGTTCTGGAAAATCTATTGAACCATCTTTAAGCCTTGAACGATATTTATTTATTAGTGGCCTAATAGCTTCGAACCATTCTTTTGGCTTAATCACATGAATTCCACCAAGTCGTCTAGGTCCGGCCTGTAGTGGACGAATAAAATTACTATATGGGATTCCCAACTCATTACAATGTGCAAGATGTTGATCCATATATGATGGAATCTCTCGGTAAATTGCCATATCAACATCGCCGATGGACATACAATCATACTGATCGAATGATGGTTCATACACGAGCCATCGCAAGCATTTGATTGTATTAGCATCTGTATGTGTATATTCAGGAAATGCTCGTTCTCGAATTTCGAAATTGCCAGACAGCAAAGTGAGCATTTGGCGAATATTGTCCATCAAGTTTTCGTCAAGCAAAATTAATTTATGTGCCTTCGGATATGCTCGATTGAGGAAGTATAGGAACCACGGTATATATTTTTGGTATGGTTTATTAGCAACGGTCATAAAACACATTCTACTTTCGTCAGCCATTAAATATTCATTGCCTTTCTAAAAATTTGTCCAATCAAAGTCGAAGAGTTCAACAATTGTTGTTCGGTCATATTAAGTATTGGACTGCGAGTCTGTTTAAACATTTGATGATATAACATAAATCCATATACTTCTTGTGTAGAATACTTATCAAGGCATTCTATCCCGTCAAATAAATATGCATTCCAGGAGGCAATGGGCATAATCATTTTACAGTCAAGGTGATGATACTTCTGTCCTCTGACGGCATGACGAATTACCGCTGGGCCGAGACTGCCCCACTGAAAGACATGACCTTCTGGATGAAGCTCCAACATATGATCTATATACGCCGCCGCTTTTGTGATTATCTTTCCCTTTGGTTCAGACACCAATAAGCCACTTTCTGGCTCTCCATATTTGAGTGATGGAGATGCTGTTGCTATCAAATCTATCCCATCCCTCAATAGTTCAAACATTGGAAAAAGACTTTTGAATAGAACCAAGTCGGAATCTAGCCAGATGCCACCATGCTCTGCTAAAAGATGGTATCTTAAATAATTCGATTTATTGTTAATTTGCGCAATTTTGAAGAAACTATCTGGTATATTTGGTAGGAATTGCTTTACATTTTCTGGGGTAACCAAATAAATATCAAAATCATTCCCACAGTGTTTAGATATTATCTTCCAGCAAAGCTGGACATATGCCGGAGGTTCTGATTGTCCTGGTGGGTTTTCCCAAAATAGCCATATTGCATTTTGCATTACATATTCCCTTTATCTTAATACTGATGGTAATAACATGTGTCGATAGTCTCCAGCATAAATATGTAGATTGCTAATGCCTTCGGCCTTTAGTCGTTCTCGCAATTCATCTTCTTGATGTTTTGCTGTAGGAGATTTTCTAACATCGAAATCTATTAACACAGCTTTTACCTTATTGTATTCTCCAGAATCGAGTAGATTCGTGACAATAGAACATTCACTTCCTTCGCAATTCAATTTCAAAAATACTTCATCTTCTTTTGATATATTATTTCTAAACCACTCTGAAGCTTCAACAAAATAACACAAGTCATCTTTCTTCTGTGGATTACAGGTTGTTTGGTAATCATCCCAAATCGTTCCACCTTGTGAACCAGAGTTATGCAGTATCATATCGCACGTTTTAGAGAACAGCCCAAAGCCGCAAACTGTTACTTTCGGATTATTGTCAAATTTTCGGTGCAATATTTTTAGACATACAGGAGATGGTTCAAAAGTAAATATATGATCTATTTTAAATCGTGGTTGCAACAATAATTCCACTGTTTGCCCTTCGTGCCCTCCGACATCAAGGAATATTCGACTCATGCCATTTCCTCCAATCCGTATAAACAAAACGAGCTAAAAAAACATCGTCATGTATATGAAATGCAAATTTTAATTTGGGCAATAAGCCCGTGACTTTAAGTTGCTTAAAAGCAAATTCATGATTTGACGGCACACCCTGCCTAAGAAAAGTTTCTATGTTTTTATATAAGTTACCGAATTTATCCATAATTTCAGAACCACCAAAAAACCAATAATCGGCCAGTGCTTGATAATGTGGGTTATGTGGGTATCCGATATGGGTATGATGAAGTGTCGGATCATTTTTCTTATTCCATCCGTGGAAAAACCAATCTTCGTGTCTAATGCCTTGTCCGTTTGGCATCTTCATTACACACCAATTTGATGCATAAAAATTATTTGGATCAAATTGATCGAAATGCACGTCTGTAAGCCAAGCTACATCAAATCGTCCGATCATAACCATATCATATTTGAATCCATGCTGTTGTTCATAATTTCGCTTAAGCTTCATGCACTGATAAATACTATACCATCTAGCAATCGTAATCTGCGTTTTGGAGGTAACGCCATCGGGATAATCCTTATCGACCATACCTCCTTTAATGTTAAATTTTGGATCATGTTCAAACATAGCGTCTTTTGGATTATATGCCTCTATTAGCGATTGTTTTACTTCGATACTTGGCGTGTGCATAAATACGTCTATATCGTTATGGGCGAACAGATGCTTTTTGTAGTGTTCAAAACCCCTTTCCCACTCAACGGGCGTTCTCTTTCCTGTCTTGCCATTCCACATTTGGCCACCCACAACCTTTTTGCCGGGGTGTGAAGCCATACCGTTTAAACATAGTGCTATTTTCAAAACAACCTCCTTGCTGTTCCTATTCCATAATCTGGGAATTTTTCATTAATCATTTTGTCATTCACTAATTGTTTGTTGAACAAAGTTTCATCAATTGCATCAAATACTGCTTTCGGACCTATGTGAATATTTGTATCACGCATAATAACAGTACCGAATGGTGATAAAAATTCCGTGAAACACCAATCATTGATAGTCATTTCTATTGAATGATCACCATCAATCATAAGCAAATCTATTGTTGACATTCCAAGTTTTAACATATATTCCCGTATTCTATGTCTGAATTTGGAATCAATAGTTATGGTGTATATGTTTTGGGCTGGATTGTTTATAGCAGAATTATCATTTATGTCGACACCAAGATACACGCAATTACAATGTTTTTCTTCTAATATGGCTCTGGTTGTTGACAATAATGGTTCTTGATATACATTTATTCCAATTTCCAATATATTTTTAGTTGATGGTAGCACTAAACTTCTTATTAGATCGGTATGAACTTTTCTTACAGATGGTCCGTTGTGAACTAGAGGTATATTTGGTTCTATATTCGATTCAATGCACATTGGTAATCCAAAACCCTCCCCAACACGTGTAAACATTCTTTGCTCTTTATCGGAATACTCTGGTTCTATTGTTGGACAATATTTTAGACCATGAATTATAGATGGTTTTCTTTTCCAGTTTCGCATCATATCTTTTTCTGACATTTTTACTCCAATACTTTAAATATCTTACGTTCTTCTCCGGATGTAGTCATATCTACAAAAGAAACTACTTCACACTTTCTATTGAATTTAGATACCCATTCGTTAAATGCCTTTTCTTCGTGATCATTAAATTCTGGATCATGTTTATAGAACCATTCATCAAAAACAATAATAGTTCCATTTACAATGTAATCATTTAAAGTCCACAGTACTTCTTTCGCAGAACTGTAAATGTCTGAGTCAATATGTAATAATGCAATCGGCTGTGCAGTTTTCAAATATTCAGGTAATGTATCGGAAAACCATCCAACATAGAATTTTACACCGTCTATTTGTGGTACCTCGCCATCTGTAGAAAAATATCCAGGTGGCACAACTTCCTTTCCGTTTTTGTCAATCCATGGTTCTGGCAGACCAGCGAAAGAATCGAATCCAAACACCAGAAACGAATTATCTAGCGTCTGCCTTATGGTGCGAATAGTATCGCCCCTACAAACACCGAATTCTAAAACGTGTTTATATCGATCGTTTAATAGTGTGAGTCCATATTGCAAGCTAGAATATTTCACGACAAGACCTTTCTTTATAGATATCAAATACTTTACTAAAATTAGCTAAAAATTCTTGATCTTCAGTTGAAACATCAAACGGTTTATTATTGGGCGGATGCCAGCCAACTGTTTTTGTTATTGTAAACGATGATTTTCTTTTCCATCCGAGTCGTTGTTGAACCTTATCAAGAATAACTTCTTGGTCTTTTCGCATTTGTTCATAGGTTATGGTCAAATCTGCATACGACAACCAAAACATATTTGTTAACAACCATAATTCTGGTGGCGTTGCGAGTTGGTCCTGTATCCAACTTCTTCTTGGTTGAGATACTATTTTGTCATCAAAATAAATTTTGCAATCACCTGTTATTCTAGGCATTTTTCTATATGGCGTTCTTATAAAATCTGAAAAATTATTTAATTTAATACCATTTCGTTCTCTCATTCTAAATACAGACATTAAAACGTGTTGGATATTGCGGCTACAATGAAATATATATGCTCGTCTAAATTTTTCTCGTATCTCGGTATCAAATTTATGTCCACCAAACATATCCATATACTTTTTATATGGAGTGACGAAATTGTCAAATATAGTTTTTAGTACCCAATGTGTTCCGCTTCTTGGATGTGTAACCAGTCGCAATCTGTCTTTCTTAAATTTTGGCTTCATTATTAACCTCTAAAAGATTCATTAACATCAATTTTCCCAAATGAAACAACATATCGGCATATGGCTGGTGATGCAGTACTGCTATATTTAAATAAATCAAAGCAGTTAAAACTTCTACTTTATGAAAATCATAGTGATTTTTTATGAGATATTTACGAAACCAGGCTTCGCAATCAATAAGCGTTTGTCGCCTAAGTAGATCAAAATTAACTATATTACCATCTACATTAGCTTTATATAAACCATTGCGTATGATACCATGCGCAACAATTAGACCATGCCGCAATTTGGCCAGATCATAGTATATATCTCCGTAACCTATAAGACCACCAAAATTTTGTCGCCAGTCTAGCAGCTTAAAATCATTACCAGTATCTATTGTATTTTCAAAATGTAAATCACCGTGAAATCTTACTGGAATACCTTCCGATATCCATTTCCAGTTTACGCTATTGAGTAATTCTTTTATTGGTGGAACAACAACACTATTAATACATTGTGATGAATCTCTGCGACAAAATCGTTCAAAATATTCCCGTACTCGCCGAAATGTTTTGTCTTGATAAAATTTACGGTAGATTTCTCTTACTTCGACGGTAAGAAGTTGTCGATCTTCCCATAAACCTTCCAACCATTCTAAAAAGTCTTTAAATCTAGATAAAGTAATAGTGTCAGATAATACTTTACCATTTACTTTTCTATAACAATACATATTTTGTGTACTGTTTTCTATCTGTGGAATATATCCATTTAAAGATAATTTAGCTCGCTGTACTCTTTGTGCTATAAATTTTTTATCAGTAGAAAATTTAATAACACGATTATTACAAAACCAAATATGTTCTTGTGTTTTTGGTAAGATATTTGGATCATCTTCTTTGCTAAATATTTTATTAGCACAATTCAACGCTTCAACAGTACCGGTGTCATACCACGTAAATTTTATTCCATGTACGGGTTGATTTTTTATCATTAACGCTAATGCAAATGATTCTCCCTGATTGATTGTTCCTTCTTCTAGTGCTTGGTCCATAGCAATCCAAAATGTTCTATAATCATTGATACCACAAACGCCAACATATGCTTTTGCTTCTGTGTGGTCCCCCTTTTCCCCTATGTTTTTAATTATGGTATTATCCCAAGAATCAACAACGACTGAACGATAATCATTGCCAGCTCGAATATCTGCATAGCCTATCCAATCACAATCGGGCGGTGGAACATCTTCTGTCACAATAGCATCGTTGGTAAAAAAGATAAATGGACATTGCAATATATCTTTATAATTACATAAATCCGCCGTAAGACCCTTTCTCTTAGCCCAAACAAAAGTAAAATTGCGATCAGGATAAGCTAATGTGAGAAATTCTTTTACCAATTCCCCTTTGTGTCCTAAGTCGATAATGATTTCTATATCCTTAGGAAACTTTTCTATAATATATGAAATAATGGGGCGATTGGCAACTGGAACCAATGTTTTGTTCACATGGTCACAATGATTACCAAGCCTAGAGCCTACACCGGCAGTTGGTATTAATACTTTATATTTATTTGCGTCCATAATCATCTTTAACACGAACTACATCGTCCAATTCTGGAGTCGATGTCTCTAGATATATTACGTCAGTTATTCCTTCCATACGATGTGTTCTACCAGGAACAATAGTATGGCAATCTCCAGGATTTAAAACTATATCTTCCCAAGTTGAATCCGAACCTTCAAAATTTGTGGTGAATAATAATGTACCACTTATTACCAAAATTGTTTCCCTTTTTTGTTCGTGATATTGTAAACTACAGCGATTTCCAGCTTTCATAAATAGTCGTTTTACAACGTACTTATCGTTAACTTCTAAAATTTCTTCATAACCCCATGGCTTTTCTATTCTTTTCATATTATTATCCTAACGCAAATAAATAATGTTCAATTACCTTGCTTATCTCATTAACTATATTTTCCTTGATATTAATTTTTTTAGCCAATTTTTCAACTAACTCCTGATATGTTGACCCATTAAAATGGTAATGACCAGCAATAAGTGTAAATAACATCCACTGCGGATTAGTCGAAAACCAGTCTACATTAAATCCGCGAACAACAGCAATGCGTGATTGATCAACCCATTTGCGCCATCGATCACCATTCATGACTTCTGAAACAAATTTCCGTGTGTCAATACCATAAATCAGAGCTTGCGACAATACATAGTTTGTTTGTACAACACCGAGCTGTGGCGCTATATTAACTGCATCAACAACTCCCTTTCTCCAATTTATATCTTCTGTACTTAGGTAATCTGCATTATGTTCCTTTAATTTCACATTAAGGGTTTTTAATTCATAATGTATTATGCCAGTATGATACACTTTGAAGTTGCTAGTATTATGAATTTCTCGCACTAGGCTTCCAGTTTGCACGACATAAAAGAGAGGGTTAGCCACTTGCTGACACGTTTTAACGTCTGAAACAATTTTGTCCACATCTGTTTCTGTCACGCCGATATTTTCATCTGTACCAATTTCAAACATTACATCTGATTTAATTCCAATAGCAAATTTCATCAATTCTTGGGTATGCCGTAATTTTTCTTCGTGCGATACTTTCATGTGGCATAAGTCAATATGAATCAAATCGAATCCATTTTCTAGGTCGTTTCGTATAGTTTCTCTTGTCGCATCTAAATTGTATTCTGGTTCCAATCCAAAACCTGGACCACAATGATCGCGACAGATCATAATTTTTGCTTTTCGATATTTTCTGCGCATTTTGGCTACATATTCAACATATTCTTTTGTGGTAAAAACATATCCATTTTTTGCATTGACTTGATTGCGAGAACAAATTAGCATTAATGGTTGCTTAAATTTATGAGAATACCTAAAAACAGCTTCAACAACTTCTTTACTCATCGGTCCACAGGCTAACTTAGATATTGACATCGGTCATACCCTCATTTCGTTTCAAGTTAACACATGCCGCTGTTTTCCCTTTACGATCAAGTTTTACGTCATTAATTACCACACGTTGTCCCCGTGGCAGATTCATTATTAAATTATGATAATGCAAATCTACCTCATTCAATTGTTGCTCTGTAATCAATCTAAGACTTTCTGGCCGACCAGTTGTTAAGATAATAGTATATCCCTTTCTAATCCACTCACAGAATTTGTCCTTTACTCCTGGTAGTACCACTGGTTTTTGGGTCGCTATGGCTAGTTTACCAGGATGGAAAAAAATACAACCATCGATATCGCAAAAAATTGTTTTGACATGAATTGCATGGTCAATTCGTGACATTTACAGGCTCCTCGTCAAAAATTTCATTTCCATTATCTTCGTTTATTAAATCCTGAGCTTTCCAAAGTTTATCCAATGCTGTAACTCCAAGAAGATCAAATTTAACAGCACCCATAGCTTCAGCGCTTGACATTTCTAAACCAACTACACGATCCTTATTTTTAACATCATATACTAGTGGAACCAATTCTGCTATTGGTCTATCTGCAATTACAACTCCAGCGGCATGTTTTGATTGAGATTTTTTAGTTCCTTCAATTCTCATCGCTTGGTCAAATAATGGTTTATACCATTCGTAGGCGTCCTGAACTTGTTCTACATGATGTATAGCCCACTGTAAAATACCGTAATTATCACCCTGTTCTTCTCTGGCTTGTCTCAATTCATCTGCTATCGTTGCTTCGTCTGGAATATGCTGTGTAATATCGTTGCATAAATCATGAGGTGTCATATTTACATCATCTGGACTTTTCCCTTCTTTCACAGCTTTAACTTTCATAAGACGCTTTACTTCATCAGGATTAGCTCTGAATACCTCTTTGAGTGCTGCCTTTCCCTGTAGTCGTCCAAATGTAATCATTTGCGCCACATATTCTTCGCCCCATCGCTTTTTGAGATAGGAAATAACTTCACTGCGGAATATAACGCCTATATCTGTGTCTATGTCTGGGAGGCTAATGTGGCCATCATGGGTTTTAACCTTTTTATTTATATCAAGCTCATTACGTCCAGCTAATGTCAACCCAAGTCCACATGCTAAGTGAGAATTTGAAAGATTATCGGCAGGTTTTTCTTTGATCATATCGAATAGATACATCCACATACGTGGGTTCTTTTTATCAATCCATTCGACTTCTTCTCTCATGGTATCTGTAAATTCTACTTTTCCCCATTTTATTCGTCTAGCAAGATGCATGGCCACAGCTTTGCGCTCAGCATCAACATCTCTAGTATGCAACATTTCGAAGTTATCAGACATCCACGACATAAAATCAATTGATCCTACATCGAAATGCGGCGGAATATTACGACTTACGTTATAGAATCGTTCAAAGTAAAGACCATATTCGATTGGATCAATTCCAGTAATCCCTGTCAAATAATTAACTAACGATCCAGCACCAGAGCCACGCCCCTTACCTCTTGGGCCGTTACGGCTATCAATAAACTTACAAACATCCCAAACAATAAGGAAGTAATCTGCCAGTCCAGCTTCTTGTATAACGATTAATTCTTTTTGTAATCGATCCCAATAGATTTTTTTCTGTCTAGAATCTAGATTGGCAAGTTTTGACTTAGCCCCCTCTATACATAAGTACTTAAGGTAGGCGTTGGAATCAAGTCCTAGTTTAGTAGCTTCTTGATTTGTAAATACTGGTAGATACGGATTGTGTCCAAGCGACGAATATTCTATTCGATCAGCAATATTTAGCGTTGCTTGAAGTTCCGCTTCGGTAAATTTTTTGCGCATTTCTTCATATGATGGAATGTAGTAGTTATCTGAAATGAAAAAATCCATTACGTCACCAGTCTGTTGTCTCCTTCTTTCTTGATCTTCCTTAGTTGTGTGGAGCTGTGCGCACAACAATAGTCGTTGATCTTCTGCATCTTCTCTTTTACAATAATGAGCATCAATTGTAGCTACTGTTGGAACTCCTGTTTCTTTGCTTAATTCCCTTAAGCACTCTACTACTACTGTTTGAATTCCCATCCCCTCATCTTGTAGTTCTAAATAATAGTTGTCTGCCCCGAAAATTGATATATGTTTTTGGATAATCGCTTTGCCAACATCTTTCCAGTTTGGTTTAAGATATTTTCTTGCCTCGGAAACGTTGTTGTTATGACCAGCTATAATAGCGGCTTTAAAATCTACAAACAGAGATGTAGGCAACTCTCCTGCAATACACGCCGTCAGGAAAATAAAATTTCCACGCTTAGCAAACGGAGCAATGCCTTCTAAGTGTATACGTGGTTTGCGGTAAAAATAGTCCGGCCTGTTCATTTCCGAAACCAAAGCCATCAAATCTTTAATTCCATTATCATTTTTTGCTAGAATAATAAGATGATATCTTTTGTTGTTTTCTGTTGTTTTGATATCGGCTTCCAGTGGACAAATATATGCTTCTATTCCAATAATTGGTTTAATTTTTTTCTTTTTTGCTGCGTCGTAAAATGCTTTCATACCGGCAATCGATCCATGATCTGTCAGCGCACATTCCGGCAGACCTAATTCTACGCATCGATTTACGATATCTTTTGGGGATGGTACTCCATCAAGAAGGCTATAGTACGAATGAAGGTGGAGTGGAATATATACAGTTTGACTCATCATCTCTCCTTATGTGTTTGATGTTTTTTTATACGATCTATGGTGACAATATGTACGTTGAACAGTTTAGCAATTTCTTTTGAAGAAACTTGTTTTTTAATCAATAATCTAATTTCCGTCAAATCATCTGTTGTTAATTTAGAACTACCAATATTAATACGATTTTTAATTGATAATCCATGAGTTAAATGTTTCCACAATCTCCCATTTTCAATATTTGATATTGTTGATTGACTTACATTGAATTGTTTTGCTATTTGATGTTGAGGCATACCATTCGCTACAAGTTTCAGAATCTCTATTACATGTTTTTCATGAAGTTTAGAATTACCATTTTTTGGCCACGACTTATATCTGGATTATTAGAAAACCAATGGTTACCATCCTTTATCATATCTTGCATATTATTTTGATGAGTATCCCATCTTAAATTCTCTATTGAATTATTTTCAGAATTACCATCATTGTGACAAACTTCCATATTATTTACACGAGGCCCAACAAAAGCTAATAATATCAACTGATGAACATAAAATTTTGTTTTAATTTTATTTTTCCACAATGAAACCATTAATCTATATTTATTTCCATTTTTGTTTTTCCATGGTTTTAATATTTTATTGCGTAATATGCTTTTTATTCTACCAGAATTAGAAGCTTGATACAATCCTTCATACCCAGGAATATCTTTCCATTGTTCTTTATCCATTAGCTATCTCCACGGATTTACCAGTGATCACTTGGTCTCCACAGTCAAAACCAGCGTACCGATCCTCAACATACTCACTTCCCAATGTGTGTAAATCACTCCATATTCTATCGCATATACCATTATTATTAAAGCCACACATCCGACAAGTCCATTTTCGATTACGTCTTACCAAAGTGTCTTTTTTTATTGTTGTAAAAAAACGATGGAGAGCAGCTATAGTCATAGCTATATCTTCCTGGGACAAAGCAATTGTTATTGGGCCACCATCGTTAGTATAGTAGAAGGTAATAAGAATGTTTTTATATTTAGGGTATAGGAAATATGCTGCTAAATGATATAATCTTGATTGAACTTCTCTCATTAACAATACTTCGTCCATTGGTTTTTGAGTATAAAAATCCTTTCGGTTTCCTGTCTTCCAATCAACAATTTCAATAGTTTCTTCGTCAAGCTCATGAACAAGGTCGATAAAACCACGAACAGCAAATTGATGTGGCTTACCATCTTTATCTTGGCATAGCCATTCTTCTCCTGGCAGTTCTATTGCGAACCAACGCTCTATATCAATAATACCGTTGAGGTTATATGGATTATAAAATGGATCATCTAATACAGTTTCTAACGCAATCCTACACTTTTTGAAATCAGCAGCTTCTTTATATTCACCAGTATTTTTATCAATTCGAGTAGTCACGCGACGAATAATAACTTCTGGCGATTTGGCCGTCAGTTCATCCCATGCACGATTCAATAACCACATTGGATCAACATTTGTTTTACCACGTTTGCGAAGCCTAGCCATCCACTCTAGTGTTTGGTGAACAATTTTACCCTGCAAGGCCGCTTTTCCGGTACCTGATTCTATTCCCAATATATATTGAAGAAAATAGGAAAACGGACAATGGTTATATAATTTAATTGCACTTGCACTACATTTAACCACTCTCATTATGTCAATCCCCGGAAGTTTGTTCTTGTCTCATTCTTTTCAGCTCATAATTTATATCTATATTAGATAGTTTATTATGTGATGCTTGTTTCCATTCCTCAATTCTTGGAGTCACATCATCTAAATCTGTTCTTCCAATGATAGTAAAATGTAGAATACATGCCGCATTAAAAAAGATTGCACTAAGATGGTCTTCGTCTGTCATATCGTTCATAACAGCAAATATATGTCTCATCAAACTAGCATGAAAAACGCTTAATGGCATTCCCTTGGACCAATTCCATGGGTCATATTTTTTGGCACCACCACCATAATGATTGGCAAGACGTAAATATGTCTTTGGTGAAATTAAATGTAAACCACCGTATGAATTATCTGGTATTTTCAAAAAACGATCTGTTTCCTGGTTTCTGATAGCTTCTAGGACAATCCATATCAGTTCTAATAAAAGATCGTTATTGACTGTTTCTCCCCATGATAATCCTAAATTCCACATGATTAATTTCAAATCATTACTAATAGATTCTGGTAAATCTCTAATCATCTTTTTGCGCGGATAAAAATCAATTACTTTACGAATCACTGTCATTGGTATCAGATCAAATCGTGGTTTATCGTGATCAACATCCCTTTTGGCTCCGGTATCAAAATCACGTCTTTCACCAGAGTCCTTAATATCAAATCGATTCGACATTTTCCATCTCCATCCTATAACTATCCGACAATATTTTTGACTTAGATGTTTGCTGCAAAATAGGACCAATTTTTTCTGCTATATCGTCTGGCAACATTTCCCCAATATCTTTTACATCATCTGGTGTAATACAAAATACTCTAAAATAATGCGTCAAATCTTGTTCTAATTTCACCATAGCCCTTTTGCCAGCTTCATCATTATCAACCGTACAGATAATGGTTAAAGCTCCAGTATTTTGCAACATTAACCGTTGTTGTCGCGACATATTCAGACCCAATAAAGCTACACTATTTCGTATACCAGCCATTTCGTAAGCCCACACATCTCCTGGACCTTCACACAAAATTGCTGTACCAGTTTTGCTAATGAACGGCTTGGCATACCAAATATTATAAAGGCATGATTCGCCGTGAAAATCTTTGGAGTGTTTCCATTTCGTATATAATCCACTATATTGTGAGTCTGGACACGACAATCGTTCTGGGTGATGATGCATTCCGCACTTGGGACATTTATCGTAAATACTTCTACCAGACCAACCCACTACATACCTTCCAGTAATATCTAATATCGGGAAAAACGCTCGTTTATACATTGATTTATTTTTGGTGTTGCAAAATGATATATGATACTTAGCAATTATTTCAGGTGATACTCCACGGTTTGGATAATATACTTGATCTGGTTTTAATTGAGAAACAACTGTTGCTAGCGGTATCCCTTTTTTTCGTGTTGCTATTTGTCGTTTTTTATGTTGCTTAATAATTTTGGCTATTTCCACATCTTGGGCAGTTGTAGCATTTTGGTTAAACTCACTTAATCCAAGCGTTTGAGCTACGAAATTAACGGCTTGCTGAAAACTCCATTGCTTTTCTGTCTTGCGACTCATGGCACCACGAACTAAACCGAATACACTATTTGACGGACCAGTAACAGGGTCGCGATGACATCCCCTAGTTTTACATTGCCAATGATTGGATTTAATAGCCCAAAAAACAGCACGGCAATTATCGCCACCATGAACTGGACATGCCATTTGTAAATAGTCGTGTCGTTCCGTGTACTCTATTCCCATCGAGTCTAAAACTTCGGCTATTCGCTCACAAGCACGATCCTGAATAAAAGATACATCCGAAGACCTAAACCTTTTCATTAACCTTATTCTCCAAGATGGATTGTGCAATTACAGAAAATGATTTGCCTTCAGATAATTTTCCAATTTCAAGTTTGTCTATAATGTTGATATATTCTCCACTTTCCATACCAGCGCCAAATCGTGTATCTGTCACTACAAGTTTTTTGGTTCCATTCGATGGTGGGTCTTCATTTAATTCTGTTTGGCTTTTTTTCTTTAAAATTGTAAAATTAGAACATAGCCATCCAATTCTATCTGATCCAGAAACTACCTCAGCACCTTCTTTTGCTACGCCATCACGATTCAATTGAACCGTAGCAAGAACTGGAAGTTTAAATTTTGTAGCAAAATTATGTAAAGCTGTTATTAAAAAACCCAGCAATTGATATTCTTGTAAATTATTTTTAAACCCACTAGCATCCATTAGTTTCAAATAATCATAGATAATCAAACATGGTTTTGCTGCGCCACTATTAGTAAATCCAACGGTTTTAGACAACCATCTTCTGGCTATGGACATGATAGAATGTGGAGCCAAACCCGCTACTGAGAAATGATCTATGGATAAACTTTCTATATGTTTTTGGCATCCCCATATGGCTTCTGATTCATGTTCGTTGTGTTTAAATTGACCAGTTTCTACATGATGTAAATCCACACCAGAAACCAAGGAAGACAATCTATGCAATTGTGTGTCACTGGTAAGCTCTGTATCCAAATATAATACGGGTATTCCATTTTCTGCCATATTACGGGCCACATTAATGCAAAAAAACGACTTCCCAGCCTTTTGCCTCGCGCCAACCACATTAACTGTAGCTGGCCTAAAACCCCCACCTATTGCAATATCCCATGCAGGAAATCCAGTTGGTAAACCAATAATATCTTTTGGTGTTTCAGATAGAGCCGTCATCACATTACCGAATTTTTTGCCAAGAGATATAATAGCTGCATCTTGATTCATTATTTGACCAGTGAATTCAAATACCGGTTCTTCTATTTGAGCGATAATATCATCTATATTTTCTACACCAGTTATTTTTTTTAAATTAGATTGAATTGTTGCCGCAGCTAAATATCCACGTCTGGCTAGAGAAAGTTTGTATACTGCTACAACTAATGATCGGATATTATCTTTATATGATCCGACTTCTTCAACTATAGCATCTAAGTATTCCGAATATTTACCATCATTGGCAAAATTATCATATCCCAAAATTTTTGCCGCAGCCCGAATACTTGGAACATCAAAAGTTTTAGTATCTTCTTCATGAACCAAATAAGAAATAATGCTAAATAATTCCTGATTATATTTCCAATAAAAATCTTTAACACCTATTATGTCTTCGACTTCGAAGAAGCAGTCAGCACCATACGTAGTAATACCAGCGAGTATCGCTCGTTCCATGCCTGAATCTTGCAATATGGCGTTGGATTTATTTCCCATTAACCTAATTTACTTCTTTTACCACGAAGACATTTTGAACACTTTTGACCCATTTCACCATCTGGTCTGTCGGATTCAAATATTTCTTCACACTCATTACATTTAACCTTATAGGTTTCCATCGACCTTCGTTTGAGTTTCAATTTATTTTTCTTGGCTTTTTCTGCTTTAATTTTATTGTGTTCTACCTCTTCTGAACTTGGATTGTTTGTAATAAACCTAACACCATCGGTTTTCTTTTGTATTACTGTCTTTTTATTATCATCAAGTTGAAGAGTTGAATCGTTTGCGTCTAAAATAATTTCCTTCTTTATTTTTTTCTTCCCACTCGTTTTGGGCCGACCGCGTTTTTTTCTTTTTGGTTGTTTAGGTTCTACAATTATTGAGTGTACAATGGTTTCTTCTGTCGGTAAAGCTTCAGAAGCTATATTAACAATTTGCTGTAAAACATTATGTAACTGCTGTGTTTGATTAGATTGCTCAGAGTATAACTGTTCTGCCGGTAACGACAAAGCTATCCCGGTTAATCGTTCATAACCTTTACAAACAGTTTCCCAATTACCTTGACGTATACCTTCTGCAATATATTCAATTGGACTCATCGATTGTTTCCTTCATTATATCTGGCCCTTATTAGACTGCCAATACTTTGTCCTATCAGTTCTATCCTACGAGCTAAATATGCTATACGTTCTATCCTTAATTCCGCCAATCGCACCCATTGATTTAATTTTGGACGATCATCTCCGAACAGGCGATTTATCACTTGATTCGACCATTTTATAAATGTCTGACATTCATTGGCTTTTTGTTGTATAAACAACGCATATTGTGCTAAAATAACTGTATCTTCTGATAATTGTATAGACGATCGTTCTCTAAGTTTTTCTCTCGTAAATTCTAAAATAGTTTCTACTTCTGTGCTGGATGGCCGATATTGTGGCAATCCCAGAGATTTAATCCATTCATCAATTTGATCTCGATATTTTTTTTTCTCATCGATTAAACTACTCATCATAAATCTCTATAAGTTTAAATCCATTAAGATTACACCAGTCACGTTTTTTTTGATCAATATCTTGTTGGCGATGAAAATCTTGTTTGGTTGCATGAAAATGTTTAATATGTTTAGTGTGTTGTCTACCATGACATTCTATTATCAAATTAATGGATGGTATAAAAAAATCAAGAATAAAATTATCTCCAGGAATTATTACCTCTTCGTAAATCATATCATGAGGATATTGAGACATTAATTGTTGGCCAATATTATGTTGAAATTTTGATTTTGATTTTTCTCTTGTGCGAATAAGCTTATTTTTCAAACGTAATCTGACTGTTCCCCCGTTTAATAATTTTACTTCCATAGTTACACTGCGATATCTTTATCATTAAATTTAGTCATCAAACCTATCATACCATTATACAAAACACATTCTATCCCGGCTTCATACATCATTTTCCATGCATATCTTATTGATTCTACCCAAGTATTATGCGATGATGCTATAGCCATAAGTTGAGCATGGCCCACCACTCGTCTAATTCCAGCTTCTATAATAGCTTTAGCGCATTCCGAACACGCATAAAATGGGCAATACAAAATGGCATTATTGGTCGATTTGCCATGGCGAGCCGCGTTGAATATAGCGCCATTTTCTGCATGTATTATCGTTTGTAATTTTATTGATCTATTATCGAGACGAGATATTGTTTCTTTTACGCCGATAGGAAATTTGTTTGTTGAATATGTAATAATTTTATTATTTGATCCTACTAATATTGCTCCATTTTTTGTTCTTGGATCAGGACTCATAGCATTACCGTGTGTATATGCAAGACGCAAAAAGTGTCCATCATCGCTCCTAGTGCTAACAGCGAATGGTGTCTGTAACCAGTTGAGTTGTTCCATGAGATTGTCCATTTTATTTTCCTTATTATTGTGAAAATATTGTATTTCTTATTTCTGTCTCTATTATTTTTAGTTCATTGTGTTTACTTTCTTTTAGAAAATTAGAAAGTTTAGCTAATCCGTGAAACTTAGGACAACTTTTCCCATTGTCAGACGCAAGCATAGGAATAGAATACCATGCACCGGCTTTTTCAATTAATCCAAGATTTTCTGCTACCGTTATAACATCTCTTATAACATCGATACCGCTACCATATCTGAGGGGTAATATACATGGTAAGAATGGTCGTCCTAACGCGGATGATTGAATTGTAATATGCATATCATGACCGTCTGGAGCATTAGTTTCTTCATTCCGCTCCCATTGTTGTGCCCATGTCACTTTTAGCCAAACAGAACATGCATATTGAATAGCAACTCCACCCTTTTCTATATATTTTGGACCACGAGGTTCTCTATTTGTCATCATCTGTGATATAAAAATAAGTATTATATTATTTGCATCTACGATCTGTTGTGCTCGACGAAAAAATGCTGATAGTAATTTCGCTGGTCCAGCCATATCTTTATTTGATCCGATTTGTTCTTCTTGTTCTGTCATCGTTGAAAGTGCAGCAAGACTATCAACAACTATAACAGCTTTTTTTTGAGTTTTCACAATGCGCTCTATAATATTAAGATAATCTTCTGCTGTAAGTGGTTTATCTATCTGATGTGGAACTACCTGCAATTTATGCTGATTAAGTCCCTGAATAGTTGACAACAGTGATGGTGTACATCTCTTTTCAGCATTAATATAAAATGTTGGACGATTGAGAATTTGTGCATTTCTAAGCAACTCTAAACAAAGAGTAGTTTTGCCGATTTTTTGTTTACCGGTGATAAGACATATAGTTCCATCGGGAATACCGCCGTTTAATGCAATATCCAAAGAAAGCGGAGTATTTAAAACCTCTTTAGTTCTTGGTGGCATGGCCTTATCTGCCGTTGCAATAATACCTTCTCCATACATTCTCTTTAGAAAATCATCAAGAGATTCCTCGATAACTTTAGATTTACCTTTAGCCATTTTCCGCTTCTCTCAATTTTGTTAACACATTTTTTTCACCAGTATCTACGAAAGTGGCATTTTTCTTTTGATCAATTTCTTTATGTGGTGATTTTTGAGCCAATGTCGTTCGTTGTTCGTTTAATTGTCCTATCCTAATATTTGTAAGTCTAATAACTTTGTTTATTGTTTTTTTGGAAACAAGTGCTTTTATGTTATATTCTTTTATAATTTGAATTAATGCTGTTCTAGTAATAATATCAGTAAAATCTAATGATTTATTAAGATTCGATATTCCACGTATTTCTCGCTTATATTTAGGTGCCCAATATTTTTTGTCTGACCAAAATCTAGCGCTAATTCTTGGGTTTGTATTGAGACATACCAATTCTATGATATAATTGCGAAATGTAACGTATAACCCAGGTGTAGTTGGGGAAGCATATTGATGTTTATCGTCTTTAGATTGATTTCGTACTGCCACTAAAGATTCCGTATTAAAAAGAAGCCTGAATTAGAAACTGTACGATCTTCGGTAAACGAATGATCAAAGCTAGGCTGTCGATACCAAGCGACATTAACCTTTTGCCCATCATAATAACCTATGCCTAAATATTCGTGCTGTGCGCCATTCCAGATAGCATATCTTTTTCGACCAAAAAAATACCCCTTTTGATTAGGTGGCATTGTAATGTTTACACCGTTAGGTGCCTGAAGTCTCAGTTCTGTAATAGCAATACTCGGATTATCTTTTATCCATTCGGCGAGTCTCGCCCAAGCGTGCCTTTGGTTTGGACGATTATCCTGAATTACTGTCCGACCATTTGACAAAGAGGCTAAAAATCGTATCTTAGGTGTATAAGGTACGACAGCAAATGATAACTTATTGTCATTTATAGTATTATCCATCTTTGTTTTGTCCATATGGTGAACGACCCAATTGTTCATCTGCCCTTGCTGATTCTGGAGATGTCATGGCGTGAACACCTTTGCCAATATTTAACCCCTTACGACCGTCTGGTGGCTTAATACACATGACACTATCACTCATAGGATTAGATTTCGACGGACCTTTTGAATCCTTTTCTGTGGTTGCACTGGAGACAAAAGTCTCAAATTTGGCCACTGCTTTGTCAATAAAAGCCTGTCTTGTCTTTGCCGTCTTGCGGCCAAGATTTACGGTCGAATTTTCCAAAAATTTTAAAAAATCTTCTTTAAATTCATCGAATGTCATTTCTAAATCTCCTTTGTGCTAAGATATATGGGGTTCTATTCCGACTTCTCAAAAATGCCGTATACTGTTGATAACACTCATGGCTACATGTCCTAAGCTTCCAAAACATTCCACCACGTTCCCTATCTCGTTTATGTAAATTACTATTTGTTTCTAGCGGATCAAATAGGTCTCCATCATTAGAAGCTAAAACTAAAAATCTAGTCCCAGATCGCTTAGCCAAAATATCAAAATTTTGTTTCGCATTTTTTGCAATCTCATGTGGTGTACCATTGATGTCAACAACAATTATTTTCACTTATTCCACGCCTTAAATAAAACATCTGCTTCTGGAGCATCAATATCATTATCTAGGATATCAAATCCCATTTGATCACTAGGCGCACCTGGATGAAATTGTCCAGGAATTTGTTTTACATATGAAAAGCCATTACATTCACAGCACTTTACTGCCACACGTGTTAAGACTTCCGTTTTATTACTCCCGTCAACGGTGGTTAACTGAAGTACTAAAAGTCTTTTCCCACAGTCGGCACAATCAAAATCAATTAAACCTCTACTTTGTAATCCTTTAAGTTGCTTATCATCTCCGTTAACTTGATTTGTTCGAATCTCTGCCATTAATCTATTTCTCCATATTCTATATATTTTTTCGGATTTTTCAGCACACTCTTATTTATTGGTCCATCTCGCCAAAATGGTTTTTCATTCTTGTTTTTCCCCTCGCTTAGTCTATCGAGTTTCTTTTTATTACTTCTACCTCCGTGACACGGTGTCTCGGTCCCTTTAATAATTACAGCACCACCAATACCTATTAATTTTATTAATTCATGTCTATGACAATCTGGACATTCAATCAATGGTTCGGCGGACATAGCGTGAAATGTCTCAAACGTGTAACCGCAAGCTTTACATTCGTACTCATAGGTTGGCATGTATTATTATACCTCCAAATAACTATTTTGTTTCATAAAAATCTTTTTTTTATAAAAATAGCATGACACACAAGGTATGGATTGTCATCGTCGTTTTTTTGAACATTTTCCACTTTTTCTATTAAATACTTCGTTTACTAAAGCATCTGCGCATTTGTTTTCTCGTCGTGGAACCCATTTGATTGTGTGGTCTTCGAATTGTTCTAACAGTTCTAGCACACAATCTCTGTGTTTTATAAGTTCTGGTTTATTGGTTTTAAAAGCCATGGTAACTTGTTTTATTACCAATTGACTATCGCCAATAATATGAACGATATCTACTCCAGCTTTTAAACATCCTCGTAGGCCAGCAATAAGGGCTCTGTATTCGCTAACATTTGATGATCCAGTCCCACATGTTTTATTCCCCGATGCTATAACTTCTCGATCATCTATTGACGTTAAAATCCAGCCATATACCATTTGCCCTCGCCTAACACCTCCGTCAAAATGTAAAATACATTCCAATACAATTTACCTTTCATTTGAGTAATTTACTTGATGCTATTGTTTCATTTCCGCAATCACATTTACAAAGCCATAGAATTCTTTTATCTTTGTTCTTTCCATGTGCCTTGATAGCAGTCAACCTGCCAAACTTTTTTTCTGTTAAATCTATCAAAACGGAGTCTCCCCATCTTCAACTTCAGTTTTCGCGCCACTACACATATCTTTGAAGAAACATCTTTCACATGCATGTTCGTTATCTGTTTTGGAAAAATAATCCGGATTATCTTTGTTTTCAAATGCTTCTTTAAGGAGTGGATATTCACTACGTATGATACCAGCTTGTCTTTTTATGTGTTGCATGGTTACATTAAGGTGTGGTGCCGCCCGTTCCCCAAGCTCTGCATATGCGGCTAGATATACTGGAATGATTATAATATCTTCTGGCTTTTTCGCCCATCCTTGTTTGAGTGCATACATACTATATGTCGTTAATTGATCTATTGCACTATCGCTGACACGACCGGTTTTCCAATCTAAAAGATATACTTTTCCACGATACCGAAATCCACAGTCAATTTTTACACTTACTTCTTCACCTGTGTTTAATTGGAATTTTTGGAAGTCCTCAAGAGTCAGCCAATCATCCTTATCTAGACTCTGTAAAATTTCGAACAACGGTATATTATAGAACGCTTTTATGGACGCCAGAACTTTATGTTTGTAGCTATCTAGGCGGTCTTTGGAAATTTCTTCTTGATAGAAATGTTCTGCTAGGTTAACATTTTGCTTTGGACTACTATGCCATCTCTTATCTTTTGACTGCTTCCAACCTTTACGAAGTGCTTGGATACCATCGTGTTGTGCTTGCTCAAGCGTTCTCCATTTTCCCGTTTGACGACCAGTTGTAATGATGCCTTCAATAATATTGTGAACTACGGAGCCGACGAACATTGGAAGATTGGTCATGTTTTTTAGCATATATGCTCGACGTTTTTCTTGCGGTGCGTTAGTTAACCACCCATTCCACGCAACGTGATACGTTAGATGATATCTCCATAAACATTCGCGGAGACATCTCACTCTTGATTCACTCCATGCATATGTTTGTTCTATTTTACTCATTATCTTAACTTTCTATCGACAATATTTGCATTTAACAGTTCTATTCTCTCCACAAGTGGCCTGAGCACAACTAGCTTCATCGTCTACTATTCGCATAGATCACATTTACAAATTTTCATTTTTTATCCTTTGCAATATCGCCACGATCTTCCACATTTAATATCGGAGATAGTCATTCGAGCAACACCAAAAATATCAGCAATTTGTCTCTGTAATAAATTGCCTTTTAGCAATAATTCTTTTATTTGCATAACTTGTTTTGTTGTTAATTTTGATTTTCCATTTCTTTGACCCCTATTTGTTCTCTTGTGTCGTATTTTATCTCGCTCATTATCACGGCGTGTTCCCCAAGTTAAATTATCGACATAATTATTTTGCTTATCTCCGTCCAAATGTCGTACTTCATAATTGGCTGTTGGTGGGAAGCCGATAAAAGCAAAAGCTACTAAACGGTGTATTCTACAATATTTTCTGTTGTTATTAGCTCTTAGGTCTACTAAACAATATCCGTTTGATATACGCGGTTTTAATATTTTTCCAGTTTGTATCCTTTTCACATGACCGATATTAGATACTTCATAATAATTTTCGTATCCAATGATTGGTTTCCAAATTTCTCTATTCATTCAATATCTACCAATATGTAATTTTATTAACTAGTCAACCCAAATTGGTGCTTCTACAGTTTTCCCGTGTTTAGGATGTACCAAGAAAAATGTTTGTTGCGGTTTTTCAAACGGCGCTTTTATATTGATACTATATGGTCCATATCCGATAATAGACCCATTCCCAACGAAATTCTTGGCAGACAATCTTTGATGCCAATGGCCAAAAACGTCGATATCTGCTTTCCTACCCTTGTTCCATTCCGCAATGGCCTTATTGAGTGGAATGGTAATTCCTCCAACACCACCAGCATAACGAATATAATTACCATGATGAAACCTTAAATTATATCCATACACATTGAGGTAATTAAAATATCCTCTAGATAACTTAAATTCTACAGTATCAGATTGTTCATAATGAGACATGAGGAAGTTATATATCAACCATTCAAAACTGTTTTCTACGCTGGTTGAAATTCTGATTTTTTTCGTTGTCCTACCATGATTTCCAATACTTGTAACTATAATTATCTTTTTAAAGCCACCATGTTCCACTAGAAAATTTATAGCAGAAATACACATTTTATAAACACCGATACTGGCTTCAACGGGAGATAGTGCGTTGCCCTCTATCAAATCTTCGTGGATATAACCACTAATTAAATCTCCACCAAGCCATAAAACTAAAGTATTAATATCTGACTTGCTTCTGCACATTTCAATTAGTTTTAGTCCATTCGTAAAAATATTATTGAATCTTTTTCCAGCTATTTCAATATTATATTCATTCAAGCCGTCTACCGTTTTCGGATCGACAGTTTCTTCGTAGTGTAAGTCTGAACAACATAATACTGCGGTTGATTCTGATGATTTGCCATTTCTTACCACTTTGATTTCTTTGTGATTAATAAATTCCATATTTCTGCTGAACAAATCCATAGCACTAAGTCGTTGTTTCTGAGTGTCGAATATTCTTAAAAGTTCATCATATTTTCTTTGAAGTTCTCTTTTTTCTTTTGCTATAGATTTTAATTTAGAATCTAATCCAATTTGTTGGTCTGAAGACAACAATGGTGCTCCTGACACATATCCTTTGTCGATAGCTTTGTGATATCTGCCGCTTAGCGTTTTCCTTGCAATCCCAGTTTGCTTAGCCGCTTCTGTAATTGACCCGTATTTAGCAACCGCATCTACGGCTTCTTGCAAAATAATACGTTCACTATTCATCTGCATCAACGCCTTTCTTTTATCCTTCTATGTCGCATATTCCACTCGGGCAATCGTTTATTGCCGCTTCTTCTTTCATCTGCTTTAGGTATTGTTTTGCTTTTTCTAGTGGTATTGGTACTAGCGGAGATTTCCCTCGACTGCCATCTCTGTACACAGTAATTCCTTTGAGTTTACCAATATATTGTCTTATTTCTTTCGATAATTTTTCGACCGAATAATTAGCCGATAAATTAATTGTCTTTGATATAGAATTATCCACATGTCTTTGACAAATAGCCTGCATTGCTAGGTGATCTTCTGGTACAATATCATGGGCACATTGAAAATGTTTTGTATCTCTATTAGTTTCCAAAAACTTTTTTAATAATGGATGCACTACCACTTCGACAGCCCCATCTCTTTTGCCGTTATTATGCATATCTTTATGTTTATTAAAACGCCGTTCATAAACTGGTTGAAACAATGGTTCTATGCCAGACGAACAACCAGCCATAATAGATGTTGTACCGGTAGGAGCAATGCAAAGTAAAGCGCAATTACGAAGACCATGTTCTTTGATAAGACGATGATGTCTTCGCGGAAGACATTTTTTAACAAACCCTGTTTTTATATGTTTGTTCGCATCAAATGCGTGAAATGATCCCTTTTCGATTGCCAAAGTAATACTTGCGTGATAAGCCTGTTTTTTTATAAAGTCCATCATTTTATCTACGATATCTCTTGCTGCTTGACTAGAATATTTCATACCTAACTCTAATAGCATATCATGAAGACCCATCACCCCAAGACCAATACGACGATGGTTTTCTGACGTTTCCTGAATAACTGGAAGTGGATAATTATTTTGATCTAATACGTTATCTAAAAATCGCACACCCATGGCCACTGTTTCTTCTAATAAATCCCAATCAATTTTACCATTAATAATATGTGTATGAAGATTAATTGCCCCAAGGCAACAACATCCATATTCTTCCAAAGTTACTTCGCCACATGGATTAGTTGAAGAAAATTCTCCACCTGATACATAAGCAATTGTGTTTTGTTCATTGATCAAACTAACATTCAAAAATCCAGGATCACCATTTCTCCATGCATTTTGAATAATTTTATTCCAAATATCTTTAACTTCAATTTTCCCTCTTTCTTCTCCATGCCACCTGAAAACTATTTCACCATCCTCATCCAACAGTTTAAGAAATTCATTGTCAATAAGTACAGAAATGTTGGCATTATTCAATTCTTTATTGTCAAGTTTTGCTTCTAAAAATTCCAACAAATCAGGGTGTCTCCAATCCAAACAATAAAGTAGAGCTGATCTCCTACCTCCTCCCTCCCTCAACTCATTGCAAATACCATTAATTGCCCTCATTAAACTAACTGAACCAGTAGCCTCACCGCCCGTACCTCTGATTTTAGTACCTCTTGGTCTTATTTTCGAAAAATTAAGTCCAACGCCGCCACCGGTGCCAGAAATAATAGTGACATTTCGTAGAGCATCCCCCCATCCTTCTCGACTATCATTAACAGGAATCACAAAGCAACCAAGCATTTGTCCTCTTGGTCGTCCAGCGCCTCTCCAAATTCTACCGCCAGGAGAGAAACGATTTGTTTGTAATATGTCTAAAAATCTCGTAAAATATTCATCTCGCTTAGTTCCCATCTCTGCATCTGCAATCGTACGAGCGACACGTTCACATGCTTGGGAAAATGTTTCTTCTTCGTGAATAGCGTATCTATCTTGAAAAATCTTTAAGGCAAATCCTTGCGGTGAATATTTTGCGATACTCAACTATTAATCCCTCCTTCTATGTGTATGCTTCCTGTGCTATCTTGACAATCGTATTCTGGTTGGTCTGAATTAGGTTGCTGCTTTAAATATGATGTGACTGCTTTCCGAAATGGTTTTATAAAATGATTATAATGTCGCTGATATCTGGTGTATGATTGAGAGTCTGCAATTCGTAAAGCAAACCAATCTTTGATATTTACTGGTCCTACCTCTGCGACAAATTTTCGTATTGTTTTTTCTTTCATATCTATACTCACGTCGTACATATGTGTTCGAACCAAACGCATTATTTTATCTGTTAAATTTGCTGATGTTTTCCATTCTGCAAGTTTAACCTTCGCTATGTTGGTTGATTCTTCGGCATGACCAGGAAATCTCGACTTAGAATTATCATCAATCATAAATACTTTACACTTACCTAGATCATGAAATAAGCCAGACAACAAAGTGACTGGGGTTTTAGGTTCGATTAAATCTATAACCAACATTGTATGTTCCCAAACCGATTGGCCATTTTGTTGAATAATCGAACGACTATTTTCCAGCTCTGGGAATTCTATATTAGATGTAATCCAGTAATCACTAGGTAAATCCGAAGTTGTCATTCCATTAATAATTTCGTCTATTTTGTTCATTGACGAGATACCATATTTTGATTTATAAAATCTTTTGCCACTCCGACAGAAATAGCACGTGCTAAGTGCGGAATAATTTGGCCATTACCAGCAACAACAACTCTAAATGGAATACCAATCATATAATAATGTTCATCATATTTTTTAAATAATCCACCACCACTTGATCCTGGAGTAATTTGGGCTGTGTTACCATAAATAGTCCATTCTTTTTCATTATTTTTCCCCGTAATTATTTGTGAGATAATTCCAGTTGTTGGTATAGGGCCACGTCCAAGCTGGCACCCTATTGCAAATACCTCATCGAAAACACGTACTTTATTAAGCATATCTTCGTCTGCGATTTTGGCTACTGCAAATTTATATTGAGCACGAAATGATAATAGTGCAAAATCATATTGCTTGTCCTCAGCAATCACTACTGCGTCATAGTGAAACAAATTTAAATTTGTGTGATCGAAAGCTGTTATATTGCAACCAGTATCTATTTTTTTTGTTTCTATGACACCTGTTAGTGAATTAACTTTTAGTAGAATTATCATAAATCTACTATTGGTAATATGGGCGTTGGTTAGCACAATGTATTCAAATGTTTCATCGATATCTGTTGTAAAACAATTAATAATAATTCCAGAACCACTACCAATACGAGTGCGCACTGAGACTGTTGTATCTCGCATTTCCAGTTGTTTAAGTGCTATTTTGTCAATTTTTATGGAAGTTTTTGTTGTATTATTTTTGTTAACACCAGCTTTGGTTATAGTGATAGAACCAATATACAAAAATATGCCTAGAATTAATATGAAACTTATATACCACTTTGATCTATTCATAATGTTTATCCCCACAGCAATAAAAATTAAAATATCAAATATTAATAATAATTATACAAAGTGTGTCAAATTATTCAGAAAATTCATCTACCGCAGTAAGTGCCCCGTCGATAGCAGAGTAAATTAGAGATATAACTAATTCTTGATTTTCAGTAACATCTATGTTGGCAGATCGTAAATATCTTTCAATAACATCGATAATTGTTAATCCATAAATTTGACATTCATGTGGAAGCATTTCGTAAACCAATTTTCTTGCACCAGCAAAATTTGGATTACCGGGCACCGCAAGCAAATCCCGCAAAGCAATTAAATATTTTTTAATTAGTTCTATATCATCTGGTGTTATTTCTGACTCAGTTAATGCTATACGAGTTGCTATTTTTGAAAACATGTTGATATCAATCTTAAGCTGTGCGACATTGTTTTGCCATCCATTATTATTGGATATAGCGCAACCAATTATTGGAACAGATATAAATATTGATAAAACAAAAATAATCAGCCACTTCTTCATTTTTTACACCTTCCTATTAATTAAGCAATAGATTAACTCACTAAAAATTTATACACAATATATCAATCATTTGGTTGATTTCTTTGCCACCTTTCACGACGTCTGTTCTTGGCTCGTTGATTTTCATTTTCTTCTTTTTGACGACCATATCTCCACGTACGTTTTTGTCGCTTTGTTCCACCAGGATTTATGGTTAGAGGATCAATCTGATAACAAGCTATACATTCAACCTCGCCACTTTTTGGATTTCTGTGGGCTTCCCTACATATTCCTTTGCACTTTGACTTATAGCCATCCCCGCAAGCACATAAGTCTACACCCACCAACCGCCTAAGTCGTTCAAATTTCTTCTTTTCTCTCTTTATTTTATTGCGCCCTCTTTCATTAGCCATAATTCATTTTCACCTCACAACACATACACGTCTCATTTTTCCAATCGCCCTTTCTCGAATGCGACATACTGTGGACGGAACGATATTTTGTTCAAGTGATACTTCCCTAATAGTTTTATCACCAAAAAATAGCCCATAAATTATAGCTCGCTCATTGTCGCTAAGAAATGATATTAATTCCTCCACCATTATGCGCATATTTACATCAACGACAGGACTGGCTATGTCAAAAGCAGAATCAATTGATACAATTTGGATACGTTTGGCCCTTTTTTCTGCGTCTAACATATGCATAAATAAACCATGTATTCTGCCATAAACAAAAGTTAAAAAAGAACCGCCTTGGCAATAACAAATCATACATTTTAATAATTCATCATTAGCTTTTGCTCTAAATTCTTCTGCCTGCAATCGATTAGATGCAATTCGAAATGCCAATTTGTTAATAAGTGGAGCATATTGCGAACAAGCAAAAGCGAAATATTGCTTTGTTATACGACGTTGTTGTTTTATCATATTTTAAATCTCTTATTAATGTTTTGTTCCATTCGTGGAGTCCATATTCCGTCAATAAGCCCTATTTTAATTGCCTGTCTAGGAGACATCCATTCGGTTTCATTCATTAGTTTAGTCAATTGTTTAACTGTTAATTCAGTTCTTCTAGCTAATGATGCAACTTTTCGACTATAATCTTCTTCTACATGACCTGTCATCTTCGAATGTCTTTCGATTGATTCTGTCTGATTTTGTATAATCACTGAATGCAACATCATCGATGAATTTGTTGTAGCATAACGACAACCTTTTGTTCCGAATGCTGCTATCATGGCTGCCATTGAATGAGCTTGACCACGAACAATTGTATATATAGGACAACTACACGCTAACATTTGATCAATAATAGCATAGCCAGATGCCATACAGCCACCAGGGCTGTGAATATATATATATATTGGTTCTTTTAGTAGCGAAAAGAGTTGTAAATAATTACAAATATGCGTAGATGTTATTTCATTAATTTCGCCAACAATAGAAAGCCTGCGTGTCCTTACAAGAAATTCTTCAATTATTTCATCGACACTAATTGGGATTGATGAATTTGTGTCACTTTCATACTTGTCACAATACTCATGATCATCTTGATTTTTACCTTTATTAAACTTCACTTTTGTCTCCAAATGGGTGATATTTTTTATGGACACCTATAAGTTTATTACTATCTATTGCAAGATAAGTTTGTGTTGTCGATAAGTATTGATGGCCCAACAGGGCTTGTATTAGTTCTAAATCTATATTGCGATTCATTAATTCTGTTGCACAACTTCTGCGCAACATATGTGCTGTAGTATGTCTTATGCCAGCCCGACGAGAAATAGATACTAACATATCGCTGATAGCGCGACGTGTCATTCGTTGTCCGTTTGATTTTACGAATACCGCAGTGGTTTTTGATTGACGGCCAGAATTTAAATACAATTTAATTGCTTCGGCACATCGCCAAGTTGTCGGAACCACCCTATCTCGACCACCCTTACCACGAACACGTATTTCACGTTTATTCAGATTAACGTCTTTGATATCTAAATTACACAATTCAGATACACGAAGACCACTGTGGTACATAGTTAATATAATAGCGATATCACGGCGAATGTTAGTTGTTCTGCATGTGGATAAACGCTTTTCCACAGTGGCCACAAGAATATCCACATCTTTAGAATCCAATGCATTTGGTATTCTCCTGTTTATACGTATTGAGTCTATAGCATCGATGGTTCGAGAACTTAATAAGCCAAGACTTATGAGATGATGATATAAACATCTTATCGACATGCATTTTCTGCGAATTGTTGTTGGCTTATATCCAAGACTGCGAAGATGGCCCATAAAAGTTTCCACTAGTTGGGCAGTCAATTTTTGTGTTCCGCTAAAGTCGAGAAATTCTTTGGCATCTTTTGTGTACGCAGATAGCGTTTCCTGTGTCAAACAAAGTTCAGTACGAATGTATGTTTCAAATCCATCCATAATTGCTGTGGACATTACAATTTCTCATTCTATTATACGAACAACCGGGGTGTTTGTTCCGTATATTTTCTTTTTTTCTCTATGCTCTACGGTAAATCGATTCAATTCCTTTTGTTCCATCGTCTAACACAACTTCTTTCATTCCATGAACAAAAAGCGGAGCTTTATCTTGTAAAATACGAAACACTTTAACCGCTAATTTTCTAATTTCAACATCTGCTGCTGGATTTGCTCGAAGTTCTATAAGATGACGAACCGCCCTAGCATTCATTGTAACACCGATTTTAGTTTCTGTCGCATTCGGAAGTACCGATCTTGCAGCTTGACGAGCTTTCTTTCTACGCTCAAGCTTACTCGAAATATCGGCATACATATCAGATAATTTACTGGTTAATTCTTCGTAAAGTTGCTTTGATCGTTCGCAATGCTCTGTCCACTCGCGATATGCATCTGGGTCTGCTTCCGCCAACTCTTGAATCGCTGGCGGAATTATGAAGGATACGTTGGATGAATCTACATAACGCTGACTTAATTGTGAGTATCCAACTCCTATTCGATGCCTTACTAGTTCGTGTGTTAAACTTCTACTTACATTCCATATCGCGAAATTAAATGTCGCATGTTCAAGGCAGGCACCATGAAAAGACTCTATAAGATTTTTAACATGATCATCATGACATCTCCCCTTTGCTGTCTCGCCCTTTTTCGGCCAAGACTGGTAACACATTCTACCGTTAAATTCTACTAACCATTCTCCATCATTGTCCCCAAGACTCATCATAGATTTTATATTGTCTTCAAATTCTTTCCATTCATATCCATGTTCATCAAGGAATTTCATAATTCCATCAATTTCGATAATAGGCTTCCCTATCATTTCTACTCTTGGTTCTGTTACAAAAGACATATTGTTCTCCTTTCGGTTATATTTGTTTTTTTTTCTTGGTTTTATATGCTTTTTGATTTTTAATAGCTTTTTCCAACAAACGAATCATTGGTACTACTTTTCTGTGATCAAGTGCTAAGCCATATTCTTTCGAGCAACTACCCAATGGACATTTTTTGCATTCTTTGTGTAGATAATGCTGACACAATGCACAGGATTCGTCGTCTATCGTTAAACCATCATCATCATCATATATTTCAAGTCCGCTAAACTTAACATTATGTTTCTTTCTATTTCGATATAATAGCCCCCTCCATTTTCTAAGAGAATGTTTCAATGCAAATCTTTTTGATACTTCGTACGCTGGTGTTTTATAAAATTCTTTTTTCCATGAATCTAAACTCATTTACTTATCCTTTCTCAATTCTTTTAACATTTGACGCTTTTCTTCTTCGACTTTGTCCAAATCTATATTGAAAAACTCTGCCAAAAGTTTTTCTGTATTCAAATACGTTGGACTATATTCCATTTCATCCTCACCATCTATCAACTGACATATGGTCATTTCTTTAATATTTTGTAACCATTCCAAAAACTCACCAATTGCTTGAGACTTATCTTTGATAGCCACCATTTTTTCACATTCTGGATATTTGTTTTTCATTTTTTTCTCATTAATCCGCTATATATCCACCACAAGTTGCCAAGAACAACTGCCAATTCCTTACCCATTTTATAAATTCTTCTGGTGTGCCACCCCATAGATGGTTAGCCTTATCCAAAACCTTCATTATTATTTCATCTGTGGTTCCAGCTATTTTGTCGGCTGTTGTCGCCGACATATGTTTATCCATTTGATATGGTACCCGGTGCCAGCCCTCCAACTTTCCTGTTTCTGGACAGGTAGGTAACCCTAGATGTTCATGAAGTATTCCCAAGAGATCGCATCCGCATACATTTGCATCCCAACTACCATCGTCAAATTGAGACGAACAATGTGGTTTATTTTTTAAAATAGAACGATACGTTAAACTCATTTGATTTCCTTTCTAATATTTCGTATTGTTGTTCCAATTAAATCTCGTCGTGCTGGTTGATTATCCAAATAATCATCATAACGATCAATTTTTCTTATGAATTCTTTAAGCTTTATTTGTTGAGAACATAACACTATAAATCCAAACATATAGTTGTGCGGAACATCATTAGGCAATTTTTTAATTTTCATTATTTCATTTTGCCAACCTTTTATATAATATCCATCTGGATACTTGATGTCAACAAAAAAATATCTATCTATATATGGTATTTGGCGATATCTAATTCTAAAATAATATCCATTGATACTTTTTAATATCATAGTTGGTGGTTTCATTTTTGTTTCCTAAATTCATTCAACAACTGTACTTTTCTTTCAAATTTATTATTTAAAATCCATCGAAATTACGATCGTATTTTTCTATTTTATCGAAAAAATCGTATAACTCTTTATACCATTCTACATGAATAAATGATAACAGTTGACATAAGATTGATAAATTGCATTTACTCATATCAATTATAGATAATTCGTTAATATATCTATTTCCATCATTAATATCTATAATTAAAAGTCTATCCAATTTATTGCGAATTCTATACCTCAATCTAAATCTTCCTCTAACCATCGTTGGTGCTCTCATCAAAGTTTAACTCCTTAATTATTTTTCTATTTTCATTTGTTTTAAGTCGATTTGTTCAATATTTGACAACATTGTTTTCATCTTATTTATTTCTTTTTTAAGTAAACCGATACAATATCGCCTTGCTAATTCTGGATTTTTATATACAAATTTTTTAGTTTCTGGCGCAGCAAAATCTTGATCGTCAGTACCAATCATAATTGTAGTAGTATTTGAATAATATCTTTTTGTAATGCCAACTACCCCACTTAACCTTTCAAACGATCGACAGCGTATTTTATATATTTTGCAACTACCTAACCAATAGCTTACCCAATAATAAACGTTTCCTTTTTTTATTTGATATCCATCTTTGGTTTTCATTTAATTTGATACTCCAGTTTAATACCACGAAACTCTCCGGGAGAAATTATCGCCAATTGATCTAATACTCTTTGTCTTAGACTAACGGCAATATCCAAAACAGTTTTCAACTCATTTGGTTTAATTGTATCAACTCTCCTGTGCGGAAATATTAACTTTAACAATCCCGATCCTATTCGAATAAGTGATCTCTGATCTCTTTGACCCATTTGGCCAAAATTAACGTTTTGTAATATTACGTTGGCATAATTACGTTTTCTCATTCTATGCATTACTTCCGATATATAATCAGCCATAAATCCAAAATCTTTTGCAAAATTAACTTCCCTAATTGGCCCAATGCGCCATCCAGGAACAAATCCGTGTATCCGATCAAGAAACGCCCTATCTTGACTGACTATTTGAGGAAACGGAGAAAATAGATTTCGATATCTTGCGGTAACTTCTCTTTTTTCTCTATTGCAATCAATATTACCAACAAAAGTAATGCTGCAATCAGATGCAAATTCGGCAGTTCCTCTACCAAACCTACCGCTATTCATAAAATCTTTCAATAAATCTATTAAATCTCCTTGTCCAGACCATTTATTGCCACCACGACTATTGGCAAATTCGTCGAAAGCAACAACATCTCGGTATCCTATTAATCCCAACCTATTACGAAGTTTATCGTAAAACAAAGAAGCAATGGTAGTTTGAGACCCAGAAATAACAAATCCGTAAGAGCTTAATGATTGATAGGCAAATGTCTTTCCAGTCATCGTAGGGCCTAGTTCAACCATATTCACATTAGATTCAATAAAAGGAATCATCCTTACCATATACAACCATTTTTCTTCTTCAGAAAGATTGGTTGGATCAAACCCGATACTCGTTATCATTAAGTTGAGCCATTCTTCGTCTGAAAATTGTTCTCGACGCTTAATCCATATATCCACATTGATATCGGTTATTTGTATTGGTTTAAATTCGGTCAACAAAAACGGATACAGTTTTTTCCTCATAACATAAGATTCGTCGTATACTATTTTAAAGATACCCCATGCTCCACTTGTTAATAACGTATCTCCGTATTCTACGATGAGGTGTGGATTGATGCGAACATACTGATTCCCTAGCGCCGTGACATCTACCCAATATTCATCCTTGCCTTCATCAAATCGACAACGGATACGACCAATCAGGGTGTACTCCCCCTGCTCCCTGATTCTGCTCTTAACCAATTCCTTTTTGTCAGACTCCATGAAATGCGCATCGAGAAGTTGGCTGATTTTTTCCATGCCAGGAGTGGGGTTTTCAGGGTTGACAGCTTCCGAAATCAAATAGTCGACCACGAAACTTGGGAGCTTACGAAATTGTTCGTTAAGACAGCCCAAACTTTTGTCTATTATGATCCCGTGTTCAGGGAAAACCTCAGAAGCCTTTTGTTTCGCTGTAGTGACTGTCATCTATTCACCTCATTATTTTTTCTTATGGGCACTGTCAGAGCCCTTTCAGTTGTCCAACCACGTTTCAGTCTCATAGAAAGTGTACCGCATTTAATGTTGATTTCTTCTGCCCACATTGCTATACACTGAGTTTTACCATTATGTGTAACCAAATGATTGTCCCGTCTATTTCTACTGTTTATCTTGGGAGTAGTCCATCTGCAATTTTCTTTACAATAATTATTATCGTTATCTATTCGATCAATCTGGCACTTATCAGTTGGTGGAAGACCCATGTCTTTCAAAAAATTCTCAAACTTTAACCATCTTTCACAAACAGTAATACCGCGAGCACCATAGTGTTTATATTCCTTATTGTTTGGATTAGTACATCTTTGTATTATGCCTGCCCACCTATAATAGATATTACTGTTGCTCAATCCGTGTGTAGTTCTGTCTATGTTGCGGCTTATCGTTTTTTCTAGACATAAACATCCGCAACTTTGAATCCTGTGACTTCTGAGGTGATCGCTACGAACAACTTTTTCTTTTCCGCAATCACATCTACATAACCAACAACAATTTCCATGTCTTTTTTCTTGAGACTGCTCAACAACGACAAGCCTTCCGAATCTTTTTCCAGTAAGATCAATCAATTTCGACATCTACAGATCAATCCCAACTTCATCTAACACTTTTTCTAGCATACCGGACATTTTTAATCCAGTTATAATTTCCGATCCGAAGCCTAAAAGGCATTTTCTTGCTAAATTTTCTGCATCATTTTTTGCTTTTTCTAATGATTTTCTTATTTTAATTCCATTAATTGATTTGCCTTTACACCAAATTCTATGCGACCATCCAATAAGTCGCCGTCGATCATAATAACCGTATGGATATACTATTTTTGGTGTGCAAAATGCTTCTACAAAACCTATTTTGGATTGATAGCATGGAAAACCAGCATTATTACCGTAATTTTTCCACACTATATTTTTCATATTTCAACCTCCCACAAAAGTGACAAAGCATCCGACCTAGCCACAACTGACTCTTCCACCACAGGTTCACAAACAGCCGTATTTGGCTGTTTCGCTGCCTCTATTAAACTTTCTAGGCAGAATAGATGGATAGCCCCCATCAAACCATCTGAGGCCCCAGACGAGCTACAATCGATTTCTCCGTTCCCACAACACTCCATTTGACTACCCCAAAATATCTGTTCTCCAGACTTTATTTTTTGATGACAGACTATACAATACATGATGTTCCAGCTCCGCGCGCACTGCCGTTTTTTTTGTATTTCTATTATTAAACTCTTATCTATTGGAATTTTCAATTCGAAACATCATATCAAGTTACTTCGAATCTAATTATCAAGTTCTTGTTAACTAGAAAGTAAATCATAATATATGTCATGCAAGACAAGGAAATGTATAGGGTGTTACAATATTCCAGTACATCTTCACAGAGATTAACCAATCTTTCAATTAAGCATTTTATTGCGTGGACAATTATGTCCTTGAAAAGTTATTAAACTTCATAAGTATAGAGAGTTCATTTTTGGCAAAAGCGCTTGAAGAATTTTGAAAAATTTTTAAAAAAGTTAATTGTTACAATCTAGTCTTTATTTTGTCGAGTTACAACGTTTTTCAAAAGAGTGCGCAATACATTTTTATTAGCATTCCCGTCATCTAAATTCATGTTATCTATGATAAGCTTGCCGTTTAAATGATCGATTTCATGCTGCCAAATTCTAGTTGTAATTGCGTCTCCTATAAATTTTAGTGGCCTACCATTAATGCCGGTTCCGTCAAGTATTGACGATGTTGCTCTTTGTATTGTCACATTAACTCCTGGTATTGATAGACACCCTTCTCTGGACTCAATTTTGCCACTAATACAACTAAGTACTGGATTCCATATTGCTTGATCTTGTTCGTTTTGCTTCCAAACGAACATGCGGATATTCAATCCGACTTGTGTCGCAGCAAGTCCTGCCCCATGGTTTTTTCTCATGATTTTCCACATTTTTGATACAAGTCTAGCTCTATCTTTTGGGGATTCCGTTGGTGCTTCAATACATTTGACCAACAATTTTGGGTTTGGATAATATATTAATCGCATTGCGATTCCTCCAACAAGTGATGATCGAATACTGTGGTTGGGTCTGCCGACGAAGAAAAGTCATACCAATTAATTGCGTCTCGATATCGTGATAACCAATTGTTGAATTCTTCATCACTCACTTTTGTGTCTGGCAATTCTAATTTTTTGATTGGACCGAAATTTTGCAGTCTAAATGAATCTGGAATTTCTCCACGGCAAACTTCGACAGTGATTCCGTTTACATTATATCTTAGTATTGTCATTTCTTTTCTTCTTTGCAAGTAAAGTTCCTGCAATTCTTTTGGCAGCACTACCAATTAACGCTGGATAAATTGGTCCATGAACGCGAATTGTTTCTTTTAATGCTCCGACTATAATTTTATGTATTTTTTGTTTTTCTTTTTGTTGTTTCACGCGAATATACTCCAGCGATTAACCCCAGGTTTTATGTTTTTCTGCAACCCATTCTATTCCGTCGTATTCTTCTATAGTGTATTCTATATCATCTGGGATTTCTATAATTTGTAGGTTGGCATGTGGACCGTTTGCTTCTGCGCCGAGTTGTTTAACACATTCTATTAATTTTGGATCATTACGAGATAACTCGTCACCGTGACCATATCCATCCCATTCGAGACCCATGAATTTCATACCTTTTTCACTAACACCAAATCCACCATAACATTTATTAATTACAATTTCCACTTTATATACCTCCAAGAAAAAAAACACACACAATAAACTGGTATAAGTCTGTAAACGTAAAATCCACAGCGCAAAGTCTAATGAAACAACCCGAGAGCATTACGAACATTGGTCTTGACTTCTTGTTTACCAATTTCTCTACCATATCTATAAGCAACCAGAACTAATCTTCGTTCTCTGGAATCTAGCTTGAATGTTTTTTCACATTTGTTACACCATAATGTTCGTAAATCATTTATGGTCGGATCAAAGAAAACACGATGTCCACATGGACCTGTTACATAGGTTCTATTAGACATAAATTTTTCCTAGAATGCGTGTATTTGTTTATCCCATCCCGAGTATAAAACATTTACATTGTATTGTTTGAGTAATTTTTGACATTCAGCGCATGGCTTTGCCATTGATAGTCCATGTTTAGTTATCCTTATGATAAGTATGGTTATATTCTTGAATCTATTGAATGCCTTTAGCTTGTGTAATTTATACAAAAGAACTTCTTCTGCATGTTGTGTAAATTTTCCTTCATGTTTATTGAATCGCCTATTATGTGCTGTGGCTATAATTTCGCCAGAACCAGAAAAAGCTATTGCCGCTACTTTAGCTCGTTTTACATTACTATATTTAGCCGTCTTGATTGCTATTTCTGATATAGACATTATTTATATATCCTGGTTGTGGTTATATATTCTGTTTTGAAGCCATTGCGAATCCAATAATAAATCCATTAACTTCTTCTAGATTTTCGAATATTTTTATAGGACATTTTTTTTGTGTACAATCTTGATGGTGTTCGCGTAGTTTGTCTGTTATTGCTTTTATTGTACCATATTTTCTTGGCCCAACAGCAAAGTATTTATAGTTATCAATTGGTGATTCGATAGTGGTTAATGTTAATTTTAATTTTGTTGCTGTTCGTCGTAGTGATTCGTATTTGTAAACAATATTTGCGTTGGTCATATCAAATTCCCTTATAATTTGAATGTTTTCCCTATAGATGGATGCCTTTTGACTTCAAATATTATTGTTGCACGTAAGTCTGCCTCTAATTTATCTAATGCTTCTTTTGACACTCTTGTGATTGGCATTCCTGGCCTCAAACTACGAAATTTTGCAAGAATGAATTTTTTTGTTGCTGATTGGTTTAGTATACTAGTCATTATTGTTTCCTTAATTGTTCTTCTATAAATTGTTCTATTTTTGATTGTTGATCTGGCCACTCTGGATAATCTAATAAAAATCTATTACATTTTACGCACCTACATTCAAACGGTGATAGCCAGTTATCAAATTGCTGCCAAACTTCATGCCAATTTATAATTACACCACGCTCATACAATAATGCTTCTATTTTCTTTTGTTGTAATTCCCATGGAGGATCATATAGGAGTTTTTCCTGTCCACATGATTTGCAAGTAGGTGGACTTTTAGTTATATTATAAGACCAATCTTCAAATTCTTCCCAGAGTCTTTTCCAGTTTATTTTTTGTTTATCCATTATCTTCCTCCAAGTTGACGATTTCTTGTTTCAATGGTCCTTCTTTGTCGATATTCCGGTTTATCTCTTTGTAACGTTTGTTCACCAAGAGCATGTTCTACTTCGGATATAAAATGGGCACATTCTGTCCCCTGAAATCCTTCTCCATCTATAGAACAATTTCCATTAGCGTCTATGTCTATTACGATTTGTTTTTGCCCTCGCATTATTTCTTCTCCGCTTCATACATCAGTTCTTCGAAGTATGCATTACTTTCTGATTCAGTTAGGCGACTTCTTAGTTTTTTCTTTCGTTTTTCGGCTAGCGCTAAAGCATCGCTTGCATCACACAAACAATCAATTGCCGATTTAAAACGACCTAAGTCTGTTTGTATTTGTTCTATAGTCATTATACGCCTAGGGCTCTTTCTAGTTATAATTTCTGTTTCTGTGTAAATTGAAATACTGACATCTGATTCTCCCATAATTTCTTCTAGCTCGCACAATCCATTAGTACGTATATAAGAATCATCTTTTAGTCTAATTTTCATAATATTGGTTTCCTGGAGAAAATTTTTCTATTTCCCATTCTATCGCATTCTCTCTGTTTTTGTTCGTATACAATACTTTCCCGTCAAGTGATGTAACTTGCCATTTTTGCAATTTCTCGCAGAACTCCACGTTGGATGCCTTGCGCACATTTTGAACGCGCCCGATGGCAAACAGGTCGATTTTGTCAGTGTATAATCCATGAACATTTCCTTTATCACAAATTTCTAGAACTATTTTCATAAATCATCCTTTTTTATATCATATTGTTTCATCAATTTTTCAGTACCACGGATGATATCAAATAAAAGTTCAATTGCCAATTTTTCTGCATTAATCATAGCGCACTTTCGAGTTGGTTTGTAGTCGCCCCTTCTTTCGAATAATGTTGTGCCATTTTGTTGCTGAAATCTAACAGTACCAAAGTAGCGTATTCCACTATAGTCTGGTGGCCATCCAAAGTTACAAATTAAGCGGATGTTATGCCATTTCGCTTCATGTAGGAATGAACTTTCAGTCTTATGCCATTTTTCAGTTAACTGTATTTTCATTTTTTGTTTCAACAAAATTAGGATATTGATGTAAGATTACTTTTTTGTTCATATTACACCCAATATTTACGCAACGTTCATGTTCCTAGAATTTAATAATGCTTGCAAATATAATTCTGTAGGATTTTTCCCAAATTGTGATTCTAGTTCGTCTGCTATTTCCGTCAATGAAAAACAAATTGTTTTATCGTTGCAACACTTACACTTATTACCAAGTGTTTGTGCTTCTCTGCAAATGTGTGGACGACCTTCATTTCGCTTACATTTCGTACATTTATACATATTATTTTCTCCTTGGTAATGTTTCGTCCATAGATAATGGACTAACAATTATACATGATACTTTTTCTCTTAACTGAGCAATATTTTCAGAACCCCCCATTGCTAACCCAGACTTTATTCCATTAGCACATTCAGATATCATATATTCTGTTGATCCTTTATCGTCAACTTCCATGGAGATTCCTTCTGGTGCTATATCTGGTCGTTCTGATGCCATTCTAGAACTCATTCCTCGATAGATTCTGTTACCATTTATTTTTGGTGTATCACTTGTACCTGCCAACATGTAACCAATCATGCAGGCATCAGCACCACCCCACAAACTTTTGACCATATCTCCAGAACTTCTAATTCCGCCATCTGCTATAATTGCTACATCTGGATATTCTTCTTTAACGCAAGAGGCACAGTCAAGTATGGCTGACATTTGGGGGCAGCCGAAGCCAGTTATTATCCTTGTGGTGCAGGCAGCTCCAGGGCCGATGCCGACCTTGATAGCATCAACGCCGCAAGACGCAAAAGTGAAGGCAGCTTTTGGTGTACACACATTCCCAGCCATTAAAACAAACTTATATTGATCCTTAAGGCTTACAACTCTACTTATTGCATCATACATCTTCGCATGATCACCATGCGCAACATCAATGCAAATTACATTACACCCATTATCTAATAAAGTTTTTGCCTTTTTAAGTGTATTTCCGCGAATACCGATGGCACATCCTATATTTTTTGCTCCCATAGCAATGGCCAGCTTGATTTCATCGACCTGTTTTACCAACTCTTTGTCGTCCGGCATATTGATATAACGAGTTAAAATACCTAGACCGCTACATCTGTCCATGGTTGCTAACATTTCGTGTCCAGTTATTGTATCCATTGGAGCAGAAATTATAGGTACTTTAAGTTTTAAAAACCCAATTTGAGTAGATATGTCTGGGATTGTTCTTGATGATAGTGTTGAATATTGTGGTACAAGTAGAATATCGTTAAAGCATATTTTTTGATTTTGTTTGTATTCGTATGTCCACATAATATTTTCCTATTTACTAAGCATTTCTATACATTCTGTACAAGTTGGTTGACGGAACTCAAGGCCCAACGGTAACGTTATCCAATGGTTACATTTAGTTTTTACATGATCTCTATATCTAATTGATTTGCCAGCACACGCACACCAACCATCGTTGTGTTGTACACAGGCGATACATTCTGATATTTTTTGTTTATTAAGAAAGATGTTATGTAAAGATTTGGCAGATTCTAACGCTGCTGACAAATCGTTAAATATTTTTTTATCCAATGAATTAATGACATCTTCTCTTCCACAGATTTCCCAACCAAAGTCAGTCTTACGGATAAAAGTACCAAGTCCGTCATGTATATGAATAGACCTATTTTGTTCTAGTAATTCAATAAGCCAATTTGGATCATGTTGTATTACTGATTTTTTATTTAATTTTGATTTATTCATTGTGCTGAATTTCCTTTGTCAATAGTACTCTGACTTTATTTAATTCATCTTCAGTGTGAATAGTGCCGCCGGAATTGATATCCAAATACCATTGAAGTACTTCTCTACGAGTTTTTAGATTGTTTACATGAAAACACAAATGGACATCAAACGGTTTGTCTACAAAATCAGAAATATATAGTCCACGAAAAACTGGAACTTTACCAGCCATAAAATCCAAACAAGCAGTGAGACGTTGTTTTCCAACTACAAGTTCAAATGGTCCGTCGTATGAACCTTGCCATCCTGGGCAATTAAAGTAAAAATCTTTAGATGAATTTCCACCACTTAGAATAAATTCAATATAACGAGATTGTTGCTTTGGAGTCCATACATGGATTCTTTGAAAATCTGGCTCTAAATTCAGTGGACATAAGTGTTCTTCTTGATACTTTTTTATGGTTGATGGTAACGTATGAAGAAAGTGATGAACCGAATATACCGGTTGACTTATTTGTGGAATATCAGCAAATTTCATTGATATCTCCTATAATTCTATTCGTCTTACCAACGAATGCCTTCTTTTTTCTGTTGGTTTTGTTACTGGCTTTGGCTTCTTGATCCTGACCTGACTGATTTGTCCGTCACCATTGGATGCAGTCACAGCACCACACATAATAAAAAACTGAGATGGACTAATTAAATCGATACCCATAGAGCGTGCTTTTTCGGCTTTGATAGATTTACTGTTTGCATCAGCAATTACTAGAATGGTAGTTCTGCTTGTGACAGAATTGGTTACATCTGCGCCAGCGTTTAGTGCGATTGCTTGCATTTCCGAACGCGGTTTTGGAGATTTACCGGTGAAACAGAAAACCGCTTCTTTCAAGCAACCTGTGTCTTCGTTGATAAATTTTAAAGCCATTACCTATATCCGGTTACAATCACTCTTTGGTGACCATTTGGGCAACGTTCCCTGGTAACACTCCGACCACGAGATTCTTGCTCTCTTCGAATTCTATGGTAGGCATAGTTTCCAGTTAGACTACCTATCCATTTTTTCCCATATCGCCCTGAATCGTATTCAGAAATTATTGCTTCGTATTTACCATCTTCTCGTTTTACAAAACCAATATCATTAGATGCGGAACCAACGTGTTTGCGCCTAATTATAATATGGGCCTTTTGTTCTCGTTGATCACCATGGTATCCGAATAGATGTTGAGGAACTTCGTGGATTTCTATTTGACCAGTAGTCCATTTCCCCGTTTCAACGAGTGCGTCAATAAGTGAGTCTTGATCTTTGAATTCGGTTTGTACTTCACAATATCTGCTCATACTTTTAATCCTTATCAAAATCTATTAGAAAGTCAAAAAATTCACCATTTTCAGAGATCATTTCTGCTCTACCACAGGGATGTAAACGATTGAATAACTGGTCTGACAATGTTGCTATGACAAAGATTGCTTCTTTTTCTGTGAAAAAAAATCTAGTGGTTTCCGATATTCCTTTTCTATTCTCTACTTTCATTACAGTTTCCCCAGAGATTTTAGTAATCGTGCCCTCGCGAATGCATTCAGAGGTGGAGTTACCATCTCACTTTGGTGGACACAATTTATTTCACCACATTTGTTGCAGCAATACGGTTGGTCACCATCAAGGCTACGACACCATGCTTCTGGATCATCACCGCAAGGAATAAACTCCTCATCATTACAGCAACAGAGTTCAGATAATTCTTCACATTTTGGACACATTTCTTCTAGACATTCATCGCAGAATTTTGATTCGGAAGCCCTGTCGTTTGTGCCACACATATCGCACCCAGCATTATTATTGTTTTCGTTTTCATAATCGTTTTCTATAATTTTAACTGGCTTAAGTGCTACGGCGAATCTTGGAATATCTTTAGTTGGATCGAATGATTTATGTAAGCGAGCTAGTTCGCGAGCAACACCACCTAAAAGGCCAGTATCGAAATTAGTGAATAGTTTACCGCCAAGTTCAATTTCATTTCCGTATCCAGTATATTAGCCTGTCGTATAAGCCACGCCATCATGATAACAACCACCCAAAATTACTTGTTTATCAACATTATGTGGTTCTGAAATGGGTATCACCGAGTCGATAGTCAAATCTTTTATAGCTCCACTCCAATTACAGTCTTTGGGTCTTACGCGAGTCAAACGACTCGCTGGAAGTTCACTGTGATTTATGTCGATGGTATTACCGGTTTTTTCCCAATACATCAATTTGTAATGTCTTCTGGTTTGTTCGTAATCTATTCCTGTTATTAGACAGACAACTTCATTATCATCGAATTTAGCTATAGCCAAGTCACCAATTCTAACTTTCATACTCTGTCTCCAGTTTTACAAAATAACTCGCCTTTTAAGTTCACCAATGAATCCACGACAATCCTGTCCTTCAGCAGCAGCTTTATTGCGAATTGCTTCAAGAGATTTACTGATACTATCTTTTACGGTAGCGGATTCAAAGTCTTTTGGTGTGACACCAGAATCCAAAAATGTATTTCGGAAGTCTACCAGCATTTTTTCAATTTCGCCGTCGCCGAAGATGTTCATAGACCTAAAGCGGTCTACATATTTCCGGAAGCACGAGATTGATTTCGGAGTTAGTTTCTTTGCATCGCTTTCATCTCCATATGGTTTACCGCTTATGCGTGCCGTCATAAGTTTACAAAATCGAATAGTTTCGTTACGCATAGAAGTCACGTACTCGCTTACGAAGTTGCCCACTTCGGTTTGCATTTGACGACGCAGCTCATTCTCTTTCTCGTCTTGCACTTTTTGTCGAGCAATTACTTCTTCAACACTGGTTTCTTCTATCGATCCTATACCAGCAATTTTAAACGTAAACCAATCGAATTGAAATTTTGCCCGCAGGGCTTGTGGATTTGCCGGATAATGACCCCTTAGACACTTGTTCCAAAAATCTGGATGTGTTTCTCTTACTGTACGAACAAGATCATCGAAACGAGAAATGAAACTATCTACTCGTTCAAAAAATTCTTCTTTTAAATCTTTAATTTGTTGTTCCACTGTTGGGAGCATTTTTGCTGGAACAAAATGGGAGCTACTGATACCGAATGGCACAGACCACCTTTCCAGTGCTTTTCGAGCACGCTGTTCGATTTGGGTTAAATGTTGTAATTCAGATTTTGGCACCATTAATTTGCGACCAAGATTGCATATTTCTTCTGGAAGTTTGTCTGGGTCGTATCCTATCTTTACTAAATCTGCGCGAGTAATCATTTTTCGCGCGCTCCACATACGAACTCTAAGGTTCACCAGTAATCCAACATCAAATAAGTTTATGGCATCTTGCTTTGTGTCTTTGTTTTCGGTTACAATTGTACTCATGTTCTCATCTTCCTTTCTTAATTTAAACTGATTTTTCTTTCACCAATTTTTGGCGGTGCAGTTTTTGGTGGTGGATTGGCAGGCTTAGCGTGATTAGCGCACCATTGTCTAATGTTTGCTACGCGACTAGCTTCTGTTTTTGATAAAGGTATAATTTCCGGAACAGCTTGTTTTAAGTGATAGGTTTTAAGTTGTTCCTTTTTCGAAAACGCCATTTTTAGACCAAGCTTAACAACTTGCTCAATATCGGCGCCAGTAAAGCCATCGGTTGATTTTGCCAACATATTAATGTCGAAATCATTTGGATCACGATTTCTTTTAATTAAATGTATAGTGAATATTTCTATACGCTCTTTTTCTGCTGGAAGATCAAGGCCATATATTTCGTCGAATCGGCCTTTTCTGGAAAGTTCTGGAGGAAGTGATTGAATTTGGTTTGCAGTAGCGATTATGTATACCGAGGACTGTCTATCGTTTAACCATTTTATAAATGATCCGAATAATCTGCGAGATGCCCCGCCATCAAAGTCGCCAGAGCCACCGAAACCTTTTTCTATTTCGTCTAAAACCAATTCGCATGGAGATACGCTTTCTATCATTTTAATAGCCTCTCGCATATTTCGTTCCGATTCTCCAACGAACTTGTTCATAAGATTGCCGACATCCATTGCAATAATTGGCAACCCTAGTTCAGATGCAATAGCGGAAGATAATAGAGTTTTTCCGCATCCCTGCAATCCGACAAGCATAAGACCCCGTGGGAATTCAATGCCGAAATCCCTAGCTTCTTTTGAAAAACATGGACGATCTAACAAAACATGCTGTTTAATTGCGTCATAACCACCAACCAAAGATAGTCCGCCACTGGGCGGTTCAATATAGGTTAATAACCCAGATGCCCGAATTACTCCAGCCTTTTCACGAATAATAGTTTTGATTGCATCACCATTTAAGTCTTTATGTTTTCTTAATGCCAATGCTACTCTATCGACAATTTGTTGAGAGGTCATACCCCTACATGCGTCTACAATTTTTGGGATAATGGTTTTGCTTGGTTCAAATTTAGTTCCATCAGATTTTGTTACTTCGCTACATACAAAATCGATTCGTTCATTAATTTGTTCATTATTTGGTAATGCGAAATCCATTTGAGTTATGTCGTGAGATAGTGATTTCGGGATATCAAAATTAGGTCCGACCATAACTATTGTTTGTTGCACAGAAGCTACAATTTTTCGAAGTTCGTCTAGCCAGCCAATTACTACGTCGTATCGTGGATATGTTACGTGTTGAAAATATTCACCACAATCACGTAGGATGCAGATTGTTTTTTCTGGAAAATCTACTATGGCTTGTATATGATCTTCTACCGGGGCGGCTGGTACTACTTCGCAAACTTTGTTGCCATTTTCGTCGATCCATCCCTGCGCAATAGACCAAATATATACTTTACGATCTATCTTTTTCGCTACTTTCGCAATTTCGCTGATGGCACGATCTTTTTCGAAAGTGTCGACATGTAACAAGGCATGACCAGAACAACAGTAATCGGCAAAATCCTCACCAAAATTATTCATATTCTTGTCCCTTTAAATCAAGCTATTTATAAAAAAAAGACACTTGGTTATGTGTTATTCTTCTAGCAAATTGCGCGCAGTAAACAATTCGCTTCTAGTCGCATCAGCATCAAAACGCAGATATGTTACTAGTATTGCTACATGATCCAGCAATACTTCGATTTCGTCTTTGTGCAGATGGGATTGTTTTCTAGTCATTAGGTCTGAATCAATATCGGCCCTATCTAGAATAACTCTTAGCCTGGCTGCGATCTTCTTTTTGTCCATACCTTATTATACGTGAAACCAAGTATTTTGTTTCACCGAAATCTAATTTTTTTCAGTATCGGTTATCGGAACTACAGCACCACTTTCGTTCCTTACTAAGTTAATTTTCTTCAACAGTCTCTTTTCTGTCTTGCAATCCGCTTCACAAAGTTGTTCCCAATGAGCGTTGCAAATGTTACGACCGATATACCTAAGCTCTGCGTAACATCTACATTTCGGAAACTCACATTGTTCCATATGAATTATTCTTCAACTTTATCCGTTACGACATCTGGGTCCAAGTCTGTTTTGCTAATCTCGCCGCCGTACTGAACATCTCCACAATCCGATAAGACATGCCCCATTTTTCTAAGAATACTTGCACCCCTTCTTCTATCGTTTGTATTTTTCAATTGGTTTGCAAGTGATCCCATAATCCCTTTCTGAATAACGATAGTCGTTTCTCCTGTTTTTGTGTTGACTTCAATAATTTCGAATGCCGGATTGTTTCTATTTTTTTCATTACTAGACATTTTTCTTACTCCTGTTTTCCGACTGACTTTTATGGCCGATTGTACGTAATCGGCTCTACACACCAAATTATACGCGAAATCACTTAGTTTGTTGCCAAATTTATTATTATGTATTTTTTAAATGTTACTTTAAAACTATTGTTATTAAAATTAAAATACTTTTATTCTGCATTATTCTTGATCTTCCAATATCATGCGAAGATGATCTCGTTCACGACGGGTAGCTTCTAAATCAAACATTACATACTTTAGTGTAAAACGTATGGATTGTAGTGTTTCAGTGTCCAGGCGACCATCTTCTAATTTTGTTATTAATTGTTCAATTAGTGTTTCGAGTTTATTTTTCATTGTATTATTCCTTTTTAATCATATATTGATGGATATGACAAAAACATATATGATGATAATTGTAAATGTTCTATGGCTTCTTTTATTTTATCGTAGTCGATAAATTTTTCTGTTATTGGTGATTTATTTACACAATCACATTCGCAAGACCAAGTAAATAGGGTTATTCGTCCACTTCCACCGCAATTTTTACATTTTGGGTCTGGTTTCCCGTTTGGCATTATTTTATTTTCCTTGTTTTTTATCTCGTTCCATACATGAAAAACAGTCCATTCCTAAATCCAGTTGTTCTGCCCTCCATTTCCAGACGTGTTTTCTTGCGTCGTAGTAGTCAATTTCGCCGAAGTGTTTCCACGGGAAATATCCCATAGGGCACAATGTTATCATACCTGTTTCTATTACCATCAATTGCCCTGTTTCTTTGCAACACCCACAGCAAACTTCGAATTCACGACTTGATAGGTGATTATCCCATGCTCTTCCAAGCGGCAATAGCTTATTATCTGGAATATTTACTCCATAAATCAATTTAGCTTTTGGACTGTGTTCGCGATATAGTCGTTGTGCTCGTTTGCTGAATTTCTGGTGCCATTTATCATCGGATATTGCCACAAGAACTTCGTCGCAGATTTCACAAACAGAATCTATTGATAATAGGAACTTATTCGTAGCCATTTTGTCGTAGGCCCATTGACCGTTTGTAACTATAGATGCTTTATGTCTACCAGATGTCAGAGCTATGAGAATTTCTGGATAGTCTGGAAGTATCGTGAACTCTCCACCCATTATGTTTATTCTTATGTTTTTCGGCAACCATGTGTTTAATAATTCGCAGTCTCGGATAGATAACTGACCTATACATTCAGGGCCAGACCTGAAACAACAATGAGAACACCGTTCGTTACACTGGTTTGTCACCCTAGCCACAAATTCATTGGTCCATGAATTATTGCTCCACTTACTAAACCAGTGATTATACTTTGGCATGAATTTTTTCTCTCGACAACCTGATAGATTGATCATGCTCCATGCATGAGCAGCAAGTCATCCCTCTTGTAAGTTGTTCTGATCGCCAATTTAATACATATTCCTTAGCTTCATACCATGAAGTCTCTGTGAAATGTTTCCACGGAAAATAACCAAACGGACACTTACACACCATTCCGTCTTCTGATATGAACATATTACCCATTGTGTTACATCTTGCCCATTTTTGTGGATCGGGGACAATATTATTATCCCACGCTCTTCCAACCGGAACAATCTCCGATACAGGAAGATTACCAGGATCAACTAATGTGACTTTTGGACAATTATTCTGCATAATTTCAAATGCTTTTGGCCACGTATGTTTGTGCCATTTGTCCGTTGATATAGCGACATCAACTTCTTTACATATTTCTGTAAGAGAGTTAATGGTTTTTATGAAATTTTTTCTGATTGTGAATATGCGAAACCATTGTCCATTTGTAACAATGCGGATATGATTTCTGTTTTTTGCCAGTACGTAAAGAATTTCTGGATAATTATGCAATATAGTTATTTCACCACCCATTATATTCGGACTAACATCATGCGGTATCTATCTATTAATATCGATACAATCATTAGTAGATATGTGGCCAACACATTTTGGGCCAGACCGGAAAGCACAGTGAATACACTTTTGATTGCATCTGTTTGTAACTCTTACTACACAGGCATTTATTGTTGTATTTGTTGTCCATATTTTTGGATATTTTTTATTGCTACTCATTATTTTGTATTTTCTCCCACTGCTCTAATTCAGTAGCACTGATTGATATTTAACCACAATCATTACATTCAGCTATTTTAGCATTCCTAATTAGAATTCGCTTGCCATTTAGGGTTATGCGATGATTGTCTACCATTTTGACAATCATATTTCCAATACCGCATGATGGACACTTAAACCTTACCATTGGTTATCTCTTTAACAATAGTATTGAGAACATCTGCTCTGTTTTGTGCGTCTGTCTTCCTTTTGTACCAACCGCCAGTACAATTTGGTCCGGTGAACCAAGTTGTTAAATTATTCATATCTCTAACTGTGTATCCATATTTTTTAGTTTGACTTTTCCATGCCATATAATGTGGTTTTGTTGGTTTCCAATTGTCACTATGCATGTTTGTCATCCTTTGGTATCTTATACATCATAGCTTTACAGACTAGCTTAAATTCCCAGTCAGATCGATAATGTCCCAGACTAATGAGAATAAATATGCCATCTATGATTTTTGCGAATGCAAAAATACATGCATCCCAGTTAGTAGTTTGGTCTTTTTTACTAAAAATCATTTGGTCCCCATTTCATTGGTCAGCAAATTTACATCGATTTCTTTATCTATTTCGCATCCACGAAGCCACTTGGCGAATTGTGCTACTCTTATGCCAGCCGATACGTTTGCGCAATAAATTGTTGTTTTTGCAGTACATGACCCAGAATAAGTTTCTCTCTGTGGGAATAGCGTTGTGTTATAGTGCTCTTTAGATTCTTCGTCGTGTGCGACGAAGATTCTCATATATTCTGCACTCATTCTTCCATCGATAAATAAGTCAGCTCGATTTTTGACTGCGTTAAAAATAGATTTTCGTGTTTCAATACTGTCTACACAACAAAATAACACACCTCCGGTAAACTGGATTGACATGAATTTTTTATTTGCAGTGTTTATTTCTATCGCCGGATTAATCATGCGACAAACATCTGCCGTTGCGTCAACTTTAGCACGACCCAAATCTGCTTCGAAATATCCTTGTGCTGCCAGATTTTCTACTTTTACTATATCAAAATCAATTAATTGAATTTTGGGCACACCAATTGCCGCTAGTTGCAGTGCAACCTGACGGCCACCAGCGCCAACTCCCACCACAGTCACTTTTGTGTCTTGCAATTTTTCTGGTGGAATTAGTTCTCTCTGACGGATGTCTCTATTTTCAATATTCACGCTTATTCCTCCATCATTGCCAAATCGCGTTCTTATAGATTTTCTTCAGCCCAAGCAACCACCATATTCGACCATTTTTGGATTGGTTTGTTTATCGCAACAATATCATTTCGATTTTCACCAAAAGCATCTTCAGAAAACCATCTTTTTTCTATTGGATCATAAAAATACCACAAGGCATCATTATATTCAAAAAATGCAGCATAGCCGTTATCATCCCAATGGCAATCAAAGTCTAATTCTTCCACCCGATTAAGTTCATCCTGTTGCCGAGCCAACTGTTCGTACTTTTTATTCCACCATAGCGGGTCATCATCAGGTTTGTCGTCTTGTACCAGACAGGAACGAGTAATTCCACCTTCTTTTCCTGTCATGCAGAATTTCTCAATCTGTACTTTATCTTTATATTCATTATTCCAGGCTTCAATGTTTGAACCATTAAATGGAACATTCCAATCTACTGCAATTTTTAGTTCTTTTACCACTCCCGGTCCAACGTTAATCTTCAATCTACAGTAGATTTCTCCACCTCTTGCAATGATGAACATTATGGCCCAATATGGATGGGAAAACGCTTTTCGGAAATTTTCTTCATCGGTTCCGCTAGGTTGAGGACAATTTCCTGGATGGGAATGTAGTAAAATATTTTGACATGTCCAGGGCGGCATTCCAATATCCATCATTCGTTCTGCGTAATCCGCCATATCTTCTGAGTCAAAATCGAATGAAGCTCCAGTACATTTTTGTTTTATCAAAATGAAATCTGTAACTAAAAGTGGGTCTTCAGTTCCGGTTACTCCATAACCAGCTACTTCAGTTGGCCCTTTATCTCTCATATAAATTAATTTTGCAAAACTGTATGGAGTAAATCGCAATGTATCTCCAAAAGTCATTTTTGGCGTCGTGAATTTTTTACTCATACTCCTATTCCTTCTAATAGACAACCATGTTCTTCAAGACAGGATGAACACATTGGAACTCCACAGTGTTCACATGTTGTTTGACAATCTTCGCAAATACTCTTTTGACAACTATGACATTCATCAAGACACTCTTTGCAGCAATTCTCTTCACAAAGACCGCATGTAATCATACATTTTTCACATATAGGTTTATTGCAACAAGAACACGCCGATATACATGGATTGCAGAAATATTCCTGACAAATAGTGCATTGGCTTAGACACGACGAACAGTAATTTTTTTCGCATTCGGTACACATACTTGCACAGTTGTTGCAAAGTGCCTCTCCGCATTCATTACATTGTGTACCACATTCACTACACATCCATTGGTCACACACACAACACGCATCACCATTTTCTGCACAATTTTCACAGTAGTTACAGTCACACATTGCACAATAGTACCCACATTCATCTGGACACCATTCCCTACAATTTTCACAACAGAACTCCCCTTCGTGGTCTGGTTCATACCATTTTTCTAATTTGTCATACGGTGAATCATCATTATATGTTCGTAGAATAGATTCTACAACTCTAAAACAATCTTCGAGTCTACCCTGGCATATGGCATTTGTTATAGCTTCTTCTCCTTTCCCTTGACATAAAGATTCATCTCCAATGTGTGGATGATAATATCCTCCTAATGATTGTATTTCATTTACTGACTCTATAGTTATGTTATACGGATTCGTTAGATCAATGTGTACCCAAAAGTGCCCAAGGTCTACTTCTTCATTTTCATCTTCGAGCACAACATCCTCGATAAGTACCGATAGTTTGTTGTCGCGAAATTTAACATTTTTCCAGGCGTTGCTAATTATTCTAATTTCTTCTGTTATTTCTTTTAGCGACAATGGTGTTACTAGACCTTTTTCTGTCATGATTTTAATTATTGCCATTGCTTGGCGTGTCATTTCTATAACACTATCTCCAATGTTTGGAATCATGGTTGTCGCAATATTTTCGTATACACTTGGATTTACAATTCCCAGATGTCGGACTGATGGTTCCCATTCATTAACTTGGACACGCGGACTTGTTCCAGCAATAAATCTATCGTACCATCGTTTTATTTCTTCCAATTTGATAGCAGCATTTGTTATTGCATTACTTGCGCTCATATTGAGATTAACAGATTGTTGTTCCACCATCCATTTGTGATATTTGATAGCAGCTCTGCGTATTAGTTTTTCATTCACAGTAAATTTTTCCTATATTTAAAACCGATTATTTTGCCAAATTAACAAATTTAGTATTCCGACTAAAATTCGACGAAAAATTTACCATTTGATTCTCGCCATATAATACACTTATTGTTTACGTCATATTCCTACGGTAAGGCTAACTAGCCTTACTTTTGGTCAAGTCAGGTGGATTGTTTTATTCATCTGATCTTGCTAGACATTCAGCCAGTCCTCCGACATAATCTTCTAGGTGAAGTAACACTTCACTATATCCAAATGCGTGACCTTTTTCCCAAGCCATATACGATAGCCAGCCACGAAATTTTTTGGGAATTCGATTTAGAAGTTCGGTTTGCTTGGCCTCGAACTCTTCTTCAGTTATTCTGCTCATTGTGTTTGCCTATAATTTGATACGTGATTATTAACCAAAAGGGGGTGGGGGAACGTATCTCCCCCACCCCGTGTGGTATTAATACCGATGACCTTACACCATCTATTACGAACGCTTCGTCAGCTTACTCCGAACCAACTCGGCATCTTCTTTACTAAGACCGCTAAGCAACTTGGAAACAGTCTTCGGAAGCTTATCCCTAGACATTTGTACTCTCTTTAATTTATATGCGAGAGTAAGTACATTTGGATCGGTATCGGCGGCAAGTCGCTCAGCGATAGTTACATTATCAGTGCTCATTTTGGTCCTCAGAGAAGCTATCTGCTCCTCATTTGTTCCTGGACCTTTACCCGCGTCGCCCTCGATCTTTTTCGGCGCCAGACTTACCCTGTCACCGTCTTGAAGGACATAATCCAGATGAGCTTCGACAGTCATGCCATTTGCACGAACTCGGATTGTGAAATCATCCAAATCGCGACCGAAAGAAACCTCAAGAAATTTTTCCAACGTCGTTCCATTGACAACGGGAATCTTGCGCGGAATACCAGAACCGTCATTTGTTACCAACATTACCTCGATCATAATTTTTCTCCAGAAAGAGGGGCAATACCCCTAGACTCTACACAACCAAAATAAAGAACAAAACATTACTCTTAAGCATATAATTGCGAACTGTTTCACATATTAGTCGTCCTCCGTTATATCATAGTAATTCATTAATTGTTTAGTACCGTCTCGAATATCTTTCAACAATTAAGAAAGCTCCAACGTATAAATTTCATCAATTTCATCAATAGCAATAAACTCATCCTTTTCGGGTTCAAAATCTATGCCGAGCGTTTCTATCACCTGCTCTTCAGTTGGAAAAATTTCTGACCAGAGCAACCATTGTGTTGATCCGTATTCGTGCTGATGATATATTGCAAAAAGCCTGTGTTTCGGACTAGGCTGCGATAATATCATTTTTGTTCTCCTAATTTATTTTTGTATGCCATAGCTACAGCTTTCCATCCAGCTAACTGGACAACAGAGTGAGCGGCTCCAACTTCGTAGTGGTTACCAACTTCTTTAGCCCAATCTGGTACATCCCAGACTCCTGTTTCCAGTTGGATTAAGTCATTGGAAACAGTATTTGCTTCTTGTGTTGTTAACAATTTTTGTTTGATTATTTTCTGTCCAATCATTGGTTGTTACTCCTCTTCGATTACTGAATGCTTCGAGGCACTTATGATGGCCTTTATTTCTCTATCTGTTATTTCGATTCTTTCGGATGGATCGAATTCTCCATTTTTGTGAGACATGATGCGAATTAAACCGCCAGGAACTCGCCAGAATCCTATTCTACCAAAATGGGATGGGCTATCTCTAAGTAAAACTTCAGCGTGCGGTGGTCCTGCTACTGTAGCCCATTCTAGAATTCGTTTACGACGATCTTCTCGCTGTCGATTGCCCATTGTTTTTATAATATTAAGATATTCGTCGTTGAATTTTGATTTACTTTTCACTGTTTTGTCTCCATTTACATACACATACCAAACTGGCTTATGTTACACGTTTGATTTGCAGTGGCATATATCCGCAACCAGAACCTCTCTCTCACGCTGTTGACCATGTTCATCCACTTCTGATGAAGAACAATAATCCGGATAAACAGCATCGGTAACCACATCAACTTCAACTAGATCACTTGTTTCAAATAATCCAGCTACGGTATCGGAAACACATTCATTTCCGTAGAGGACACATACCAAAAGATCAAGCGACCAGGTTTGGTGTTTTTCAATACATTTAATTATTTCTGGGCCACCATCTCCAATAGATTTGGATACAGTTTCCTTATGCGTATACCCACTCAGAGCTTCAACAATTGAAGCATTTGTCTCGCCGCAAGCAGTGAATTCAACAACTATAACAGGCCATTCATTTTGTTTGGCATGTTGTATCAATTTACAAATTGCAGGAACTATACATTTTTCATTTCCCTGCATAAAGATGGGTTGCATGTCAATAATAACAAGTGTTCTGTCTGGCGAGTATTCGTTAAGTCGTTGGTAGGCAGAATGTCTGGCTCTTTCAATAATGTTCACTGTGAATCTCCCTGCTTACAACAAATTTTTCTAAATATTTTATACCGGCCAACAATATGGTAAGTAATCCGGTTCTGTCCAGCCAAATTGTCCGTACCAATTTGGATTTTTACGAAGAAGATTCGACCTATGAGAGGCGTGGAACGCCTCATCGCCAAGCCACTTGGGATAAGTCATTTCATACACATCTAATGGATGAATAAACATGGTATTCTTATATCCACGTTTTATCCATTCTTTAATACACGTATTCATGTAATAGGCTATTGGTCCTGGATATCCCATCCACATTTTGACTGCTGGATGATGCCTCCATTTGCTGTCTGGCTTTATTCCAGCTACTATTCGGAAAATTTGTAAGGCTTCTACTCTCTGCTTTCCAAGGCGGCGCCAGTCTAAGCATTGTATGCTTTTTTCAATGTTGGAATATGGTAGAAATGTTTGCATGTTTTATTCCATTAAGTTTTCATACAAAATATTTTCTACAGACAGTATTTTACAAAGTGTTATACTTATAAAATCTTGTTCTCTTAAATACGATTTCATTTTATCTATTGCTTTTTCTGCTTCTTCTCGTGTGTTAAAAATTCCAATGTTAGCGATGGTGCTTACGAACTCGTTTTCTTCAGCTATTTTGCTGCGACTTTGTATTCCCTCGCAAAGCACAAGAAATTTCTTTTGATGAATCATGACTTTTTTCTACCAATAGAAATAAAGTTATATTCTTAATGGGGCCGCATAAATTATTTTAACATTATTTTTGTTCCCAATTTATTTCTTCTAACAAAGAATTTAAAAATTCTAATGCATTTAGTGTGATTTCATCATCGACTAACCATGTATCAAGACTATTATTATTACAGTCTGTAGCCGTTTGTGAATTCAAAAATTTTTGGATATCGTTTAATAACTGACATAATGATGGTGTTAATTCTATGTGTTGTTTATTGCCCATTTGTGTTACCTTGAATTATTTATTTGAATCGCTTTATTAATTCTTCATCAGTATCAGCCACTCTCATTCCACATTTACTACATACATATCCATCAAATTTACCGTATTTGTGTTCTAAGCCGCCTAGAACTATGTTGTTGCCTACGTGTGCCACTGAATGTAGAACTGTAACATTAATCATTTTTGAGCATAGGGTACCAGTTCGTCCGCATTTTGCACATTGCCATGTTTTTGGATCAAACATTTTATTCCTCCAATTCTTCGTGGTATTCAGCAAGGCCGAAACGAGCCATTAGTTTCGGTGAACCGAAAACAAATTTCTTAATAGTTTTTGGCCACTTATCCATATTTGCCACAAATTCAACGTCGCCACCATAGCGATTGACCAACGCATTAAGTTTTTCCAAAAGTTTTGATTGGTTGGTTTTAATTGGTTTGTGGTGTTTATAGAATGATGCCATTTTCATTCTCTTATATATGCTATAAATACATTTGTTCTACACATTATGCATTGCATAAAAATTTTTGTATATTAACCATACGCCATTTTCTCGGATCATAGACTGGAGCTGTTTCGGTTTTAACTGGTATTTCTGATAGTTTAAAGTGATTTGCTATAATTTCTATTAAATCTTCAACATAGTCGAACATATTATTACTAAGATAATCTGGTGAAATACAAAAGATAGCAGCTACAATTTGTGATTTCAATTCAATAATATGGTGGTCGGTGGTTGCTGATGATTTAATCTCACGATTACTTAACCAACTTTGTACACTTGTCCAAGACACAAATGCACCACAAGAAGAACTTGTATTGTAAATCCACGTATAACTATCATACCAATTAATAGGAATATTATATCCCCAATTCGCACAGGTAATTTTAGTTGTGCCATAGTCACCAGATGGTTGACTATGGTAGTAATCATGATGTTCATCATAGTTCACGATTTTAAATGGAGTTGGAATTTTATTGTCTTTTACCAACCCATGGAGGAACGGCAAAAATTCGTGATGTTCTATCGTTAAGATTGCTGGAACAGTTTTTGGAATATGTTGCAGTATATTTTTTAGTTCATCTATCGGATTTTGTGAACCATTAAACCAATCGAGATCAACGCTAATTAGCGTTTTTTCCATGTTTATATCCATTGTGTATTTCATTAAGTTCTATTATGTCTTTACCAAGGAATGTTACCGGTGTATTATAGAAGTCATCAAATGACATATATTCATGTGTAGGATAACTTTGGTATAATATTATTCCAACACACCGGCAGTGGACGTTCCAGGAGGTCATTGCTTCCATAATCCTCCCAATAGTGTTCCCAGTATCGATTAAGTCATCAATTATTACATACCGATGGATATTAGTATTATTTATTGATTCGACACAACGAGTAGAATGGCTTCCCCCGTCATGGTGTGATTCTTCTGCATCTATTGGTTTACGGATTGCAGCGTATGGTATACCAGATTGCATAGATACGGGGAGAAGTACTAATATTCCACTTATTCCAGTACCAACAATTAAGTCTACGCTACCGAATTTTGGATCATGTATCGCATGGCAAATTGTATCGACTGTTTCTGTTGGGTAGTTTTGCACATTGCTGAAATAACACATATATACACTCCAGCTTAAACAGTGAATATATTATTATTAGAAATCTAAGCACTCTAATTCGTTGAGGCACGTGAATTGTGTTCCATCAACTATTTTGCTCCATGATTTGTGGTAGTGTCCAAATATCCACAGACTGGGTTTGTGAATGGCTAATAGTCTTTCTAGAAGTTGATTTGTTCGAGATGTAATAATTTTTGGTGATGCAGTGACATGTGGCACTATGCTGAGTGGGCATTCGTGCGAGACAACAAAGTTAGGTTTGATCTTTTCGTATTCTACCATAGTTTTGTAGCAATCGGCCATGCCCAATTCTTCACCGGCCCACCAGCTTACACCTTCGGTTCTGAGGAAACGATCAATACTTAATCCACCACGGACAAAGAATATATTCCCAAATCCGGCAACATTATGAACACCATAATTCCCCAGAAAATGTGGCCATTTTTCTACTTCATCGTAGTTGTCGTGGTTTCCAGCTAATATCCTGTGTTGTCTTGCGTCAACTATTGATAAAGTAGTGTAGTCGAATCCAAAGTCGCCGAGCTGGATAGTCGATCGTGCTTTTCGTATTAATCGGTGGTATATATCGTAATGTCCGTGGACATCTCCGATTATTCGAAAGTTTGCTTGCATTACAATTACTTTACGGGTACCTAGTTCTGAATTTGCGATACTACCTCACGAAATACTTGCTTTGTCGGTGCAATCCAATCGCTTAGGTTGACCATAGTGACAGTAAATCCAACGGCGGCGCATAAAATTGTACCAACTACTAGAATGGCGATTAAAGTGTTCCTAGCTTCGTTGTTTGTCACTAGACGCATAATCAAGATTATTGTCGCAAGACAAATTGCCGCCAGACAACAAAGGCCAAGACCCACTATTGTGTAGGCAAATCCACTATTAGCCGTTTCTTGTACAACCGTTTGCGAAATATCACTAGCGATTTCAAATACTGGACCGATAGCTTCTGCCATATCACCACATCTGTCAGCGAGATTGTTTACTACTGCGTTTACAGTATCACTCATAATTTTTTCCTTACTTTAAAAAGACTCAGGAAAATTAATAGAATCATCATCCTCTTCATCGTAATCATCTTCGTTGTCGTCGCATTCACTACAATTACATGCGCTGCCATAATTCTGGCCTATTTCCTGATCATCAATGGATGATCTTTCCCACGTAAGACTGCCAGTAGCGGTTTCTATCATCACCTTGTGAATTATTTTGTTTCTCATTAATTCCATCATCAAATGTAATGTTTGTCCCTTTGATTCTGTCTCAATACGTTCCGTGCCATTTTTTTGTACGAATTCATTTGCGCCAAAATTCGTACTATTTTTGTTCCAGATGGTTAGTGTGTACATTATTTTTCCCACCTCCGTCTATGTAGTTCTACTCGCAATGTTCCATCATATTCGTGTGTAATAGCTACGATACTGAGTGTTCTTCCAGATTTGGAAGATATTTGGTCACCAACTATTGGCCGACAACATACCATAGTGGGCCACGCTTCTCTTTGATAATCATCTAGGTTTGTAAAACAAATTACTTTCATATTAACAATCTCCGAACATTTTTCCAATGAAATGGGCACCCGCTATCGGTGAACCCCTCATCCGTTCATATGCGTGCCACAAATCTGCTAAATTGAATGATTTTTGTTGCCATTTTTCCAAGGCAAAATTCCAGAATACTTGTCTATTTGTCATCTCAACCCCCACCAGGCTAATCGGGAAACGGGAACGGAAGATTAATAAATTGTATGCCGTATTCCAGAATAGGACAATTTTGTGCTTGACGATCCGCTTCCACCAAAGCTTCTGTTCTCTTATACATGACATCGCAGTCACCAAAATATTTAATCAATTCTTCGCTGTTGAAGCCTTCGCAATCTGGTCTATAAGTTATATTGTCTATTGCCATTGCGTGAGTAACGCGAAATTCAAATTCTCCGGGAATATCTTTGTGAACGGGAGATTTCAGAATGTAAATACCGTTGTCAGCACTCATGTTTCTTCTCCAAATACATACAGGCCAAACTGCAATTACGTCAAACATTGTTTTGCAGTGTTTTGGGAAAACTTGATTGTTCAAAAATCAATTAACTCAAAAATTTTTAATATAATAGCGGTAGACAAAAATGCAGATAACCAAAATGTTTGTGTAAAATTCCATGGGTTATCTTTGTCCATATTTTTATTATGCTGTCTACTTCTGGTTTTTCCATTGCGTACTGTTCCCTATTTGCCTCTGTGTTATTGGCGTATTTATTAGGTGGCTGTTGTGTTCGCATTTTGTTCCTGCGATTATTGCTGCGATTAAAAATAATATACCTATAACAAAATATTTCATATTAGCGAAGCCTTGCCTTTTTTCATCAAGGATTGCTAAACATATTGAACACCCGATGGCAAACATCCATGCTAGACAAATCCAAATCCAGTTGTTGGAATTCATTTTTTGCATTCCTCGTCGAAAACCCACCCTAATCGACAAATTGTGACTTAACGCCACTCCCGTTGTATACGTTTACAACACTCATCATCGACTACCAAGAACCAAACAATTACTAGAGTCGTTAGTTCAAAGGTTTTAGGTTAGCATCAATTGATGGTTTCTATTCCGTTATGATGGTAATAACACCTTTTTCTTTATTACAAGGATCGATATCACACTCTATATCTTCAAAAAAACATATACCACAACTCGGACAATCCACTTCAATTTCTAAATTGTCGGAATGGTCCTTGGTAATTCTTCTGAATTCGCCCAATGTCATTTTGTTTCTCCTAAAAGATAGTTTGACAAGTGATGATATTTATCATTCTATCCATTCACAGTGGGCCTGGCAGGACTCGAACCTGCGACCTTGTGTTTATAAGACACATGCTCGTACCAACTGAGCTACAGGCCCAACAAAAATTCCCGATGAAAACGCACCAGGAATTTTTATTATATTACTTATTTTGTGGTTTTATGTGGAACATGTACAGAATTTTCTCTACCACAAACAGTGCATGTCCACTTATCGGTATTATTTGGCCCCTTTCCCTTATTATGAACCCTATTGTTTTTTCCGTATCGCTCATCTTGATATTCGTGAGAACACGTACATTTAAGAATCATTTTACCCCTTTCCAATTCTATCAAACTCGAAAAATTGTAGTGGTATGGAAATAGAATCCACGCTCAGACTATTAAATCCTTTTTGAAATGCTGACGATTTCTTTTCTTGAAATTGTGTCAATTTTATGGTTCGGTCTAATTTCGCCGGTTGATTTGTCTTTTTTGTAACCAGCCAAATATGTGACAACTACATTGTTTTCATTTGTCATAACGATTTGACATGGACAATAAATTGATTCCTTTGTTCGTAAAACCGCCATATCTCCACTTTTAATCATTATTTTATTTCCTTATTTCATTTCCGGTAGTTAGTTCAACCACCCACTACACAAGCAAAAACCGATGACTGCTAACGAGAATGTTTTGGAACATTACCCTTATGATATGCTCCATTGATGTGATTTAGACCGCGTACGCGATTACCGCAAAGTCGGCATCGACTTCCTATTTCGGTCATAATTTTTTCAGTTTCGCCGTTTTCATTTTTGATTTCGCCAACAACTACCATTTTACCAGCATGAATGTTGCTATTTTGCTGGCGTTCGTGTGCTGCCTCAAGATGCATTCCGCGCTCAGAAATGGATTTTTTTTCTGTTTTTGTTGCCATTGTTTTATATCTCCCAGTTTAATACTATACAACCTGAGCAATCATTACTTTAAGACATTCATTCATTGTTGATCGACACCCTGTCATTTCTTTGTTGGTTCCTAATATTCCTTGAAATATTTTGAATTGCCATTTATTATTATTTCGTGAGACCAAACCCAGACACGTCCATCCAGGTAAAGCATTATCGTGGTAGTAAACGTGTTGGTAACATTTTCCACTATACCAACGCGATCTTTCTACACGACACTTTATTCCGCTAATTACTCTCATGTTACTATCCTATAATCAAGCCATCGTCGTCAACTTCGATCTCAAATGGAACGACATTATCACACAGTGCTTGTCCGTATTCGTTCATCTCCTGGTCTGCCGAAGTCTGTGCCTCCTGATGGGTGCGAAAGAACTTCACATTTGCACTTCCATCACCGCCATCTTCTATATGAAGCCAACCTTTAATTTTCACGTTTCATCCTCCCCTGACAGAAACCACATGCATTACATTTTTGACCTTCGACACCCCAACCAATTTTTCCACACGTATCACAGTTACACTGGTCGTAATCGTGATCGTTTTGTCCGGTGTAATAACAACCACCACAAACCGTTAGCCACACTCCGTTTCGCAAGCGTTCGACAGTCACTCCACCACCAACACGACACAACCAAACTCGCATATCACCAGTGTCTATTTTACAATCACGACACTGACCCTGATGTAGAGTTGGTTTGTTTCTTAATTCGTCTGGCGTATATATCATCATAATCACTCCAGAGATAGTTATTCGGTTGCTCTACCACATACTTCGGAAAATTTCGTCTCGCTTCTTTCTAAGGTTGTCCTCTATTTGAGACGACGTGAGTTCTGTTGGAACAGTTGTGATGTTAGTATTAAGTAAATCTATTAGTGCTTGTGTTGGTGTGCCATGTTCATCGCAATATCTAATTGCTTCGTCTGGTGATATCGATAACCACATTTTGCTTGTGATTTTGTGTGTTATTTCTTCTACTGACCAATCCCTAGATTTGTCTACAATTGATCCGTTTTTCATCAAGAAAATTGTTCTAGATTTACTCAGTGTGATTACCAATCTAGTCAAACCAGAAAATTCTTCTGGATGCCTACAAATAATAGGATATGTTAAATCTTCGTTTGACAAAGACATTTTGTGTTGCTCCGTTTTTAATGTACGAATTTATCTATTATTGATTATGAATATCAGGTTGACACCACAAGGAATGATAGGCATGACGGAAAAATTCCATAGCAATGTGGATGTCTTGTTCTTGGTCGCATCCATGGAATTCTAATGTGATCCAGTGTTTATTATTCATTGATGGATATAAATGCGCCTCGAATTCTATTCCATCTTTTAAGTGTTGTTCGAATTTTTCGTAGAAGAAAGCAGTTATGAAGTAAAGCGTTTGTCCAGCGTTATTTTTTATTCTTATTTGCCAAAGAGAAGTTGCATTTTCATGTGGTGGAATTGGTCTACTGTCTGAATATTCACGAAATCCATGTTGTTCTAGCGATTTTTCCAGGTTCATTTTGTCCTCGCTTCTACTGTCGGATAAACATCACCCACTGTTTCGTCCAATTCATCTTGACAAGCAATGACAATATCACAAAATTCTATTAGTTCTGGGAATCTGCGACGGATTTTGGTAATGGCTGGGTTTTCTCCAGACGATTTTGGCTGCGATACTGCTTCTGTCAACCAAAAGCTTAAATCGTATTCGTGCTTATCGTCACCATCAAAGTAAAAAGCCCATATACCATTACCACTCAGAAACCTTATTTTTCTGCGCAATCGTGACTGAGCTTTGTTCAACAAATCTACCAGATGCGGATAAACCATCTGGTCCATCCACATACTTTTGACTTTACTAAGTTGTTCGGCAAAATTTTCTATGTTCTGAACGTAGTTGGATTTCATGTCATTGCTCTCATAACCCGTTTATGGCCTCGCCGCGCATTATTATTACGATTTCGAGCACGCTTTAATTTCCGATACTCCCCTTTTCTCTGAGCGATTGCATCTGGATCGCGAGCTGCCATTCTTATTGCCGATGAAGAAATTAGACTGAATTTGCTTCCATCGATTCTTTTGGGCCTACGACTTGATGTTGCTCTCGATGATTTTCTGCGAACTAATGTACCGCGTTTTTTGATCAGTTGTCCGTCTAATCCAAATACCATTTGGACTTCAGTTCTGTTTCTACGCCGCACACTGAAGCCAAGTCGACCATCTCCACACTTCTGCTTTAGCCATGTTGGGCCACCGAATTTTTTACCGCCCTTAACAGGAACACAAAACTCGGATTGAGCTATTCCATGTTCGGCAGCCCATTCCTTGTCTTTGTTTTGTAGACGATTATATCCATACCCATTTACGCCTATCTTGTTGTTTGGTTTTTTATCTCCACGACAACATCGACATGGTTGTTGTTTATCCACTTGATTACTCCAATCTGATACCTATAATTTTCGGAAATTCACTATCCATCTCTTCTTTGATTCTTGTTCGTAGTGCTCGAATTGCATCTTCGAGGTAGGTGTAGGATTCATAGTCGAAAGAATCAACTCCGATTTTTTCACCTGCGGAGTTAAAAACATCCCATACGCCCATTACCACATATTCATACATGACGTACGCCTTTCATTGCGATGGTTTGGTTTTGTAATTAACATCTTCCGGTATTTTATAGAACAGATCAACCCACTTGTGGTAAGTATTCAAATATACACCGAAAGTGTCACCGATAGCCATAACTCTTTGTCCTCTTAGCCAAACCAGGAAGGTTTTGAAATCATCCTTGTGATATTTTTCAATTAATGCTATCGGTATTATTTTCACGCCGTTAATGGTGACACAGGCGCCATCTGGAACGAAAGATATTGGACTCACGACAAAACTCCTGTAAGTTAACAAGACACAAAAGGGATAGGGGGGCACGCCCATTTCGTTATACCATTTATTCACAAACTTCATAATCGTCAAGATATGCAACATTTGTAATGGTTTGATTTGTACGGTTGGCATAATCCGCCAACCATCCATCGTCTGTTTCTGAATGAATTATGAATGATGGCCAGGATTGTTCATCTTTTCCAATCCTTCTAACTCTTACCGGCAGTCCAAACTGTTTCACAATTTCCGCGATGGTCATTTTATTTTTCTTTTGTTGTAGAAGTCATCCGAAAGTCTTTGACCAAGCGATATTTCTGAGGAAGTGACCCCATCCTAAATGAGCTTTATAGCCCCCACCATTGGCCACTGATGGGGGTTGATAAAACACATTTTTAGTATAGTTTTTAATTTTTATATTATATCTAGTTCAAGTCACGCCGTTAATTCTGTTTACCGATCAACTTTTACTGCCGTTTAACCCTCTACGACAAAGGTGGGATCAAACAGAACTTACAGCGGATGGTATCCATTCCATCGTCTCCACTTGAACAGCATCCACTGCCATTTGTTCAAGTGACTCTCCAAGCTTTTTGGCTTCCCACAGACATCTCGCAATCCATCTTTTACACAAATGGATGTTGAAAAGTCTTATTTCTATGTGTAAACGATCACCATCCTTGTTGACCGGTCGAATAAATCGGTAACGACCATTAGAAAAGGATAAGTCTCTAGTACAATGAAGTCTTTCACGTCGTTTTGCCGACTTAAATCCCCCCTGTAGATGAGTGTACCATTCTTCCAAATATTCCACCAAAGAACTGCTCCACTCAGGAAAGTTTCCAGACATATGGACATGAAATCCACAAGACTGATTGCATCGTGCTCCAAATCTTTGGAGTATTGTTACGGAATCAAATACTTGTCCTCTATTATCCCAATCGAAAATTGGGCTGACAAATTCTCGCCCGCGTGGTTTAATGCTGTAATCTGGTATGTTTCTCCATCGTGGAATACATACTTCTTTCAAATTTTCGTATGTACATTTTCCACGAGTTACTTCTATCTCAACTCCAAAAAGCAGAGACATTTTAATATCCTCTAAGATCACCAAAAACAGCCTTCTTGCCCACCCAAACAATCCGCCCACTATATTCTTCGTCCTGTCTTGTAAAGACGATTCCGCATTTTCGCAAGGCTCCGTAGGTTAGGTTACCATTGCGTCTTTTGGCCACTCAAATGTGGTATCTTTCCACCTAAGGGCGAGCCATATCATTGGTCCAGAATCCCATATTTCTTCCTGAATGAATTCGTCGATTGTGGTACCATCTCGTAGGGTATACCGATACAACTCTAATTCATCGAACATACCATATGTGCCGATGATTTTTCGTTCGTAATCACCATACCTCCCGCATTGTGGGCATTCATTAACTTTAACGGCATTGGTCGTCAAAAATTCTTCGGCACACTTTGGTAGACCTTGCGGTTGTGAACATCTCATCCCCCTTTTCTCCTGTACTCACGACGATTATCGGCACGTGCTCTAGCAGCAACCTGTTTACGCTTTGCTACGTCCCATGGGGAAGGTGGGCCTCCATCGGAATATCTATCCGATACCAGTAAGAAGTCGTGTATAGGAAATTCTGACACTTTTGGGATGAATTCGAGAAATGGATCAATCCATTCTAATCCACCTGATATATGTTTCATCGCCACCAATTCGGCTATCGTACCAAAGTAGTCAACTTTACGAGGTGAGGTTACTATGCCGACCTTTGCAGAATGACCGAAACATCGCTTTAGGAATACCAGTTGTCTAGCTATGTGGCTAGTCTCGACTGCTTTTACTATTTCTGAAAATAGCATATGATTTGTTCTCATTTAGATACTGCCTTAAGGACTACTCTTCCGGTTCGGCGCCATCAAAATACTCTTCGACCAGCTTCGCGTCTACCTTGTTCATCGTCTACCTCGCTTTCTTGCCTCGGGGGCGGGTTAGGAAATAGATCGCCAGACCAGAAAGATTTCAAATACTGAAAGTTCGGCTTTGTCTCTCAGGAGTTGGCGGATTCCCTCAAGAGTGATGTTTGTCAGATCGGCCCTGCTCAGAGCTTGCCTAACAACGGTCAGTTTTTCCGAAGTATTCATCGGTTATTTTCCCAATTAAAGAAATCGCTGACACTTCTACACACCATGTGGCACGCATCAAAATCCGAGTGCCTTTTTCAGCATTTCATCCCTTTTCTTTTTAAAATTAGCTTCAAATTGATCTGGGGTCAGTTGTTGCACCACCCCTTTGTTGTCTGGCTTAGTTCGTTGGTCCGAGACGAGTTGAAGACTTTTATGATAGAAGCTAATCTCTTCATCTTCCAGACAAATTCCCGGCGTGAAATTCATTAGAACTTTAATCCACGGGTCTTCAGGATCGCCGAATATACCAACAACTATTCCAGTTGATCCACTTAAGATCGGACCTTTGCCCGTTTTGACATCCATAATGGTTATGACACCGTCGCCTTTCTTGAAGACAGTAGACATTCTGTATTCCTCCAACGACAAGACGTTAGCTATCGCCACTACACGACGATAGTCTACGGGATTAAAGAAACCAGATACAAATTTTGTACCTAGCGCCATTTTCACCCACTTTGAACCACCCATCGCCACTAGGGTTTATGATTGCGTAGATTCGTATATACAAAGTGACATTTGCCAAACTGTATTAGAGCTGACCATGGCTTTGCAGTGCTTCGCAACGCGGTTTTTGACCCCGTAAGACCTGTTTTTGAGATATTCACTCCTTATACAAAACATACCCCCATAGTACCCTTGCTGCGCGCCATCGTATGCGGTCAGGATTTTGTAGGGAATTTTGTACCTGGGACACAGACACACCGAGACTACTACAAAAATCCCCCGAATACTTTTAAAAATCCCCGGATAGTTTTCAGAGAGCATGGTGTAGTTTTGTTGGGGTGATAACTTATGAAAAAATCCGCTTCAATAGGTCGTCCCTGGCTTCTGATACACGCTTTTCGATATTAACTATCGTGGTTACTGGCTGCGTGTTTGCCTGAATAGGCTCAAGCCTGTCATAGGCGAGCCAGAGACATCTTTTGTGGGTCTCTGTTTCTAGTGATACTTCGCACAAATCGTGGTCTATTTGGACTATTGGACCTTCCATGCCAAGAATGTCTGGGGTTATTCCGTATACATCCCTAACAACAACTCTGTCACCAACTTGGAATTTTGACATTGGATTACTCCTACAAGAAATCAAATGGACGATACGGCATCTAATCCGTAAGCAATCGATATTGTCTTATGACAATCCCCAGGGAACCAATTGCTCTAGCCTCAATTAATAGACTAATCATCCTAATGCGACGCGCCACAACATGAAGCAGCGCGCCACGAAAAAGAATTACTTAATGATTGCTTTACGATGTATAGACCTATGGCATGATTGACATAACCACCGAACGTCAAACCAGTGTTTTTCTTCGTAACCCAAATAATGGTGTGATTCTGTTTTGGCTGATAGTCCACATTTACTACATACGCTCGGGCGAACAAGATGGCCGCTTTTAATTGCCTGATTCACCCTGTTTCTAGCTATGTTTTTGTAGTAATTTTTCTGCTTGCTGGATATTTTGTATCGTTTCTGAGATGTTTTTCCAGCTTCGGACTGACGCCATTTCTTGCGACGTTCCCTGTTTTTTCGGTCATATTTGAGGTATGCTTCTCTGCGACATTCTGGGCATCTCATTATCCCTGATTGTTTGGTATACTTCAAATTATGTTTGTCGCAAATCTTAGGCATCGCAAATCTCCCACAAAAAAGAGTGGAAAGGATTCCCCGCCAAATCCCATCCTACTGATATACCCATATGGCTATACACCAGTACCCACACATTTATGGCAAGCAAACCCACCAGACTTGCCACATTGAAATCAGGGATGCCGTACTAAATGGTCTCACACCCCGATAACAACATTCCCGACCCGTAGGTCCAACCAATCTACTTTTATGGACAACGCCCTACCTTTGCTGTCTTGCCAGCTATGCTACAAAAAATCGTTTACACGAAAATTTGATCTCGGCATGGAATAGGACGGTTTCATTGTGTCCTTCATTAACGACAGTGTATTTCGCAGCGCGCAACCAGACCGGGCAATCGGTTTACTCTGGTTTTGCTAACTGGCTGTCGTGTCGTGCCGTTCAGCGTACCATCAGACACGTGGGCGCAACTCCAAACGTCCGACGAATCCAAACAAGTATGAAACTCTTACGCTATCCGATCGACCGACCCCGCGCGCCATCGGCATAGTTCACAAGACCATTTTCGATAGAAATTACAGCGCAGAAAGTTTATCAGACTTGCTACGAGGATTGCCTATCACACGACAAAATCAAAGCCCATACTCCACGCTAGACGATATTCCCATAACATACGTGAATAGTTAATGCACAATTCACAAAATACGTTTTCGCTGTTTATTGCCGAAATAAACCCTTGCTTGACGTATGGAGAAATCGCGCATACGATATGTTACTTATTCCGTCCGCGCCTAGACGGTATAGACTGAGCCCGCATTTCGGACTCTGCGTTTTGCCGCCGCTAGAACTGGCTTTCGACCCGATAATCGTTGTTCCGGTTTAGACCCGACTACGCACGTCTTGCGCTATCGACAGACCCTACTACGGCAATTATCGGACTACTAACCAACTCCGTCCGGGAATACCCGACACTTATCGGACTCCCCGCCGTATTGGTTATGGGAACCGCTGACACATTTAGTGTGCCTATATCAGACAGACTTTACTCTGTCAGCGCGGATGTTATCCGCCAAGCGATTCAATCCAGACTTTATATCTGAATGCCCATCGGTCCACACTCTGGACGCGCCGAGAGTTCTTCGGACTATGCTACTGAAACAGAATATCGCCCAAAGTGTGGTACGGCGGACACTACTTGCTGACCGTCACAAAATCGCGCAGGGACTTACGAATACCACCGATGGACGCCCGACGACCCATAATTCCGGCGGAGATATGGGACGCATTGAGGCCGATCCAACCATCGCGCTCCGGTGGCGTATATCCGGACCCTTCGGCGTAGGCCGTTTCGAGACGCGCCCACGTCTCCTGAAGCGCAGCGATAGCATCCTCAAGAGTCTTGAACTTGGACGCGGCATCGACGATGCCCTTGTGGTCCTTATAGGACGCGGCCAAAGCCCGAAAATCATCCAGACTATACTCCGTCCCTACTTCATTCTCGGCAACCATAGCGTTGGACATAACACAACTCCTATAGGAAAGTGTACATCCGTCCTATGCCGAAACTACCCCGTCCCGACTATAGGACGGACAAGTAGTGGACTAGGCTTTATTCGGACGCGCCTTGCACGCGCCTCTTGTTTTCGGTCCTAGACAGGACTTCGGCTTGCGTCCGTTTTCGTGTTATCAGTTTCTCATATCCTACATCATACTATAGATTTAGTTATACATACTGTCAAGGCGCGATCAAAAAAACTTTTCCGCCTTTTTAGGCTAAAATCCGCGTTATTATTATGCAATTGCCGATAATATCGAATTGTAACAACGTCCGCTTTTTTACATCCGATAATATCACCGTTTTTGATCGGTCTTATAAGAACACGTTATTATACGCCGTAATGCGCTATATTATCGAATCGTCCTATAGGATGTATTATGCTAGTTCAATAACTCAAAAAGGTCCAAATAATTTTGGCTTTCTTATGTGAATGGTTCAATAATACTTACACTTGTGCGCAAATGTAAGCATTTTTATCCAATAAGTCCGATAAAAATTTCAATTTCCGATAATTTTAATTTGATATTATCAGATATTTACAATAATATCGTAGTCCGATAAGTAGATTCTCATAAAAATTGCCGTTTGTTGGCTGTAAACCGAGATATTATCGGAAAATACATGCACGCCAAACTAGAATCCGAACATGTCCGATAAAACCCACGGCCCAACGTCCTATAAATTACGGAGGTCCGCGCCTACCGATGGTCCGATAAAGTTTGAATCTGCGCAAAAATATAGGACCAAGAATTGCGCATGTCCTTGGTCCTATAATTCGGATCGGTTATCGGTCTAAACTGTTTAGGCGCTGTGCGAATCCGATAATTCTTTGCCTGTCGCTGTCCGATAATCTCGGATTGTTATTGGGCTTCCATTTCTTATCGGAACCGCGCCATACCAGTCCGATAAGCTTATGTTCGCATTCGATGCACCGATAAACTTGATAGATATTATCGGATATTCTGCTGAATACCAATAGGTTATCGGTCCTAGTGTTTTCACCCTGCGATTGCGCATGTCCGATAAATTTCTTCTCGTTTATGTTCACGTTATCGCTCCCTACCATAACGCAATAGTTATCGCTATCGCGTACAGTACTACTGCAATCCAGAATCTCGTTTCGCGCCCCATAATTCCACCGTTAGTCCAATAACCTAACATCCACGATGCCTACAGTATCGGACTCGTCAACGTCCGAAAACATGAGATTCCCTATGTATCCGTAGTTATTGGCCAAGTTGGTTTCAAGTCCAACTTTAGCGCCGCGCTTGGTTGTGCCGAATCCGCACGCGCCGTAGGTCCGAGAATGGAATGGTCCGATAACCCATGCCATCCAATATCGGCCGTTTCTACTGTAGCAATAACGGACAGTCCGTTTTGCCGAAAGTTTACGATTTACGGCATCGACCGATAATGCCGTACGTCCCGTCTGCCCGATAACTGAATTCCTCATTTTCCTTCTCCCGATAATAACTTGTTTCCGCGTTCACTATATTCTAGGCTAGCGCCGCAAGACAGTCAAGGTCTTATAATGCTTTTTTCTCACCGGATAGCCTGCGAAGGATTATCGCTCGTTGCGCCTTTGTCGTCCGATAACGCCATCGGTCCAGGATGCTATGATTAGTCCCATAATGATTGCAGGCCCAAAATCCTAGTCCGATAACCACTATCGGTACAATCCATCCGATAAATCTTGCCGCTATTCCGATAACGAATGTTGCTCCGATAATTCCTCCGATGGTACTAAGAAACAACATTGTAAAGCATGAGTAAATAGCCCAACCGTCTATGGTCCGATAAGACGAATCTTCTTTCTTGGTAGCGATAACCATATCTCCGTAATCAAGCATTGCTTGAACTCCTAACGTGTCCGATAACTAGCTGATTCTCTAGCGTATCGTTTCCGATAACCCTCATTGCTCCCGATTCAAGTGTTACTATAACGAATCCTTCTTCTTCCGATAACATTCTTGCTGCGATGCGTCCGAAAGACATAGCAAGAGCGTCCGATAAACCCTCTGTCGCTGAGGGTCCGATATCTCCCATCTTCGGGATTTCCAGTTTCGCTTTACCGTACATTATAGGACTCCTTACACACGGGCCAAATTAGATTCAAATAACGTCCGACTATGCAGTCCCTTTGTTCGTTATCGGCCCAAGACGACCCTATCTACAATGTCCGATATACGAACGTAATCTTCACACTCCCGATAACTTGGCCAATTATCGGGCACTAGCAGAGAATCGGCGTTTCGGTTATCGGTCACAGAAACTACTTCGGCATGTTCCGATAACTTTAGCCAGTCGAGCAGGTCCGATAGGTATAGGTCCGGTACTGCGGCATACTTATTGAACCTACAATCCGGCGTCCGATATGTAATCACGTTATAGGTCATTACAGTCTCCCTGAAAGATCGTCCCATATTCCCCAAACCGCCAAACCACCGATAATTACCACTAACAAACATCCGATAAGCATGGTCATAGTTATCGCTCCTTACAGAATGCGTCGCCCACAATGTGAAGTGTTCTTGCAATACCTCAGAGAACGGTACGTCCCGATAATTGCCCCAAGGATTGCTAGTCCGAGAACCACATAGATACTGTGGTTCAGGTCCGAAAACAGCCAAGAGGTTACTTCGTTGATTAGAGTCTGATAATTCATCGTTTCTTTCCTTTATGTTAGTGTCATCGTCCAATTATATTCTAGAATAGAATCTGCAAGAATGCAAGAAACAAAAAAGAAAAAAGTCACGTCCTATAACTTAGTCCGTTTCGGTGATGTGTTGTGGTATGGTATCGGGCTAGTCCTATAACTCATACCTTGCATGTCATGCAAGATATTAGTCCGATAACTCGGCTTGATCGGTGGGTAGTCCGATAACTCGGTCTGGGGGTATGCTGGTAATATAGGTAAGTCCGATAACTCGGGCAGGGTCCGATAACGCACGGGGTTCATTCACAACAAGCCAAATTCCCCCACTCCCTACAACTTTTCGCGTACACTCTTTCTTGTACCACCCACCTTATCCCCCACAGGGGGTACCCCCTTTTTCACACGCCAGGAGAAACCGCTTTATCGGCTCCAAAAATATCAAAAAAAAATCGGAGGAAGATGGAAAATAGGGGCGGATTTGACGTATAATAAGATAGCGGCAAAAGCCGCTCTCGTGAGCTACGCACCCTTATATTCCCTTTTGTGTCTTGCGAAATGGTCAATAACATGAGTTACACAATGAATAGAAAAATTCGGCATCCATATCAAATATTGAATATATCAGAATTAATTGTTGGAAATAATTATTGTTTTATAAGCGACAATCCCAAAACAACATTTTTATCATCTTCAGTATATGTTGGTGTGATCGAAGATAGTCTCGCCGCAGCTTCTAAAAATGGATGCAATCTTAATACAACTCCGAATTCGGTGTTAACTTGTAGTGTGTTTACTGATCCTGCGATAATAGATACAACGTGGATAATAAAAAACAAATTAACATTAAATATGTTTACAATTCACTTTGACTGCTGGATGCCAAATAATTTATTTACTGACGATTCGACATTAGTATATTGGGAAAAGAATGGAACAACAGCATGGGATTATATGAGTACATTTTTGGGAAAAACAGAACTTAAAGGCAACACACACTGTATTATAGTACCACAAAAAAACTGGAATGATGATCAACGAATACACGTACGGGACTGGGAAAATCCCGATTGCGTTATAGAACGAGCTAATATCAATACAATTGAAAATGCTGTGAACTGGGAAAAGAAAATGAGGGCCAAGAAGCATACGGCTATGGCTAAAGCCTTAGGTTTCTGAGTGATGCTTGTTCTATGCCCAAGGGGGACTGGCAGGTAGAGTTTGTAGGGGACGAATAAATTAATAGAATAGACCTAGCTATGCACCATTGGATAATTCATAAGAATCGAGGCTGAATATGGACCCAGTAAAACAAGAGTTAATCGAATACTATGAGCGATTAGTAACTAAGGGTAGAGAAATTCACGAGCGCATTTGTCGGAATTGCCAACCAGGTGCCATACGTAATTCAAAAGAAGTGTGTGAACGGTACGAACGTTTTCTGGTGTGGGTTCGTCAAGCATCTTTAATAGATTTGAAGGTGAGTGATGAGTGAAATTGATCTAGATAGACTATGGGCATGTGATTCATCACAGCGACGAAGCGGCAGTACATTCCGAATGCTAGTTGAAGCAGCACAGCTCGTAGATTTCGATAGAGAAGATGTGTGGATTGTAGGGCGGAACAATGAACACGCCAAAAGCCTATGAAATCAATTTCATGAAGTCGCTGAATTTTTGGATATTGAAATAGTCCGAGAAGGTATAGGTGTTATAGTTGTTGTTTATGATGAAATACATTATAAATATTATTATTTTGTATCTGTTGATCGCCCACTTATTGAACAACGGCATTGTTTGTTCGATCATTCCATTAGTAAGAATAATCCAGTAAAATTTTGAAAGAAAATATATGAATTTTTTGTTTTTTAAAGTAGCAATACTTATTGGAGTAGTAGCAGGTACAATAATTATTTGCATTGGTTCTTTTTTAGAGAGATAGAGAAAAAATGAAATTGTATCTACTGACAAGGCTAGACAAAAGAAGTTGGGATGATTATATAGGTTTTGTTATTGTAGATGAGAAGGAGACAAGATAGGATGAGTATAATTTCAATATACCAATGTGATTTATGTAAAAACAAAACGGATGAAGTTATTGGTTTTGATATATGGCCAATGTCGGCAGATAGTAGGTGTGTTAGGCATATAAACAGAGATGATCCATCAAAATCTCTAGTGCATATTTGTGATTTGTGCCGGAAAGCCATAAAATCCCTTGATTAAATTTGGAGAAAGAAAAATGAAGAATAATACACGATTTTTAGTATTTTTGTTTTCGCTGTGGCTGGGGATTATAATGTTGGTTATTGTTTTAGCATTGGCAACAAATGATCTTAATGCGTGTCGTAATCAGCTTGCAAATTGTGAAGAACTTTATTCTAAAGTGGTTGATGTAGAAAATCAAAAAACTGAGAATTTGCCAAGGATTGTTAGATGAAGAAAGAAAAAACGATAAAAGCCTGGGTTCATCTTGAAGGTTTTAATCCTATATGCTGGGGATGGTGGTGTTATCCCTTTCTTAATGTTAAAATGAGTGGAGTAACAGAAACGCCGATGGGGGCTAAGAGGGCGGCAGAGCGAACCATTAAGAGACTAGGATTTAAGCCTGAAGTTAAAATCTTGTGGCCCAAGAATACCATTAGTACAGTAAAGGCGATATAAATGAATTTGAAATTAATATATATTTTAGTGATTGTTGTAGTTATCTGCTTGATAACAGTATTGTGGCATTATAGGCCAGAGAAATGTATTATGGAACAGAATCCGACAAAAGTTGTTGGTGGGTACATTAAGCATTTTAGGGGTTTGTTTTCGTCAGATCAACCAAGATATGTATTATTCTACGAAGGCAAATTTGAACGAACTGGTAAGACATGCGAAGTGTTCCAATATGTTACTGAAAGAGAATATGAACGTCAAATGTATGGATATTAAAAATGAAAATTGCATATATTAACAAACGATTTTCAAAAACATCTTTAGCTATTATTGAATATGCTAACGATATCATTGAAGAATATGCTAGTCAAGGTTATACGTTAACACTTAGACAGCTATATTATCAATTTGTTGCTCGTGATCTTATAGCTAATCGTCAGTCAGAATACAAGAGACTTGGTTCTGTCATAGCAGATGCCCGTCTGGCTGGAATGGTTGACTGGAATGCTATCGAAGATCGCGGTAGAAATATCCACCGCCCCGTTACATGGGAAAATCCACCTACAATAATTGATGCTTGTGCCGAACAGTATAAACTTGATCTTTGGAAGGATCAGAACTATCGTCCTGAAGTGTGGATAGAAAAAGAGGCATTGTTATCTATTGCTCAAGCTGCTTGTGAACCATATCGTGTTCCTTACTTTGCGTGTAAAGGATATGTTAGCCAAAGTGCAATGTGGGATGCAGGCGCAAGACGCATAAGGTCATATATTAATGCAGGGCAGATTCCGGTCGTTATACATCTAGGTGACCACGACCCAAGTGGCATTGACATGACACGAGATATTTTTGAAAGACTTGATTTGTTTATAGGTGATCCTATCGATATCAAACGTATTGCCCTGAACTTTAGTCAGATAGAACAATACAAACCACCGCCAAATCCTGCGAAAATAACCGATTCCAGGTTCAACGGTTATGCCGATAAGTATGGAGAAGAATCATGGGAACTCGACGCTCTTTCTCCAAAAGTTTTAGTTTCATTAATTCAAGATGAAATATTTTCGTTATTAGATAAAGAAAAATGGGATATTTTGATAGAACAAGAAAAACACGAGAAAGAAACTCTTTCGGCAATTGCCGATAACTATGATTTGGTAATCAAGGCGGTTAGCGAACGTGGGTAATTATTGGGTTTTATCTGTCTACTATATTGTGCGTCTGGCAACTGAATTTTAAAAATTGGTGCGTTTCGAAATGAATAAACAATTAAAAAAGATAGTTTTAACCAAAGAAGAATTGAATTTATTATTGCATCAAAATCAAGTACGAATATCGCGGAAAATGGATAATCCTCCAGTTATGCTGCATGATGCATGGTATTGGTCCCATCCGGATTACGATAATGGGGACGGAATTAATTACATTCATACTCAAAACATTACTTATCTTGTATCAGAATATATTTGTGAATTTTGCCCCTATGGCAAAATCAATGATAGATTAAAAGCACAAATGGGATGGTCAGAACATACTCATTTTATGCCTCACAAAGTGGTTGAAGCTAAAATTACTGATTTATATATTGAGTTAACAGAACATTCGGGTGATGTTTCTAAAGATTTGTGGAATTGGGTTATTTGTTTGGGAAAAGATAGGAGATAGGCATGTTTGAATTAGTGCTTTGTACTAGTTTTATTAGCATTGTTGTTGCTTGGGCTGGCGGTTTTATTGGTGGAAGGCTTAAATTGATTTCTGATCAATTAATGGCGATTAATGATAAATTGGATGGAGGATTTTAAAATAATGGGTGTTAGTACTGATGCATATTTATTTTGGGGTTTTAGTGGTGACGATTATACTTGCTGGGCGAATATAGGTCTTAGCTATGATGATCCCGCATATGCTCCAGAGGGTGATGAGGCTGATGCGTTAGATGATTGGGAAGAAATATATGCTGAGCGGAAGGGGGTTTTATTGCCAACGATGCCGTTTAGCAAAGAACCGGAAGTAGAAAAAGTGTATCACGCATTTTGGGACGCAAAGCACAGACTCATTAAAGAGTGTGGGTGTAAGATAGACTATCACTGCCATAGTAATTATGGTATTCCATTTGTTGCGATAAGTGATAGCATCACGTGTGCATGTCGTGGGGAGCCTAAAGAGATTATTTTATTAGAGATTAAACCTGAATGGGAAATGAAACTGCGGGAATTCTGTGATGTTATGGGTATACAGTGGCAAGAACCTAAATGGTGGTTAGCTTCATATTGGGGGCAATAGATTATGGGATATAATTACAATGAATATAAGTCCGCATTGTTTAACGACGAAGGGCAACGAATATTTCTTAAAGTTCGTGACAAGGCTTTTGATTTGATTAATAAAGCCGGTGTTTTTAAAAAGGAAAAGATATTGGGGTTTGGTGATGATTGGTTATGTCTAGCTAGTGTGGATAGGATGGTTGAGCTTGGCGAATTACGTGAATTATGCGATGATTGTGTACAACATGACCGTGTTTTTACTAGAAGGTGATTTAAATAAATGAATCAGAAAACAAAATACAAAATTGGTAATTGATTATCGGACT